CTTTACTTAATCGGTACTGTGCTGCTATCCTTTGCGGCTGCGCTTGGTTTAGGATGGATCATCCTGCATTACTTCATGGGCGTCGACGCCATTCAAGGCGCCATTCCGCTCTATGCGTTTGTATTCCTAATCGCGCTCGGCGAGGATTATAATATCTTTATGATCTCGAGCATATGGCAGAAGCGCAAAATCATGCCTTTGAAGCAAGCGATCAAGGAAGGGGTAAGTGAAACGGGAGGCGTTATTACGTCGGCAGGACTTATTCTTGCTGCTACATTCTCCGTGCTTGCCACGCTGCCGATCCAAGTGCTTGTCCAGTTTGGCTTAATTACAGCAATCGGCGTATTAATGGATACGTTTATCGTTCGTCCATTCCTTGTCCCGGCGATTACGACCTTGCTGGGCAAGAAAGCATTCTGGCCGGCTAAAGTTGAGCTCATCGAAGAGACGAAACAAAGCTTAAAAGGGTAACAAATGGAAGGCTGTTTCTATCGCAGCGTATGCTGTAGTAGAGACAGCCTTTTTATATGCTCCCAACCTTGCAACATTTTCCCAGTTATACTCGTCTAAGCTTAAAGGCTACTTTTGCCTATTATAGATAAAGGTCAGGGGACTATTAATGAAAAGCAAAAAACGTTGGAACATGATATGGCTGATTACAGCTGTATTTGCCTCCAGTATGCTGTTTTTTCCAAAGGAAACATCAGCATGCAGTTGTGTTCGTTCAGATTCGATTGAAGAGATCAAAAACAAAAGCGATGCCGTATTTGAAGGAACAGCCACATCTGTCAAACCTTCCTCATTAACCTTATTTCGCTCGTCAGGGAAAGCGGTGAAGGCAAGCTTTCAAGTCAACGAAGTATGGAAGGGGCATGTTACGCCAACGCTCGAAGTGTTAACTGCCAGCGGCAGTGACAGCTGCGGCTTTGAATTTCAGGAGGGCGAGCGTTATTTGGTTTATGCTGCGGCAACAGGAAAGTCGATGGAAGTTAGTCTTTGCAGCGGCACAATGCTGCATAGCAAAGCGAATGAGCATATCGCATGGCTAGGCAATGGTTCATTGCCGCCGCAGCTTGGCACTGACTTGCAGCAGGCGGATCATTCATCCTCGTGGAAGCTTTATCTTGCGATTGGAGGGCTAGCTGCCGTCTTAATCGGGTACGTTTTTTATCGGAAGCAAAAAAGGTTTAAATCAAGAACATAGCGACGATTGTCGTCACCGTAAGCCCAATAAGCACTGGCTTCAAATTGCGGCGCGCGAGCTCGAAGGGATCTACTCCGCAAATAGCCGCGGCAGGAATAAGCGCCCAAGGGATGCATTTTCATAAAACACAACATTAAATTAAGCTGCATTATACCCCTAATTGCTTAGTATCTGATATAGTATTAAGTATACACAAATGGGGTGAAGACATAGATAAAAACAACAAGCTCAGTTATCAAAAGAATATAGTTGAATCTAACGGAAAAGGTTTTGAACTATTAACTGATAAAGCATTGCTCCACGGAGAAAAATGTATTATTCGTTGTGTAAACGGTCACCTCATTGAAACTTCTTGGAGAAATATGAAAGGTAAAATTGACAGTATAAAATTCTGTAATGATTGTTACATGCTAAATAAGATGAATGAAAGATCCTTGGAAAAGGGTTACACTTTAATCAGTAAGGAATGGATAGGCTACACAAACAGCTATATATTTTTGTGTCCAAATAATCACGAGCAAACGTACGTGTGGAAGTATTTTAATGACCATGAAGGCAATCATTGTAGTGAATGTTACAATCAAAGAGTTTTAAATGGTGAACACAATGCAACCTCTGAGGAGTTCAAGCAATTGCAAACAAAAAAACTCTTCGACAGAATGGATGAACTAGGCTACACATTAAACCAAGAAAATTACAGCTACACAAATAATAGTGATAAAATAAAAATGAAATGCATAAAAAATCACGATTATTTAGCTGAGTACGCTCATTTTATACTAGGGAAGTCATGCAGAAAATGTGGGTATGACAGGTGGAGATTATCAGAGGAAGAAGTTCGTGCTGAACTTATTAATATGGGTTATGTTTATCTAGGAGAATATCACAGAGTAGATGAACCACTGAAATATATATGTTCTTGCGGACACACGACTCGTAAAAGACTGGTTGATTTACGTAAAGGACAGAAATGTATGAGATGTGCTAAAAAACATAGTGTGGAAAAAAGAAGGTTGGAGAGAGTGTTATTGCTTGAAGATGAGTTTGGTGTGAAAGAGTAGCTTCTTTGAAAGTGAGAGATAATATGTCATATTTATTTTCAAAAAAAATCAAATGTACTGACTGTGATGGCAATTATCGAGGAATTAATGAACGAGGTAAGCGAAAGTACTATTGTAGTAGTTATCATAATTATCGCACTTGTACTAGATGGATCTTAGAAGAATCTGTGATTGTTAGTTTAATTTATAATCACTTCGAAATTGCGCTTATGAGGAATGGAGTAATTGTTCAAACCAAATCAAAACAAATTGAGAAGCCTGAAATTGACCTAGAATCAATTTTAAATCGAGTTGAGGTCATATTGGTTAGTCCAAAAGAAGAGACGTTCACAATCCAATTTAAGGACGGTACAAAGGTAGAGATGTCACCTAACCGACAAACATACTACAAAGATGAAATTTAGCCTCCCTCAAGTAAATTATCAGATAATTGCAATTTAGGATGACACAAAGATATCAGAGGTACTAAAAACCTGCGATTTAGGATGACAAAGTGTTGCCAAAAACCACAAAATATTACCTGATGTTACCAGAATTTCTGTATATAATCATCTAACTGTCGGACATAATAGTATCAATTCCCTTTGGTGGTTTAAATATAGATGAGGAAAAATAGCCTCCCTAAGTTAACTTTTTGACAATCCAATTTAGGATATCAACAGTTATTTGAGGGAGGCTAATTGATAATTTTATGTATTTAGAACAATAGAAGCTCATATAATTTATTGGTTTCAACGATTTTTTATTATAAAAATAAGGTTATCCTAAAGTATTTTTTCATAATCTTCTTTAAACATCCATTTGAACCCATAAGCGGATTTACGCACGCCTCTGCATACTGCGGATATAGTGCCAGTGCTTGAACCAGTACCAGTACTATCTGATAAACTAACAAATCTGCTAGCGCTGTTTGTGCTTACAAATTCATCAAGATATCTGCCGTCAAGTGTTAATCGTACAACTGGCTTATAGTTTCCTCTTGCATATGGTTTTATTTTGTCTTTGTTTTTTTCATAATCCTCTTTAAACATCCACATAAAACCTCCTGCTACTTCATATCCTCCTCGACACGCTTCCGATATGTTGCTCTGATTAACACCTATCTGCCTTCCTGCTTCACATGTGCCTTCATATTCATCTATAAATTCACCATTTAAAGATAGCCTAACAATTGATTTCGCATTCTTTTTTCCTGCGTTCGATCTGCCTTTTCTTGATTCTTCGTTTGCATTATAATTACACCATCCCATGCTCGCTCCTCGTTTTAGATACTTTGTGACGGGACTTTTACTAATTTTTATTGTTTGTGCTATCTTTTCAACACTACTTAGCCCACTATTCCATAAATCACAGGCGATTTTAACTAATGATTTTTGACTATCTCTATCTGCTTTCTCCCAATCTACATCAATTAAGTCAATCAATTCTGCCAATCTACTATTTAATATGTTTTGTTTTATATATTCCAATTCTGAAATATCCGCTTTAATAATAATATATTCTCTATTTGAATTTTCTTTATGTAATTTCTCTTTTAGTCTGTCGTTTTCCTGTTCGTCTTCTAGTGTTCGACTTTCAGTGTATTTAAAGCTTTCGATATAATGTTGTTTACCATGCATTTCAATTGTACTATTTAATTCTTCGCTACTAAAATCATATCTTCTTCTCCTATTTATTTTTTCAATTTTGCGACCTGTGACCACTGCCCATTCTGGAGAATATTCGGTTTCAAATTCAATGTCTAATTGCTTTAACATATTGTACATTAACTTATTTGGATACGATATTCCATCGGAACATTTCGAACATGACAGCCCTCGACGATGAACATTATTGATTAATTTTTTTTTAATTTTCTCCCCGCAATTTTGACACCTGAAATCTGCTTTTTTGTTACTATTACAGGTAAACTTATACCCATCCTCATGATTCCAAAATAGCTTACCAAATTCAGAGTCTACAGTATGAATATCATTAAATCCTATTAATATTTTCTTACTTGGGACACAACAAACATTGCATCCACTTCTATCTTTTAAACTATGTTCATTGATCTTATCTTTGTTTCCGCAAATTAAACATTCATACTCATAGCCCTTCGTGGTTTTATCTTTTCCATTAGGGAGTCTGATATGCGTCAGTATCTTTAGTTCGCCAGAGGTGACATCGTCTACAATGCAACCAACATCGAATAAATAATCTTTATTTATTTTACCGAGTATGTAACCTAATCGGCAATCTATTAAGTTAAAATTTAATATATTATACTCTTCTGAATTATATTTGATTACCAACTCATTCTTATCTTTATTATAATTAACAATCTCAATAAATCCTTCAATATCTTCATAGACAAATTTTACTTTATATCCGATTGTTTTTGACCATCGTATATACCCTTTATCACTTCTCGGCAGTTCACCCAAAAATGTTTTTCTCATTTTATATCTCTCCTTAGCAAAATAAAATAAAAACGCTGCTCAAAACTGATAGCAACGTAATAGTCAAACTATTTTGTTTAAAATAAAATAATTTATTTTTTAAAATTGATTGAATCTTTGACTTTCTTGAACGTAGAGATAAACTTTTTAAGTTCATGTTCAGTGTTGTATTTTCGAACACAATTATGTAATTCATCAGATTTAGTGAAATAGATGGTCATACATCCATTCGACTTTCTATTTCCTACAATTTCAAAGCCATTCATCACCAAATAAGCAGCTAAATTTGTACTTTGCGTGTAATATAGTTCCTTCATGTTTATTCGCTCCTAATCATTTCGTTGGGTGAAATATAGAATAAAAACATCTCATCCTTAGCATTAATACAAATAACCCTCCACGTCTCCATAAAGAGAGATGAAGGGTTATTTGTGTTTCGTATTATTTATTCTTTTCGATTTGTCTAACGCTATTTTCAATGACCAAACTAATCATTTTTTGTTGTTCATCGGTTGCTGTTATTTTAAACTCACCTAAAATGGAATGGATTACATCAATGGATGTCTGTTTCTTATCAGTATCTGAATCAATTGAATCAGATACATAGTGAACAACATCTGATGTAATGTTCAGAACAGTATGAATCGTCTTTTCGACACCGTCACCAAGCTGTACAATGCCCAAAAAATCTTTTGCCATTAGCACTGCTTTATCCGTTCCAGCTTCAATCGATTCAACTAATTCTTCTGTGATTTTACCTTGTTTTTTAAAGTGCAATACAGCGAACAATCCACCAATAATACTAATAACAACAATAGCTATAATATATAATGTATCCATATTATTTCTCCACACTCACTCTCTTATTTACTTGATCCCAACCGACTTTAGCGCCGAAATACTCAGCCATTGTTCTTGCCTCGATGTAACTTACTCCATTAGAAAGGAATCCATCAACAACTAAGTTCTTACCGCCTTCTTTTAAATCAAACTTGATCTTATCCATTTCCTCAAACTCCTTATCTGGAATTTCATTTTTTATTTCTTTATCAGGCTTGATGAATATGAGTAGCGCATGATTAACTATTCGCTCATCTGATCCTTTGTTTTGACTCTGGATTTTACCGTCCGCAAAAATCGATGACGATCCTCCACCGTCTCCGTTGATTCCAATGATACAATTTTTAGACTGTATATATAGCGAAAGCTCTTGAAGCGTCATACCACGATCGTAGGTTGTTCGCCCATCACCAACGAAGCAATGAAGATTTCCGTTTGCATCTATGCCAATTGCAGTACGTTGACAATTTGAATTAGCAATATCAGATGCAGTTTGATCAAGTTTAATGTATTTATCATAAACACATTTACCATCTTCAACTAATACTGGAGTGCTCTTAGACACGAATCCATCTACACCCAAGTCTTCATTGATATCAACACTACCAATGGATAGAACTCCATCTTTATATTTCAATCCATTCCACGATTTTGTTTTTCCACTTGTTACATTTGCAATAATCTCTTGTCCGATCTTAGTGTCTGAGACAGGTTTCCCTTCCCAAAACAGCGTGAAGTTTATTGCAAAATCAGCTTTATTTGCAATAGCGATATCACTTAGTTTTTTACCTTTTGCCCATACAAGTTTCAAATCGTATGTATCTTTATTAAGCTTCAAATGTCTAACATCGGTAGCAGCAATTTTATAGTTGCCATCACATCGTTTAAGAACACCATTTTCAAAATACACACGCTCTTTAACTATTGTGGGAATGGTTTTGGTTTTAACTACGACTGGTTTAGGATTAAGTATGTCATTAACTCTCTTCTTAAACTCAATCCAACCAGTCCATTTACCTTCGTCGTGCATCAAGCGCGGACAAATTTTCCCTGACCAATCAAAATGTCGTCTTAGTCGTTCAATACCCCACCTACGTTCCTTTAACATTTTAGCAACCAGTTCAACTGTATTTTGTAGAGTCTTAGCATAATTGCCACTCTCACAAATCTCAATTCCAATTGATGTTCTATTGCCACTAGAAGCGGTGTTGCCGTCTCCTGAATGCCAAGCATTCTCAGTCAAAGGAAGGCATTCTATTGCTTGATTCTCATCAACAACAATATGGAATGAAGCTTGTCGAGAATTAGTTGGATTAGTAAGCCAATTACGTTCATTCTGAGTTGTACTGGTTGGATTTCCTGTGTTATGTATTGTAATTGTACTTGCGTTCATCAGTAATGCTGGACGACGATTATTAGGGGTGTTTTTGGGAATATGATTGATAACATATGGTATAGACATTTTAATCTCTCCTCTCAATTTTTTGTATTGTAAAGCTTAATAGATTAATATAAAATGTTTTTAGGAAGACTTAATCATTGTTGCTCAAGCAGGGCTAATGTGATTTTGTCTTCTCTTATTTTTGTTCTGTAGATTCTTTATTTTCTTCTTCTCCAACTTTATTTTTTAAAGTAGAAATTGTTTTCTGTAGGAATTTAGGTATTTTCACTCCCATTTTCCCACCATTCTCTACAATAGAAACAAATTCAATTACTATAAAAGCTGCTGATACACCATCAGTTAAAACACCATTTGTTTTTAATACAGCAATTTCAATTAGCAGTACAGCTCCAATTAAGAGCATTGTATAAATTTTCTTAAACAATCCCCTATAGCCCTTATTACTCTTTAGGCCTTCGCCTGAAAATATTGCACCCATTACCCCTGTAATAAAATCAATAGCCATCAATCCAAGCAATACAGTGAACATTAACCCAAATAAACCTGTAAATATTGAGATAATACTCGTAATTACACCAATAACCATTTTAATAAAGACATCAGTTCTCTCCACTACTTCACTCTCCTGAAAAATAAAATAAGAGCACCTATATCTAGATGCTCTCATGATTAATAGTAAAACACATACAATATATAGATTCATTTTTTTGTTTTATTACTACATATAGACATAAAATCACAATGAAATTGATATTTTATGAGCTTTGAATACGTAAGTTCATTTTATTAATTCTGTCTGCAATCAATAACAACACCTCATACTTTTATAAGCGACTATTGCTTCTTCATTTGTAGATTCATCAATATAGGTGGTTAGCTATGCCCCCATTTTTTAATGTACACAATACAAACACACCTACCTTAATGCGATATAGTTATACACAACGCCAGATTCGTTCGTTCTCTTGCTCGATCCAGTAGTTCCATTGTACTCAACAGTGAATTTATTAACACCAATCGTGAGGGCAAAAGCATCAGAACCTGTGACTGCAAGAGCCTGAGTGACACCCGAGTTACCTGTGCTGGCTGGAACAAAAACAGCGCTCGGTGTGAATGGTAGAGCAATATCGCGTGTAGCAGCTCCGTTGCCTGTGTAAAATCCTGCAACAAAAGGTCTTGCATCCATAGCAACAGTTTCAGCATATGCTTTAGTTGCAACATGTGTTGGACTAGTGGGATTTCCAACATTAAACTGTGCATTCGCATCTCTTATTGGAAGACGATTCACTATTGCTGCACTAGTTGCGCTATGAGGGTTTGTTAAATTAGCATGAGTATCAACCTTTGCTTGCGCTCCAGTTGGTGTTTCTGCGCCTATTTGAGGAGCTGTAGTATTGTGAGGATTGCTAGAATTGGCAATATGATTGTTAATTGAGGACTCAATAATATTCCAATCATTCGCCTTAATCATGTAATCTGCTAGAGTTGTAGCTAGTGCTGCAAGTTCTGTATCTTCAGCTGCCGATCTACTGTTTTTTGTAATTAAAGTTTGATATCTAGCACAATCAGTTCTAAATTGAGTTGTCTGAGGTAAGTCATATTTCATTATTATTTTCCTCCAAATTCATATAAGTAGATGTTATTATCGCAAAGTTCTATTCTTTAAATAGTAGAACAATTCGTTCGGCGATTTTTCTCCAATAGATTCATTAATTGGAATCTCGCCAACATTTGTTAGTATTAGTTCTACTAGTTCTGAACAAATATATTTGTTTTTGCTATTATATCTTGGAATAATTGAACCAAGAATCTTCCTTAGTCCAATTACAATTAGTTGTTTATAATCGTAATTAACACCGCAATGAATAATAGCACTTTTCAATATTTCACATTGTTTATTGGATAAATTCATTCGAAAAATCTCATAGTCGTCATATTTTAATTTAGTAATTCTTGATTTTACAAATCTCTGACTCTCAATTATGTGAGTATCAGAAACTGCAAAACAAACATGTGAGAACTCGCCATCAAATAAACTGATTAATTTAGATATCCAAGAATGACCCCTTACAAATATGACATCTCCTAATTGATAATTACCATTCAATTAATAACACATCCTGCTTAAGTTCTAATGACAGTACTTGTTCTTTTAGTACCCAGTATTTTGTGATAGTAGATTGCTTATGTACCAAACCATCAGTGAATAACTGCTTGAATTGCTCTAGTGTGTGGAGTTTATTTCCTTGATCCGTCTTCCACACAATTGAATCATTCAAAATACCAGCAGTAAACGCATTTAAACTCCCTGAAAAATTCATTTGAGATTCATAATCAAATGTATAATAATGATCATTTCCTAGACAGTTTGATGTGAATCCACCTAAAATAGCAACGTTGCACAAGTAATCTAATTGTTCAATTTTTTTGTTTTTTAAATCATCTAGCTCGATATTCTCTATAACTAATGATTTAAAAAGTTTATCTGGATCTGGTTTAAATATTAATAATTCAATTTGCTCTATTTTTTTTTGTTCTTCCGTTTTAACAATTGGAGGTTTATTGTTTTCATACTCTTCATCTAATTCTAATTGTGCTCGTACAACCAATTCACTTCCAATCAATTTATATCGATACTGCCCTCGTTCATTCGTTAACGGTTCCTTAAACGACTCGTGAAAATGGCGTGGCGCTTCCTCTGCAAAGAGGTAATCCGTCTCCAATGGCTGTTCGAAGGCAGAAGAAAAGCCGTAGATGATAATCCCTGCTTCATTTGTTCTTATATAATGTTGGTATCCCTCCATTTCATCCTCCTTATAATTCGGCATCTGCTGTGTAGTGGTATACTATCGCTTGATCAATCGTTGTCAATGAACCGCCCGTTCCGTTGTCGACCACCAGTGAACTCTCGCCGCTAAGATTGGTAACTCTACCTGAGTTTGCCCCTAAATCAGTACCTGCGTTCGATGACACCCTACCAGTGTTACTTGGTGTGGTGAAGGGGTATATCGTAACAGTGGGAGATATTCTTTTTCTTACCTTATACGTAGTGACACCATATCTTTGTGTTGATGAAATTGTGTTAGAAGGGACTGCAAAAAGTTGTATTCCCTGCAATGAACTTGCTGAACCGGGTGGAACGTTATAATCATAACTCTTTTCATAATATCTCTGACACAATGCCAATTCCTCCGCAACACTTCTAGTTTGCAATGGTAGCGCCGTGTCGCCTATATTTAGTTGCAATTGAGCGAAAAAGCACCCCTTTCCTATACTTAGTCCATTTCTAATGAATCTTAGTGAGGGGTATAATTGTGTTGCTGACGCACTAACAGTGTGTTTAATAGAAAAAAATGTCCAATTTGTTCCAACTAATGTGGAAAATTGTGAATATCCTATCCCGTCCACCACTATTGGAATCACTGAAACACCTGTATCAACTTTAATCCAGCCACTAAAAGTTACTGTTTTTCCTCTGAATTTTTCATAATTCTCTATCAATTGAAAGGTTTCTGTATAGGCGGACGCACCTCCTGTAGCAGCCATTTGTTCCAAGCGCATTGAATATACACTGCTACTATTTGGTACATCGGTAGATCGTAGAACCTTTAGATTGCTATCTATTGCGTTCGAGTGTTTCCACCGATCAGCTGTGTACTGTAGTGATGCTACCGTATTAAAGGCTGTACCTCGTTGCCAGATATCGAAATTTCCATTAATAATAGCTTCTCGATATATTCCACTTAGAAAACTAATTACTCCATCAGAGCCTTTTTTGTATTTAACTACCATATTATTACTAGAGCCATTGATAGCCTCAACGTAGACTTCATCTCCTACGTTTAGTATTTCACCTGATTTGTTTGGAATTCCATTAACTGTGTTATTTGCACCTAAAAGTTTGATTCCGACTGTCCCCAATCCTGCACTCATAACTGTTGCAGAAAATGATTTATCGTATTTAGAATCTTTGTTGTAATCTTCAATTCTCTTATCTACTATTTTTTCATAAAAAGTTTTTACCATGTCTGGGCTGTTAAAATTCATTTCACTCAATTATTTCACCTCATTATTCTAGCGGTCTAGTTTTCCACACATCGACTTTCATCTCAGATCCAGCACTGAGAGAAAAATTCATACCACTAATAATATATCTTTCTCGTTGTAGATCGTTGTTTTTATCTTCAATGGTAACAATATCCCCACAATCCAAGTGAAATAGTGGAACTGAATTTAAGCTAGTTGATTCTTGAATTATTGTCGTTTTTTTAAGTTCATAAGCAGCTCTCTCTGAAGCAAGAGTATTATTAAAAATGATATCATCTTCAAAAACAATAACTCGCTCTCCAATTTTATTTATATTGGTTTGTGAAAATACATACGTATCTTGAGCAATCCCTTGCACCTGTGAACCATTGATGTTATCCCCATAAACATAGACACTATTTTTAACCTTCGTGTAATCAAATTTACGACTTGAACCTAAATAAGTGGACTCTTCGGTTGAATAATCCCAACTAGGCACTTTCTTATTGTCATCAAACACTGGTTGGAATTTGAACTGTCCATTTTTATCATAGAAACATTCGTATGAGATCATCTCTGCCAACTTAATTAGCATATCTCCAAAATTGTCTCCACGATTAAGAGTCAAAGTATATGGTGAGATAATACTTGTGGGTACAATCAATGGAGACTTAACGTCCACTAGTTCGTTCACGATAATAGCTTTTACTGCTTCTCCAATATTGGTTCCAACTGGTATAATATAATCTGCTTTCAGTGTTCCTCGCAAAGTGCCATCGGCATAACTCCATTTATCGTCAAGTGAAAAAGAAGCTGTCGTGTCAGAAAAGTAGCTCGAAGTTTCAGGTTCACTTAAACAATAGATGCCATTTGAAAAGAGGTATTCTTCACCATTAACGATTAATCCGCTAGATATCTTAAACTTTGTGTTGAGCCATATTAGCCCATTTTTATTAGGAGTATACTTATTGTTGATATTAATCATTGATAAACTTGCGCTTCTTCTGGCTCCGTTTTGCAAATTGACATTAATCGAGCCATCTAACATATCATCCGTAATATCTAATATTGAATTTTCATTCTGGTCTAGTATTTCAATTTTAAATATTACTTCTGATCTAGGGTTTCGTAATTTCTTAACATAGTCTTCGAAAATCAATCAACATCACCAACTTGAACCCATTTAAAATTGATTGTATAAGGCTGGACATCAATCGTATCCATATATTGATAAGAAAACTCAGATGTTTGAACTTTAAAAATATCTCCTGATGTATTTTTCAATATTTTATCTTTTTCATCACTGATGAATGATTCAATTTCTCTTAGTGTTTCATTCGTGAAAGATAGCTCTGAACCATTGTAGGAGTAAGGCATGGTACTTAATCCACCACTTCGATATTTTCTTTTACCTGATCTTTGAATAGGAAACTGTGTATATCCTTCAAACAATTTAATGTCAGTGTTTAGTGTAATGCTTTCACTTTCAATATTCATATCGAATTTATACACTTTTTCACCATGCTCATCACTTAGAAACCATCCGTAGAAATCAGATTCTGCAATGGTTGTTAAAGGACTACCTTCTTTACCTGCTGCTGTAATTGGTACAACTTGATATTCGTAACTTTTCCTGTTTGCTTGAGTTGCATCAATATAAGTTGTCTTGCTTGCAGACAATTCAGCAAGAGTTGATGGAGTGAATTTCCCGATGAGGTTCCGTTTTATTCTCCAACTTACTATAGGATCTTGTAAAGATATATAATTTCCTGCTGACAACGTGTTTTCAAAATTAGCAAGAAATACAGTATAAGTTCCAAAAATCTCTTCAGTGGTTATATTTAATACATCTTGATTTGTCATTGCAGTATTTCGTAGATGAAAACCATCAAAAACTCCTTGACCAACTAAAGACACTTTATCGTAAGATCGTTTCGGAATTTGAACAAAATTTTTCAGAGGTGTTGTACTTAATAGGTCAACAGATAAAAACAATATAAATCACCTCGGCTTTCTAAATATATTCTGTTTGTGTATCAGTTTGTATTATTACTTTATTTGATATGATTGCTATTTTAAAAAAGTTGAGTGGTAAGTTAATTGGTAAACTGTATATTGCATCACCATTCGTTTTTACATAAAAGCGTGTTCCATTGTATCCGACAATAAATTCTGCATTCCCTAAATGAAGTATATTACCAACAAACCCAGAAGCGAGCTTTACCCAAAAGTTAATAGTATAGTCTTCAGGAACATTCTTCTCATATGTAATTGAACTCTGTGCATTTAATTGAACGCCTTTATTAAACTTGCCAGTTACATAGGAATATGTGCCAATAACTTTTGCATATGTTTCATCAATCGATGACCAGCCTATCTGGACAGTGCCATTATTATTATCTGGAATCGCTTGAAGGATGTTCGCTGCATCAGGAGCAACAAATGAAACACTGAATGTTTTCTTCCCTGATGACCCACCAAGAGAATATTGGCTGTCTGTGATACATTCCACTTTATAAGTTTTATTATTAACAAAACCATCAAATGTGTAGGTCAAATTGTACCCATATTGCCACCCTGATGAAAGGAGTATTTCATCTACTGAGTCATAGAGAATGAACTTGAATTTGTTAAATGGGATAGATTGTGCTTGTGAATATGTAGCACTAAATATGCTAGATGTTGTACTAATTGATGATGGAACAGTCATTGTAATAATAGGAGTGGTGTTAGTTTTAAAGAATATAAATTCACTTAACACTGATTGAGCGTTGCTGAAGACTTCGAGCTGATATTTATATTCTAAATTGTTGGTTAGTGAGTTAGCAGGTAAATTATGTTCAGAAATCGATGATGCGGTTTTATTTGACGTGTATACCTGAGCACTGGTGGAATTGTTGTATATTTTTAAATTATAGTGCGTTTGAACGTCACCATTATTTTTAAATGTAAACTTATATACCTTAGTAGCATCAAATGAAATGGAATCTGGATTTAAAGATGATGGAGCAAATAACATAGGATTACTCTCCTTTCTGAAGAGTGCAATATTTTCTATTGCACTCTCACATTTGGATTATTTGTTTTTAACCTGTAAACGTAGGTTTTTAATAAATTGAGCAGCATCATTAGCTTGGACTGAAATATTTCCATAAAAATTGAAAGTTTCAGATTTATCAACTGAAGAGGTTGAAGGAGAGATTCCTGCAAAACTAGGTTGCTGATTTCTTATACCACTCAAGAAATTATCTACCATATTAATTGGGTTTTTAATTACTGCTTCGCCATTCAACAGTTTTACAAGCTTTTCATTACTCTTCAGTCCAAATTTCTGTGAAAGCCAAGAAGACATGGTTTTGTTGTCGCCTACGATTCCTTCATTTAAACCAGTGTGATATTTGAGAATATCCCATTTTCCAGTCTTGGAATCATATTTAGTTTCAACCCCACCAGCTTGTAGAATTTTAGCTATACTTTGATTTTCTTTAGCTAGTTTATCCTTTTCATCAGGACTGGCAGAATGCCAAGCATTTGAATTAGATTGCATTTGCTCAACTAGTGACGAGTTCATGTCATTCGAACCTGAGCTGGTACTGCCTCCATTCAAACTATCCCCCGAGTAACCTCGTAGCTTATTATACATATCCTCAGCTGAAGAGAGTTTACCTTCAAGAACAGCTAGTATCTCGTCCCACTTCGAACCATAAGTTAACTTCAATTTATCGAGATATTGAGCAGCTAGAATATCCATGTGCTCATAATGTGAATTAAAAGCTTCTTGTTCAAGCGCAAACTTTTCTTCACGAAGAGCTGTTTCTGCTTCGATTGCTTCTTTCCTTTGTTCAAGCAAGGCAATCATCGCATCTCTGTCTTTTTGTTTCTGCCATTCCGCATATGACGCTTCTTTGCCTTTAAGCTCTTCTAAGATAGAATCAAGATTATCTTTTCTATCCTCATTATGACTTTTTTCTAAATCTGTAATTTGATCTTGAAGATCCTTTATTTTACGAGGATCAGCTACCCAACTAAATTCGCCATTCTCAAATAATCGAACATTCTTCTCTGCTTGGACTGTTTGAATTTCTTTCTGTTTCTCCAATAGACTATTTTGATATTCGATTTCTCTCTTTTTGAGTTCTTCGATATTAAGTTGTTTTGCGAGTTCATCAGAAATAGATGTGAGAGTATTGTTCTGAAGTATAGCTGCAACCTGATTGAGACGAGAAATTTCAGAGGTAAATTCATTTCGCTCAGCAATTTCCTGCTCTAAGTCCCATTTTTCACGAAGAGCATCAATCTCGGCTTGAACATTATCTAATCTGGATTTTTGAGATTTCTTAAATGCATCTAATTGTTTTTCTTGTTGATCTAAATTGTATTGATCAATTTTCTTCTGTGCTTCGATAATAGAAGTTGCAGAATCAAGAGCAATTGCTTTTATTGACTTAGACCACCCATTGTAACTATCAATACTTTCCTTGACAGCAACTTCATTCTCTAGGATAAATTTCGAGTTAGATTTAAGTCGATTAGTTAACTCGTCTATTTGATCCGATGTAAGCTTGTCTGTTTTTGCAGCTTTCTTGTTTATTTCAAGCCGATTAACAATCCAAGCATTATCTTCCTTAAGCGCTTTTCCTTTTGTTTGCAGTATCGCTGTTTGATTTGCAATTTCTCGACCATATGCATTTGTTTCTTCGTCAAGCAAACTTTTAACAAGGTTAGAAGTCTCAAGTTCAGAGTCATAGGCTGCTAAAGATGCGTCACGCTTCTCTAGGTATGCTTTGGTGTATGACAGTTTGAGGTCATTTAATGATTTAGCAAGATTAGAATTATCAGCAACGATTTCTCCTATAGATTTTCTGTTTTCACGAACTGCGAGAGTGTATTGAGAAAATTGATCATATAGTGATTGGAGAGAATCCTGTGCAGAACCAGACTTCATGGAGTTGTAGAGTTTAACATAAGACTCAGTTGCTTCACCATTTGCATCAATCCAAGACAACATGTTGTATTTAGAGTTGGACTTTTGAAGGTTAGAGCGTTCAACCAAGAGCTTTTTGTTAGCTGCTTCGAGTAATGATGTCTCTTTAGTTTGGGAGGCCATTAGAGCGGTTGTCTTAGACATCTGAGAAGCTACAGATGAGTCAGAAGTGATGGATGAAGATAGTTGATCGTTTAGTTTAGCTTGAGCAGTAGAAAGAGCGTTTATGGAGTTAATGCGTGATTCTGTGGAAGAGATTAGTTTGGCTTCGTCTTTGGAGCCTGATGATTTTTCTTTTTTGGTTTTTGATGAGGATGATCCACCGTAGAATGATAATGGTTGTGATAGGGCTGCAATTTTAGCTTTTAGATCGTTTGCTTGTTTATTTGCAGATTCTAAAGCCGCTTCTTCTTCATTAGTTAGAACTGAACCAACCATCCAGTTATCCATAGGAGAACCAGCATCAACTAATTTCTGATAAAACTGTTTGTAGAGTTCTTGTTTAGCTGTTAGTTCATTGCGAGTAACCTCAACAGCTTTTAAAGAATTCTGAAATTCAACAATTCTTGTTTGTCTGTCTGCCTCAGCTACTTCTTTGAGGAGTTCACCCTTTTTAAATGTGAGATCGTTGGTCTCAGCGAGATATTTGGCGAGAGAGGGATAAGTGTCGATTAGATCAATTACTGAGTCAGCAGAGAGTTGTTCGCCTTTGGAGAGGGTGTCGTAGGATGAGGCTAGAGTTGAGAGTGTAGAGATAGTGCTATCCAATTTCTTCTTCAACTCTTCTGATTTACTAGCGAATTCTTCCGTTCCTTCTACAGCCATTTCTGTTCCGTCAGAATACGTACCAAATTGCGCCTTCTTAAGTGCCAATTCAATTTCTTTTAATTGTTCAGCTGTTAACTCCAATGGCACTGGTAAGCTAAGAAATGCTTTTTTTGCATCCTCTACATTTTTAATATTCGCTCCATTAAAAACTTCAAATACTTTATTTAAGTCTTCATTTGCGAATTTTGTATTACCAGTCTGCGCCGACAGCGATGCTAATGCATCGAATAAGTTCCTAGTTGTACTCTCTACTTTTGTTCCAGTACCCTCAAGAACACTTAAGTAGTTTTGAAATTCTCCACGCAGGCCCTGTGAAATTGAGTTAATGGATTGCTGATATTTAATATTTGCCCCATCATATTTTTCTTGAGCATTACGTACAGCTTTTGCGAGATTTTCTCCTTTTTGTTGAACCAATTGCTCGATCAATTTATCATCAGGAGTATAAAAATCTTTCCTGCTGGTTCTTACGGCTGTCAATTCGAGCGGTGAAACTAATTGCTCGTTTTTTTCTCTTGCTTTAATAAACGCCTCTAGTGCGTCTTTAGCATTTTTTAAAGACTCTGCCATATCATCAGTTTGTTCTTTATTTTTTTGTGCTTCATTATTTAGCGAAGATTCTTTACTTCTGAAATCTAAAGAGGCTGATTCATTTTTTACTCTTAATTCTTCTTGCAATAATAAGATTTTTTGCTTTATCAGTTCATTATTTAATCTGTACCCTTCACCTTCAGAATCAAGTGCCTTTAATGAAAGTCCATACTTAGTTTGCAAATCACTTTCAATACTGGATAGCTTGATTTTTTCATCATTGCTCAGCGATATTTTTTTGGCTAAAGATTCGTATTCCGACGAAAGCTCGGTCAAACGAGTAATCTCAGTAACTCTATCACCCAATGTAGTTAAACTATCAACCGAATCGTCAATTTCTTTGTTTGCATTTCCAAGTTTTTTCATTAGAAACTCGGCAGCAAACCCAATTCCTACAAATATCAAACCTATTCCTGTTGAAGCGAGTAAACCTTTTATAGAGAAATTTAGCGCTTTTACAGCAGCAGATAGACTCCAAGCACCAGCAGATGCGGCAGTAGTCGCAAGAGGAACCCTTAATAATCCTGCAATGGCTTGCGTTGTGCTCACAATCATTAATTTAAATGAAGTACTCAGAGCATAAGTAGCGATAGCGACTGTACCAAAAAGAACAGGGAGAACGCCTACCGATTCAGTAATCTTAGTAAAAATACCAGCAAGACTTGTGCCTACAGTAATTAGTGTAATTAATGTGTCAGTTATGACTGCTTCACCGAAGGCTAAGGATAGTTGTTCCCATCCTGATTTCATTCTATTTATTCGTGCTTCAAGAGATTGAAGGTACTTAGCGTTTTCATTTATTGCTGACCCTTGAGAGTGAAGTGCAGTTTCGGTCGAAGCTAATGCAATATCCCAGTTGCTCATTAGCGCGAGGAAACGGTTGAGTTGAAATCTTCCAGCGACTGTAACGCCGATATTTTGACGTTGTTCGTCTGTGAGCGACGACCATTTGCCCGACAATGTGCTTAAAATATCGTTTACTCCTAAAACTTCGCCGCTCATATCACGAATGGATACACCAACACTATTTAATATTGTTTCTGCTTCGGACATTGTAGTTATACGAGAATAAATCGATTTCAATGAGTTCATTCTGTTGCTTTCACCGAAGGAACTGGCTACTGACTATTCAAGTAAGAATAGCGGAAATGGTTCTTCGACCACTTCTCATTATGTTTCCATAATGTTCAGACTATCGCATCGCCTTTATTACAAGACGTTTCAACATTTAGTCGTTCAGGCTGTATTTAAACTTGCCCCCTGTCATCCTCGGCTACACGTTAGGATTTCCAAGTCAATTAGTTGAAATTTTCACTAATACATTGTTGTATTAGGCAGCATCATTTTACCGACAATTGCTCCCGATTCTCTCGTAACGCTCATAATGGCCGTACTGTGCCCTAACAATTCATCTAGACTCACACCGAATGTTTTGGCACTAGAAGAAGCTTTTTGCATACTTATAGCGAGGTTTTGTGTGGTAACTGCGTAATTGTTATCAATTTCATTGAGCTTGTTCGCAATTTCTATACTCTTACTCGATTCAATATTGAATACTATCATTGCCGATGTTAAAGCATCAATTGATTCTTGAGGTTTCAACTCCGAGATATTTTGAAGGAGTAAAGAAGTCTGTGCTAAATTTGTAGACTCGATCTCATCAAATCCTTGGCGTGCGAAGCCAATCATGTTTTCCATCGTATCTCCAATTGAGCGACCTAATTGGGTACTAAGATCAATTGCACTCTTCATCATATTGTCAAAGTTTGTGTCTTGATCCATTACTCGTTTCAATTGAGTCATTTGAGTATCAACTTGAATTATTGTCTGTGTCATATCCTGAAGTGCTCTAATTGGAGCATAGAAAAGTGTTGCTGATAACATCCATATCGGAAATTTTGTCATAGCCTGAGAAAAGGCTTGCGCCATCTTATCAATATGCGAGCCAGAAGTTTTCACAGAAGCAACAATATTCTTCAATTGAATATCTAAATCTTTTAATGCATTTTTGTAATTACCAATTGGTTTGACATTATTTAATTGAGTATTAAGTTGTTGTAATTGATTTTTTACATTTGAATCAGTTCCAAACCTACGCATTGTATCATTAATTTTTGCTTGTTGACTTGCAATTGATTGCTGAAAAGTAATATCTCTTTGCCTATTCTGTTGTAATGCAAGGTAATGTAACTTTTCCATATCTTCTTTGCGTTTTTGGTTACTTTTGAGTGCATTAAAATGGTCTCTATCCAGCGCCTCGGTAGCTTTATTTAGTCTTGCTTGTTCACGCAACTGATCTTCACGTTGTTTCTTATAATTGGTAGTAATTGATGAGTTGATCATTGTTTGACCATCTGCACCAATTCTATTATTGGTCAACGTGTAACCTTGCGAAGATTTAACATTGTAGCTTGTTATTGCACCTGTCTTATTCTTAAGTACCTTTATTGAGTCTAAATCAGCAGAATTTAATTTTTTAACATTTTCAGTCAAATTTGCAACTGCATTCGATTCATCCTGAATTATTTTTCTGGTGGCATCATGTACGACTTTAGTTTTTGTTAGAATTTCACCATTCTTAAGAATGGTTTGCGTTGTGGTTTTTATTGACCCATCTAATTCCTTGTAAACGGTTTGTACCTGATTAACAACCTTAGACTGTTCATCACTAATTTTCTTCATTTTAGAAACAGCAGAAATAAAGCTATTAATTGACTGTGTAAACTTCTGATCAATATCAACTTTTATTTTTATTTTTTGTAAGGAATCCGACTTCTGGATTTCTTTAATTGACTTGTTGATTTCGTTGATCGACAATCCCTTGTTTAAATCTGCTTTTAATAAAATCCTTACGTCATTGCTCATTGTATATCACTCCTTTTCAAGACAACAAAAAAGAGTGCCCATAGTGAGCACCCTTGTTAATAGTTTTTATTGAATTATTTCAAACTTAACCTTACTCATACCTTTAACATATTTTGTCATCAACTCAAACTGTTTGGATTCATTTGGTTTTATTCCTACTGAATCAACAGCATAAGTCCAATCAGTATCAACTACATTACCAGCGTCATCTGAAAAGATTACTTTCACCTTTACATTATCGAATGTATCAGTGCTATCGTTCTTAAGCGATCCTTTTGTAACCATATACTCACCATCACGTTTGGAGGATTGCCCTGTGATAACCAATGGCACTTCAACTTTATTAATCTGATCGAGTAGACTTGTTAAGAATTCCATATCTTCTGTCTTTATGACTAATTTTGCAATTACGTCAAATGCTTCTTCTGGTTTACCTTGTTTATCCAATTCTTTTGCTTGTGCAATTAGGCTGCTGTACTCGTTATCTGTATTTGTCGTTTTATTATTTGGATTAAGATTGGAACAACCAGAGAAGACAAGAATAAAAATCATGAGTAGAAGTAGAACTGAATGACGTATAATAAACACCGCCCCTTTAATTGTATTGTAAACATTATACAATATAATAAGGGTCAGTGGGAGGAATTGTTTAAATGATTGCAATATCACCAAAATCAAAATATTTTTCGTATTGACTGGTTTTTATTATATTTTCATCCACATCGAATCTGATATAATGACGATTTTCATCAATCAAATATTTTTTTGCATACACCATAATTTCTAATAATTTTTCTTTTGATGGCAACCTATCTTTTTTACTTTTAAGTCTAATCTCTCTCCAACCTAAACGCATTAAGGCGTAAAACCTTCTTTGTTCTTTTTTTCGATATTCTTCTTCTGTATATGTCCCAAAGGTGACTGCTAATCCATGTCCACCTCCATCATATTCGAAGTATATTTTTTCATCTAAAAAAGCTATATCTAATGAAATATTCTTTTCTGGATAATTGATTTCTCCGCCAATGACATGGTGAATGTATCTTTGTTGTTTCGACGATGGTGCAGTGTTATTCTCATAAAGGGACTTTCTTTGCTTCGCTTGAATTTCTGGGTTTTGTGATGGACTTTTAAAACCATATCTAATTATATTAGTGGTATGTGCCTTCAATTGCACATTTTTATTTTTCATTGGATTATCTGCACCAAATTTATCTATGAAAGTCTTTTTCCTATTTTCTCTTATTTTTGGATCTTTAAAAATATGATCGACACCGAAGTTTTTTAAGTTTGTTGTTTTCTTTTTTTCTTTTATTTTCTCAGATTGCGAATTATGTTCAACACCATATGTGTTGAAAGTAGTCATTTTTATTTTTTCATTAACTCCGTTTATTTTTCTAATATTGTCAACACCATATCTAATAATTAAACAATCCGACACTTTGTATTTTTGGCATTTATTACAAGCGTCTTTTTTTATTATCTGCTCTTTTAAGCGTGATGTGTACGTTTTATATGATTTCACTATTTTTTCTCCACAATAGTCACATAGGCATTCTATTTTTTCATGACTCCCGTGAGCTAAATCGTCAATTCTCACATCAAATGTATCCCGATATTTCGTAAATACATAACCTTTTTCTTCGTAGAATATTCTATTTTTCGGATTCCATTTCACCATCACTATACTCGTCAATAGCATCCATTAACCGCTCCCATATTTCTCTCTATTTATCCCAATAATAAATCCACAGAAGGGCAGTGGGATGTATCTGCCCTTGTCAATTCTATTAGCTAGACACGACCTACCTATGGAAAACTTATAAATAACATCCTCAACTTCCTTACAAATACTCAATCCTACTCATCGGATACTTACTATGTATCTGCCACAATTCCCTAACATTCATCTCGCCCAACACTCGATTTAACTCCCACATTGTTCTTTGGCTTGCTGCTTGTTGGAAGTATGTAACTATAAAGTCCTCTTGATCAATCATCAGTAAGTCATTAAACTCTTCATAGCTACCCAAATGCTGTTTAATCTTCCATTCTCTAAGCTTCCAGTTTGTTTCATCTACTTCCTCTGAATTACCATTCCAGAACTCAAACCACATGTTCAAATTTTCCTGCGTTTGTACAAGGAATTTTACATCTTCGTAAGCAGATGAAGTATTTTCATTGAAATACTCTATGTATGAAAGCAATTCTTCTTTTGAGTTCCCCATGTTGTCAGATAGATTGATGATGATGTCGTAATCGTTAGACATTGTGAACATCTCCCTTTATATAATTGAGCAAATGGTGTATAATCATAAAAGAAGTTAGTGTTGTTAAAAATATTTACTAACCTCCTGCAATCAATATACTAAAAATACTTACAAGATGTCAATAGTTTCTAGACATATTTTTAATGAAAATATTTAGTGTCATTTAATATGATTTTATTGACTAGAATTTAAATATTTTATATTATTGTTTTAGTTATAAAAAAGGGATGTGAATCAATGTGAGTACAATTGGACAGAGAATTCGCGACTTAAGACATAATAAAGGTTTGTCTATGGATGAATTAGCTAGAAATATTCATATACCTATACCAGTACCCACAAACTCGCCAAAAGCTTATTTGACAAAGACAATTACTTCAGCAACTGTCTCGAATATAGAAAACGATAAAAACAATCCAAGTGCTGATATTATTATTGCCCTCTCAGATTTCTTCAACGTTTCTACTGACTGGATACTCAAAGGTAAAGAATTCGTAAAAAAAGAAAGACATATAGAGTTAACTGAGGAACTGTATGCCAGTTCTTTTTCCCCACCTTTAGTATTTCGTGAAATTCAAGAACAAATCGCTAAAATGCAGAGTGACTTAATTAAATTTAGTTCGGTGGTAGAAGATGCGATAGATAACTCATCCAAAACAATAAATAATACTGCGGTTACATTATTAGAGAATACTGCTTCTAAAGAAATTAATGATGATGCCTTGAAGGCTTCTCATGATAAAAATTATGAAGATGAGCAGAATTCTCGATAGAATTAATTTCGTTCAATAATACCAATCACAACAAAAGCCTCCAACTCAAAGTTAGGGGCTTTTGTCATATTATTATTCAAATATCTCCACACAACAAAAAAGCCACTCTGCTGGAGAGTGACTTTACATTGGACTAGACTCAATATATTCATCAATATCTAAACTTAAACTAAAAGGAAGATCCATATCACCTTGATTTCCTTGATAATCATTCTTTTTGAAACCAATATTGTCAGTGTAGTAACTAAGTCTATGCCTAAAACAATCCAGTGTTAAAAATTTAACTCCACAAAATTCAATTCTCATTATCAATGCTTTATAAACAGCATAGTTAATTAGTAATTTTGCTAAACCTTTATTTTGGAAGTTCTTATCAATTGCTAATCTTGCAACTTTTAAAGCAGGTGTTATCTGTGATGAAAATTTGGATTTTAATTGAAGACTATCAGCACAAAGTGAAACATATCCAACGGCTTTATCATTATAAAGCAGCAAAGATGTTGTATTCAATGAAGATTCTTGTTCTTTCAATGCATCACCTCTGGCTAAGAACAAGGTCATATCTTGATCAAGCCGCCTAATTATCTTCAGCCTTCTTTTTTCAATTTCTATGTAAGATGAAGGATTAAAACAGTCAAAATCCTTAACGGTATCACCTTTTGAAAGAACTTTTATTGAGTAATCGTCAGGTAGTTCCAATTATGGTTATTTCCCCTTCGACTCGAATTTCTTGAAAAAATCAATAAAAGTTTGTGCATTGGCTTTAGATTTTTCACTTGGTTTTTTTTTAGATGCTTTAATCATCTCTCTAGCTCGTTTACCTGTTATAATAGGCGTTGCGGCAATCTGAGTAGCCATTCTCTCCACTCTCCTCTTTTTACTCATCATAACTACCTCCTAGAGTATTAATCTAGTAAGAAGATATGAGATACTTTCAGAAAATATGTATACATTCATATAAACATTGGTATACTTATATGTTCATGTATACTGTTGACTCTATTCTATCACTTTTACCAAGTAAAAGTAAACTATTACCAACAAAATGAGATAGAAACTCATCTCTCCCTTAGTTCTACTTTTTTCGACATATAGGGAGAATTTTCCTGCTTATCCTCAATAATAAACAAACAAAAAAAGCCTCCTTCCCAGAAGACTCCTCAACTTTACCTATCCTGTTATCTATGTATGATTCCTCTTCCACACTACAAAGGATAAAAATAATCAAAACAAGCAACAACTGTCCAACCTAACCTATCCAGATCCCCATCCCAATACTTTCCCCAATATGCCTTATGAACTTCTTCAGTCCACAACTCACTATCCACTAATCCACATGGAAACAGATAATCCTCAGTTTGTTCCAATGCATAATATTTGATCAATCTTATTAGCTCTTTTGCATCACTCTCAGCGAGATCGATGTCTGGACTCATGCTGTTATCATCCCCTTGGAGATTTATAAGAAGGCGTAAATATTTACACTATCTCGTATACACATATTACCATTGTAGACAAGCATCGTCAACGAGAAGTTGGAAATATATTTGATATGTCGTAAATAGTTGCAACATGTCGAAAATCCATTTTATGCATATAAATATTGTGTTATGCTTTTAAAGATTGAAAGGAGATGTCAATATTTGTGATAAGTTTTGAGCCGTTACAGCATCTTTTGATTACTAAAAACATCTCCAAGATGGAGTTCATTAATATGATGGAAATCTCTCCTTCTACCGCAGCAAAGATGTGGAAAAACGAATACATATCAATGAAAATTATTGATGACATATGTATTATACTTGATTGTAAAATAACAGATGTTATTGTTCATAAGAAATGATTAACTACATGCGAATAAAATAAAACATCAGTTCACTAACACCTAATTGTTGATGAACTGATGTTTTATTTTATTTCAATTCCTAATTAAAAAAAGACTCCTCAGGATGAGAAATCTCCTTTTTGAAAACCCTTATAAACATTGACTAATTTCTAACCATATTCCTCATGAAAGAATAGTTTTATGAGCAAAGTGTTTTACGGGAATTCAACCCATTTACCATTTTCTCTTTTTGTAGCATCATAATAATATGTTTTAGCTGTTAATGTGTGCGACTTAATATTGGTTTCGCCATGATTATCTGGTGGTATCATAATAAGTGTGGAAAACAAGTAAAGAAACATCGCTACTAACAATATCCCCAAAATGTTCTTCAATCTACTTACCTCCGTGTCGAAGTCTGATAATTACTTAACAACTGACTTGGGAACAATTTCTGATCCAGTGTTTCGAAACGTTCCTATTTTCTTTGTCAACCTTTTACTTAGAGTTATTGATGGTAACTCAATGAAATGATACATAAGGCTTGATATGGCAATTGAAGTCACTAAACTTAGTAGACATATTAACAAAACAGGAACTGCCCCATGTAATAGCTGGAACATTGACACTAAGACTAGAATGTGGGAAAGGTAAAGACTGTACGATATTTTCCCTAAGTATCTAATTGGGCTAAAAGTTAAAATTTTTGAAAATAATCGAGAAGATACAGAGAAAACAATAAGAATCATTGACCCAACTGCAACAAACCAACTATCTAGAACAGTTCTATAGAAAGGTGCTATGTCGGGATAGATGAATGTCGCAATTACGAAAGAAGGTTTGGCATAGATGTACATCATTATCCCAAAACCGAATAATAAGAATTTCTGAATTCTACTCATTTTGATAACTCGATTAGTTATAGATGAGAAGTATTTCGATATTATTGCACCTAATACAAACATAGAAGTGTAATGTAAAGTGTTAATCATTTCAACTCCGTCATTGCCCACTTTAAAAGTTAGAAAAAGTATGGTGCTTAGAAGCGATAAGGAAATTCCAAACAACACTCCTTTTTTCCAGTTCATCTTTACAATAAAAATCATTATTAAAGGAAAAATAATAGAAATTCTCATCTCATGAACTAATGACCATATCACTGGATTTAAATTGCTCAAAAAGGTTTTTACCAAGAGCAGATGGTCTGTCACCACTATACCTGAGATTTTCCCAGTCCATATCACATTAAACCAGTCACTTAAACCCTCTATTTTCCCCTGATAAAAAATTCTCGCGCATAAGATCGATAAAATAACTGCAAATATATAAGGGCTATATATTCTCAATATGCGTTTTATTAGGAATGTGAAATAGTTAGAATTAGAATTTGTATAGAACGGCCTCGATAAAACAAATCCACTTAGCACGAAAAACAATATTACAGCTTCAGAGCCAGAAACTAATAATCTTAACGGGCTGTACTCAAGCAGTAACTTTGACAGGTGTGTTTCTGGGAAGATTAGAGAAATATGTAGAAACACGACAAATAGGGCAGCCAGTCCTCGTAAAGAATCTAATTGCGTAAATCTTTGATCGGTTTTCATTTGCCCCTCCTATGCATTCTTTTTAAAGATCAATTTGTTCTTAATAAAGAATACATGATTTTAGGCTCTTAGGCAATATGTATTTTTTTAATATAATTTCGATTTATTGTTTTATTAGTATTCATCTACAAGAGAGGGCTTACTTTCTCCTGTAGATGAACTGAGGCTACATTTTAAAGCGGAGTTACATTTGTTCTAGCGCCAGCACTAATATTTGTTGAGGTGTCTACTACTTTAACCTCAAGGTCATATTGTTGTCCACTAGCCAAACCTGTCAATTGATAAGATTGGCCTACGATCTTTTGAGTATTAGCTTTAATCCAAGTTGACGAATTAGACAGTTTGTAATAAACATTCTTAGAATGTACATCAGAAATTGCTGGATCATTCCATGTTAATGTAGCCTCTCCTGCTAAGGTAGAAGTAGCAGCTAAATTGGTCACATCACTTGGAGGATTAAGATCTGACAAGTTCGTATGATTTTGCATGATTTCTTCAGCAGTAAGTGCTCTATTGTAGTAAGCGATAATCTTAAATACATTCGATTGACCGCTTTTGCCAATAGTTAATGGAGTTGTCGATCCTGCATTTCCGTTTATATACTTGGGATCAATGGATGTTGTTACTACAGGAGCTTTGATAATATGATCCACACCATTTAAGAATAACTTGAAACTACCTGAGTCTTTGCGTACAGCCAATTGATAGAGCATTCCTGAAGGCGACTCACTACGTAAATCAGTGTCATCAGATGATAATACATACGTTTTATAAGTTCCATCAACTTTACTCTTAGTAGTCCATCGAACAAGTATATACGAATAATCCCCACTTGAACCAACTGTAGAAGAAATAGATATAGTTGTGTTAGGATCACTGCCTAGTACTCTTCGATCAATTATTGTCCCAGTTGTATTTTCAGGTACTTTTAACAATGCAACAAACGTAAAGTCACTTTCTCCGACAAAATAACTATCTTTGTGTGTAACAATTGAATTATTAGGTACGTTCTCATTAAACATAACTAAGCCATTTTTCACATACCCTGTTGATTGTAGTGGGCTTTGCGCGAGAGTAGTAATTTGTTTTGTAGTACCAGCTGCAACATTACCATTTACGTCTTTAGCAACTACTTTAAACGTGTAAGGTGTCGATGGAGTAAGATTGCTAATACTAAAGTTAGCTGACTTAGACTCTCCAAGCAATGACTCGCCATTGAATACTTGATAGGAGGCAACATCATTGGCAACACTTGGAATCCATGTTAAACCAATTACAGTATCGCTTAAGTGACTAGCTTGAATATCAGTTACGTCTTCTGGAGGAATTAAGTCGCCACTAGTAGTTACGTTGATTGATGCACCAGTTGATACATGACCAGCTTTATCAACCACTTTAACTACAAGGTCATATGATGTGTTAGCTAATAATGCAGTAGCAATATAAGTGGTATCAGTAGTAACTCCGATTTTATTTGAAGCATTATAGATTTCATAATTTACCACATCATTTGATGTACTTGCACTCCATACGAGCGTAACTTGACTATTTCTAATTTCACTAGCAGTTAGGTTGGTTACATCATTAGCTGGAATTAAATCGACATCATAGAACCAAGATTTTCTCGCAACTATATTATTACTACCATCAAGTCCGATAGCTCTAAGAATAATTGGTGATGCTATTACGATTGGTTGCAAATATTGAGGACTGTTTATTGTAGGATCAGTACCGTCGATTGTGTATCTTATTACAATTGATTGATTAGCTGTAATAATTACAGATTGCTGTGATGGGAAAATTGCTGGTTGAGGGCTTACATTTAAAATTTGAGGTGCGTTGTCAACGGTTAGTCCAGTAATATTCGTATTGTCTAGTAACGTGAGTGCACTAGCGCTTGATGAAGTAACAACTGAAGTGAAATTATCTAATACGCTCTTAGCGATCATTAAAGATTTATCGGCTGCTACGAATCTGAGATTGGCCTCTGTATTCTGTAAGTAGCTGTTAATTATAATAGATTTGAATCTATTATTTTCTTTGTGAACCACACTTTTTTTTATTGTGCTGTTACTAATAGTGCTTTCACCCATGAAAATCTTTTGGTTGATAAATGTGGAGTTTGTTATTTCAGCACGTTGATATTTATTATAATCAGTTACTGTACCCAAATACACATCATTGTAAGTATTTGAAATGAACCTCCCACCATTTACCTGACAGTTGCTTAGTGTTGTTTTGCCTTCAATTACTGTTAAATTGTCAACAGAAACTGGCCTACCTGCATAATCCTTGGAACCGCCATCGATAGTAACATCATAGTTTTTTACTGTTATGTTTTTGATGACACCACCTGATGTAGCAGGGTAAAAAGCAACTTTGGAGTCTGTTTTAAAATCCCTTTCAACTGTTACGCCATCTATGAAAACTCTTCCGTAGTTGTATCTGGAAACTGTAAATCCATTTTCACCCGAATCGTAGAAAACTACAGCCTTTCCATTTTCAGTTTCAGATACCTGAAAACCATAAGTAGTCTTATTGATAACATAATAAATGGTATCTGATTTCAATCCTTTTGGAATCTTGCCTTCCCAACTATCAAAACAAACCTTTGCTGTATTTCCCATACCATGTTCTCTGGTGAAGGTAAAGGTGCTTGTAGAAACATCAACTTGAGGAACACCAAAGTGTCCATAAACTGCACTACCGTAAAACATTCCGTCTTTAATTTTTACATCTTTAATGAAGGCTCCTTCAATATCCATGAGCCTCATATTTCCACCCTCAATTTTTGTTCCGTTTACAATGTTGTCGCCAGTTACCCATTGCTCACAATTGATTAGAGTGTTATTTAAGAATTTTACATGCTTGAATCGACGATCTGAACTTACACCACCAATGTTGTATCCTTCAAAAACATTGTTTTCCACTGTTACATAAGTACCATCTGGATTGACTAGGTGACCTCTTTCATTGTGATGAATATAGTTATTATATATATGAATTCTATAATTCACTTCTAATCCATCTCTTCCAAAGTAAAGGTGTTTGTATGGGATATTGCTTTCTCCAGCCATTGATTCTATGTCAATTCCAAAAGCAGGAGCTGTAAAATCTGAAGTTACTCCATCGTCATCTTTACCAATGTGATGGATCTCATTATTGTAAACAAATTGATCATTTTGCCCACATAAGGAAATTCCTTGTCTGCGGCAGCGATGAATATTTAGATCATGCAGATAGATAAATGAACCAATTTGATCTTTAAGAGCTACTAGGTCATAAACTCCGTCTGCTCTATAATCATAGGCAGTACCTGTTAGTACACCATCGCCTATCATATTACACAGTTCCATGTTGCTAACCTCTACCTTATAGCCACCAAATATAGCAATAGCATGACCACTTTCATGGGTGTAATATTGATTATCTAGCTTTACCTTTAAATTTGAAAGTTGTGTATCAGTTAAAGGGTTGTTTGAAATATTCATTGATATAATTAACTTATTGTTTAAATCAAGTCTATCTCCTTCAAACCATCCTCGACCTGTAGGCGCAGTTGGTGCAAATAGGCCATCAGTTCGACTGCCTACCAAAGTTAATGCTGAAATAGTATCTTTGTATTGATAAAAATTATATCCAGTAACATTTGGCAAGGAAGTGTTTGACCATATTCTGAAAAGCTTTGTCAAAATTGGATCTTTATATCGATCAATTACTTCACTGCGTATCCAATTAATATCATTATTTAAAGAGCCATCAGGGTTTACTCCACCTCTTACAAATTTAATACCAAGTTCAGATATATGTCTTTTACGATCTCCAATTATCTTTCCACCTGATACTTTTGAATTTATAGCTCTATAAAATAGAATAACCTCATGATTACCACTTGAATTGGATTCAATTTCAATTATAGCTTCTCTGCTCAACTCAAAGTGAAAATCACTTGGCATTCTAACTAAGCTATGAAAATAACCATTCAGGTAATCAACACCGTTTTTCTTGATAATGTTTAAGGTTGCTCTATAATAACCATTTGGCAAAACAGCGTGATTATAACCGTTGGTTTTCGCCCATTGTATTGCATCATTAATGCCTTTTCCTGTAGCAACGGAGTCAGTACCATCTCGTTTGATATGCCATCTATCTAACTCAATTTGATAAGTATTATTAAATTGTAATAGATCGCTTCCTTTTTTCGGTTTCCAAAGACCACCTTCAAAAGCTAAACGATCACCTTCTTGTGGAGTAACAGAATCATCTACGTCTGATAATCCACTAAGACTTGTAGCACCAGTTCCATTACCAGCAGGGAGTGCTTTCGACAAATACTTGCCAACAGAAGCGTCAAACTGAAGAACATAGCCATTAACTTTTGCTGAAGCATCAACACCTTGAATATCATCTATAGAATGATAGTGAATAGTAGGTGCTTTCAAAGCCATTGACGTATTTATTTTTTCAGCGCTCCATGTTTTTGTGGTACTAGTCGTTGAATTATCATCAATAACCTGTACATCAGGAATATCATCAGTAAATGGAATTTGTTGACCGTTGTATGTCAATCTTCCATCAGTATTTGAAAGCTCATTTATAACGAGTGAATTTGCATGATTATGTAATTCTTGATGAGAGTGATTAATATCTGCTTTGTTTGAAAGTGATTCTTGTATTAAGGAATCATCGAACACCTTAATTTGAACTCCATTAACAACTATATTTCCATTTATTGTGCTATCGACTACGGTAATTGAGCCGCCTGAATTATTTACAGGAAATATCATCAAATTTCCTGATGTAGTTCCAATGAATAATTCTTTAGTATCATTACAAAAACCAAACTCACCATTATCCAGAACTGGCAAGTCTATTTTAAGACCTCTTTTTATTTGAATCTTAGCTAGAATCTTAGACATTAAATATACCTCCATCAAAAACTACAGTATCATCAAAAATTAAAAACGTACCACCATCTGCATCTGGAATACCTTCGTCTTCTGCTGGTAAACCACTATCTTTTATTGTTACCAAACCAATTAAGAGGGTTGAAACATTATCGAAGGAATCAATCAATTCACATGCATGATGATAATTTCCACAAAGTCCACGTGTGTCGCTAGAATTAAGTTTAATCTTGATCTTGCCTAAGCCTTCGATAGTAATACCATTGCTCATTGTTTTTTCAATAACATTTTCTAACTTCTTAGATGAAGTTTTTAATACCCATCTGACTCTTGCGCCATTTAGATCAATCAATTCATTATTTGAATTGTAAGAATTGATAATTATGTTTTTTGTGTTACCATCAAACATTTCGAAATTCTGGTTTAGTTTTGTCAATTATAACTCCCCTCGCAATGTGACATTGAGTTCGGAATAACCATTCAAACTCACATTTAATATTTGTTGACCGCTAAGGTTAACAATTCCAATTAACTGTTCTTCTTCAAATAATATTTGTCTAGTCGGAATGGTAATTGCGTTTGTGCTAAAAACACATATATAGATTGATAGTTCAAATCTTGATTTATAATATGTTTTTAGTTTAATAGGAATTGCTATTAATCCAATTTTATATATAGATTGCACTGTCTTATAATTATTGGTTGAAACTTTATATAGCCTTTGGGATGTAGGAATCAATGCTGAGGATGTTTCAGAGATAATTTGTCTCGTAGGAATGCTCACAGATCCTGATACCCCTACATTTTTTCCGAAAATTATTTGACCACGTTCTGTAATTTTTTTTATTACAAAATGGCCTCTTTCCGTCAGCGCATTAGCAACAATAGTCTGTCCACGTTCAGTTAAACGCACCGTATCACCTCAAAACTTCGCGAAATGAAATAGAACTAGGTATAATATTACGTCTATAATGCGGTCTAGCCGTTGCATGAGCTACAGTAGTTGTTGTTTGCTGACTATCACCTAAATCAATTCTAAAAGCATAATATGTATTGTTCCAATGTAGAGCACCAAAAGTAAGGTTGGCTGCAAAACCGAAGTTGAGTGAAAGTGAATCCGATGCGTACAATAGAGCACTTACGCTCAAGTTAACTGAAGCAGTTCCAGAAATTAAAGCAGCAAATATTCCTGAACCGTACACTACATCTTTGTTTACATCTGCTTTTCCCACGTTGAGTCTTGTCGGATAAACTGAAAGTCCCCAATAATCATAGTTTACATTTGCTGATGCTGACCATAACTTAATCTCTAGAACATCGCCAACCACAACATCATAGAATTGAAAATAACTGTGTGTCCAAAATTGATTTGTTGGAACCGAGCTTGATGTTCCTGTAGCAATTGAAATATTATTCTTTAATACTCTCCAACTAACAGTTTGTGCTGCTGCATCAGTATTTTTTCCAGCAGCATACAATGCAGCTGTGTATTTTACTCCAAGTGGACTAGGTAAAATATTTGGTAGATCTCCGACTCCTATAGTGACTGAAACTTGTGGCGTTGTTGGTTCAGTGCTTGGAAGCGAAAGGGGAGTTGTTAGTAAGGACTCACGTGGCGTGGCAAAGGAAATATTATATGTCTTTAGTGTACTAATTGCGGTCTTACCTGTGTCACCCCAAAGAACTGTCATCTAGAACAACCTCCCCAAATTCTAAAAAGGCATCCAACAATGTTCCTGCATATGCTTCTATTGTCAGCTTGTCTTGCTCAAAGCTATAGCTCCATGAGTCTATTGATGCAACAGTTCTAAGATTAGCCAAAAGTGTGTCTACTCCAGAGCCTGTTGATAAATCAATTCCTCTTGTCTGTAAACTCTCGGCAACATTAACAAGTTCAAATCTCATATAATCACCTACTTAGATACTAATCCATCATATGCTATATTAATGGAAGCACCTGATACATTTTTAATTTGGAGATATTGTGTGTTTGTACAACGAAACACAGTGATCAGTCTTGCTCCGAAACCTGAATCTGAGTCGAACTTTACTAAGTTCGCTCCGTTAGCTATGTAAAATTCAATAGCCCCACCATAATAGACGTTTTGAATGATCCATTCGCTTCCTGATGGTGGTTGTATACTAATCACTGCGTTAGTAGCAACTGAAACTGACAAGTTGCTTATTGTGTCACCTACTGCCACTTAAAACCCTCCTAGACTGCATATTCAGTAAAACTAATAGCTAATTTAATATCGTTTTTATTTTTTACTATTTGACCTGAAGGGGTTGTAGTTTTAACCCAAAACGGAGTTCCTGAGTTCGCTGTAGTAATGTTGGGCATAGCTAGTGGTGCGCCGCCAGCCCCGTAAGAACCTGCAACAGAAACATTGTCGGGAGCAAGTTGAATCCAATTAGACTCATCTGTGCCAGTTGCATCTATCGGGTCAATTGTGATGTCTTCATATGTTCGGGTTGGATCATCATTAAATATCCACACTCTTATCTCTAGTGTAGAGCCAGATGTGGGATGTTTTGTAGAAAGGGGATTAATTTCAGATACGATATCCGTTAATCCAATATTTTTAGAAACTTGAATTGCCAAGAAATTCCCTCCTTATTTATATTTGTCTTATTAATTAAATGAATAATTATGCGGATATAAAAGTACAGTCTCGATATATCAGATACAATTATTCAAAAAGTTGTATATATATTCACTAGAAAGGTATTGAAATGGATGTTTTAAGAGGATTGCTCTGGAGTGGATTCAGTCACAATATTACTTGCAGTAGTGTCAATGTGAACCTTCAACTTATCAAGATCTTTCCATTTTTTCTCTTTAGCGGTTAGATCATTGTATACTTTCACCATGTCGGTTGAAGCCCAACCCATAACTTCAACAATAAAGTCTGAACTCAATCCTAGACGTGAAAGACTAGTTGTAATGTAATGTCGTAAACAGTGAGGATAGAAAGGGACTCCAAGGAACTTTTCCCACTTCTCTGTCCATCCACGAATTGTATCAACTGAAGCAGGAATACCATCTCGTCTAATGAACATTGAGTTGTGTTCTTGATTATTTTCTTTCATAATCTTCTCGCGCTCTACAAGCCAATCTTTATAATAGGGAAGGAAGATATCTTTGATGATATACTTCTCCATCATCTTTCCAGTCTTTGTTCTACCTTTTGTTTTAATTTTCTTGAGTGTTTCTAAGAACATTCCATCGAAAGCTGTATTATTTTCATCGATGATGTCTATGTCAAACCTAAGCAACTCAGAGACTCTTGCACCGCTGCTGATTGCCAAAGCAAGCAAACATGCCTCTTGAGGTCGTTGAATTTCATTCTTCAGATGATTAAGAAGATCATTTACTTGCTGCTCTGATAAAATTGTTTTCTCTCTTGTGGCATTCTTAGGCATACTAGCGATTGTTTTTAAAATGATATTACGAAAATCAGGATAATCATCATCAAAGAACGTTTCAATAAAAATTGAAAGAGTGCTTAAACATGACTTCATTCTTCCAAACCTTGCTGATCCCCACTTCAATTCATCAACACAATAACTGAAGAATTCGGCAAATTCTATCTTCTTGATTTTAATAAAAAACTTGTTATCATTTTCAAGAAGATTCCAAGTGAAGAAAATATTCAAATCACTTTCATAAGCTTGAACAGTAGTATCTGAACACCTTGTATTCTTTTCCTTTAGAAACCGTGCAATCATTTTTTTGTTATCTGGATTTATTTTTTCTGTAAGTTCTGGATTAGTTATTTGATTGCGAAACGTTTTGCGTGGTATGACAATCACTCCTTATTACTATTTTTCTCTTTTTTAAGTTTTTCAATTATGTATATTTGACCCTTTGGAGTCACCTTAGTTGTCTTGTTTAGTTTTATGCCATATGGAGTATTAATGTTTGTTTCTTCAACTACAAAGTAACCTGAATTCATAGCAGATTGTGATGGCTCGGTGGAATTCTTAAGAATTAATCCCCATTCACGCAATTTGGTATACAGTTTCTTTTCGCCAATATTCAAGCCTTCATCTTGCGAAATTTTAGATAATTCTCGAACTAAAATTGTATCTTTAGATTTCAAAGCAGTTTCTGCAAAGGTTACAAGTGGTCTATCTGTCTCTATTTGTAATTGCAATTTTTCATTTTCTTCAACAGTTGCAACGAGTGCCAACAGTGCCTCTTTATAGGTTGAAGGAAGACGATGTTTATTAATTTCATTTTTCATGCGATTAAATTCTGAAATGAATTTCTCTTTAAGTGATGCAGCATCTTTTCCTGTAAAACCCATCGCTAAAAACATGAAGCCATCCTGTGAGATCAAATATTTAGCGTACTTTCTACCTCTTTCATTAACGTAATCTGACTCCGCAAAATTTCCGAGTGAGAATTCTTCACTACATTCTAAATTTCTGATTGCTTTTAATACATCATCATGCCTTTTGTTGAAAGATTCAGCTATCATTAATGAGTCAGTCACAATGCGATCACTGTTCACATACACCAGTTTTTTAACTTCTAATTGATTCTCCATTTTCATTCTCCTCGAATAGTTAATTTATTGCACAAGCAAAGAAGCCCCTTCAACCTGTTTCCAAGCGGAGCTTCTTCCTTATGTCATCTCGTCTATTCTTGGCTATTCCATTCATGGCTCACAGGACATAATTAATGGAGAAATATGGGCTGTCTCACGACTGTCCAAAATGTTTTATTTAACATTCAAACCTCTGCGAGTTAAACCTTTACGCATTTCGATTTCTAATGCATTCGTTTCTCGCAATTCATTACGTGTATTCTCTGTAAATGGACGAGGGATACCATTATACTCAAAATCGTACGTATATCCCTGACCACTCTCGACAATTTGAGCGACTTCACGATTTCCATCAAATCGAATGTTTTCAACTGAGATTGTGTCGTCATCCACAACAGATACTTCGATATTGTCTTCATCAATCAATCCACCGTTGTATCCTTGACGTTCATACATTACAGGCTCATATTTGTCGTAAACATCGGTTTGTACGTGTTTTTTCATTGTTTTTACTACCTTGGAAGCGATCTCCTGTTTAAGCACTGATTGTGCTTGTTGCTCAATAAATTTCAGAGCTGCTTCAATCGAATTGAAATCTTTATTCGCCACTTTCCTCAACCGCTTCTTCGTCAGATTCTACTAGTTCTTGTTTTTCCTTCATCAAACCTATCTGTTTAGTCATGAGTTGTAACATTTCGTTAATTTTAGCGACTGCATTGTTGAGTTCGATTTCATCAAAAGCACCAATAATATCATCATAATATTTTGCATCTTTTAATTGTTTTCTCAACTCTACTAAACCATCTAATCCAAGTGCATCTGTTTCAATACTTGTGAAATTTTTGATAATAGATGACATCATCACAATTGACCATACTGAGATATCGATATCTTCACCATTTTTGCGCTTAGAAACTTCGTCTACCACCTGAAGCATTTCTTGAAGCACATTTTCAACTTTAGTAGGTTGGAAAACAAGATCAATATCAAGCTTGTCGCCATTTGCAAAGTGAATCTGTTTTTTATCCTTGTATGTTTTAGCATTTTGCTTCTTTAGTGTGCTTAGTGATAGGTTTTTAGGTTGTTTACTCATTTAATATCTCTCCCTTGGGTTTGTTTTTTATAAAATTGGCGCATCAAAAAGCCAACTTTTCGCAGAGTTAATGTTAACTACTCTGAAAAATCGGCTTTCGTAAAACATAGATAAACATTGACTTTTTTTGTGTGGATTGGCTTATAAAAGATTCGTTTTATTGTGTAAAAAAAGAGAGACAATGCTTTTTTATGGGCATTCTCTCTCTTTAGTATTTTTATTTTTTATGTCAATAGCGTTCCGTCGTACAATGTGATCGTGTAGAAATCTGTGCTACCTGCCTGTTTAAGAATCTCGATAGGCATTGTATGAGCAGAAGGATCTCCTTCAGCAGCCATTGTCAAAGACCAGTTGTCTTCCATTTTTGCGGAAGGGATATTAATTTGAGCTAAATAATCCTTTTGGTCAAATGGAGATTTAACAATTGCATCAAGTACCAGTCCAAATGATCCAGCAAATTTATCAGAAGAAATAGTAATTGTTTTTGCTGTTGCGTCTGTATTTACATTGTAGTAAGCAATAACCTTTGTTCCATTTGCAAGTTCACCAGCGAAAAATGTGATTACCTTTGCTGCACGACTATATTGGCCTGTTGCTACAGTAGTTGCAGTGTAGTTGATCTCTGTTCCATGAGAACCATCAGGATTTGATTTATAAATAGCTACAATTGCACCTGTGCCGTTAGAAGGTGTAAATTGAAGAGAAACTGAATTGCTGGCTACAATAAGAACTTCGCGTTGTTGAACTGATTTAGCACCAGTCCAGAGTGGATTACCTGTCATAAGGGCTAGAGCGCCATTATCAAAAACAGCATTCTCAAGATTAACTTTCGCTTCACGATTAGAAGAGAAGCCTACGATTTTCGGGTTACCAGTACCGCCACGAGCATAAACAGTCTCAGCGGTGTTATCTAGACCGCTTGTTTTTAGATCAGAAAGCCAGAACAATGGCTTTCTAGAAACTACATCTACGAATGTAGCTTTTGGTACGTCACGAATTACCCATGAATTTGGTGCTGCCATTAATAAAACATCTCCTTATATGTCATTGTTCAATAATTTTTGTCCAATGAATTTTGTTATAATTTATTTGTTTGCCATCGACATTGCCCGAATAAATACCAACTAATGTGTAGTGATAGTTTTCAACAACTTCCAATCTATGAAAGCAATCATAAAGTTGATAAATAGAAAGATCTTTGACATTTAAATGATTTACACCATTGGATTTAGTGCAAAGACCAGAAATAATACTATGAAGATTGACTGTCGGCTTGGGCTTAGGCTTATTCCTTCTTCTTGCAAGCATTTCTTCAATTATTTTTCTTGCTTGTTCATCGGCAGGGTTGTATTCATCTTCTTTTTCATCCTGAATCTTCACTTGATTAGAAACCCTAATTAATGCTTGAATAAACTCAATATTCTTCTCGGATATGTATCTCATCTCACCTAAGTCTCCAAAATAAAAAAAGATTTCTTCGTCATTATGACCAAAGAAAACTTCTTCTTTAAATATGAAATTCAAGCCATTTAGGAATTTTCTTCTAAAGTCTTCTTCATGGAAGCAAAGCGAGGCTAAAAGAGTAAATGTAGTAATTACTTTTTCATCTAAGGATTCAAGTTTCAATCTACTCTTATCCATTAACAAACACGATAGTATTTCGTTATATTTTGAATATCCGAACTCAATTATTTCTTTTACTGTTGGACTGTAGATGTTTCCAACATTCTCAACCTCTATTGGCAAGCCAACCAACAACTTTAACTCAATGTCATCCATGTCCATACTTATCACCTAATTAAAATCAATAGGCTTGTAGGAAATATAAGCACCCATATACTTATCATTTACAATTAATTCATCCATCTCGACAAACTCAAGCTTACCAATACCAATACCTCTACTTGAATTAAATATCTCATCGATAAGACTCATGACTTTATCGACTCTTGTTTCACCATAATTAGTTTTAAACAATTCCTTATGAGTGAAAACTGCTAAAGTTAAAAAACCAGCTTTAAAAGCGTTATTAACTTTTTTGATTTTCCTGCACGACACAGTTAAGAAGGTTTTTCTTTCTGTATTGGTATCAGGGATGAATCTATAAGGAAATATATTCTCATATACAAGGATACTTGGATCATCCAATGTTGGCTGCTCTAGATAGTTTTCATTTTCGTAATACAGAGCTTTTACAATCTCATCTGTTTCGAGAAGTTTCTCTATTACTGTGTTTTTGTATTCACTAATTTCCTTAAGTTTCGCCATCTATAACACCTCACAATAGGCGATGAAAGCACTCTTTCATAATGTTTAATATAGTCCTTTAATTTGAATACGTTTAATACTCAAAACGCTAGAATTGCCCACAGTGACTTTTAACTTCACATACTGACCAATTGTTGCTCCAGCCTTAACAATGCATTCATATCCATTTTGACTAGTGATCGCAGCGAGTGTAGTAGTAGTTGTTTCTGTGTCGTCTAAGAGTTCCCATGAAACAGATAAACTCGTATTAATTACACCATCGACATAAACAGTTGCTATGTAAGTTTGAGACATATTCTTCTTGATACTTTCGGAACCATTAATTTCAACTAAATAGCCAGTCAAAATTGGCTCAGGGGATGGAGTAGAAGGGATGGTATAATCAGCTATTCCTAATTCGAGGTTGTCTTTCGATTTATCAATCTCATCTTCATCTAAAGTAAGGATTAGAAGCCCACCAACGGAAATCCTATCTAAAGCACTTACTTTCCACGCTCTTTCATCAAAAATGAATCGCTTATCCTTAACAATTTTCTTGGTATCAGCATCAAGAGGGGTTATCAATACTCGTCGTTCGTTACCAAGCGACATTACACGACCATCTTGAACACCAAAATTTGTGGATGAATCAGATTTAAATGTGAAGTATTTCTCTTTCAATAGTCCATTTGAGTCAATCCATTTGAGTTGACCAACACACCGTCTTAACGAACCTCGATAATAAATGTCAGACATATTATCTGTGAGAATGTTAATCCACTTGCTTGACTGCCAATCAATTATGTCTCCATTTTTTAGTTCATGATCAAGACATGTAATTAGCTTTTGATCTCTTACATTGCTGTCATCGACTATTTGAACACCATACAGATAAGGGGAAGATTCATTGATGGAGACTTCAAAATAGGAGGGCGAATTAACGATACCATTCCTTAAGAAATGCCTAGTGTTATCAGTGGTAGTGCTCTTGATTGTTTTACCTGATACCCTTGCAAGATAATCATTTATTGAACTCATAGTATAACCGCCTTAAGTGGCGTAATAGTAAAAAATCATATCTGATTCAGCTTCGGAAATAAGTGTCCTTTTAAGGTTTAACAGCTTATCTAAAAAATTAGCACCACTGAATACAGAAAAGTCTTTACTGCCCAAACTTTGTCTGATGTTTTCTAATCTAAGAATATGAGGTGTTACCCAATGTACTAACATGAATTTAGCAAGTATTTCTTGCTCCAGATCCGTTAAAGTATTGATGAATATCTTATTCAAATCATCGCGTACAAGTCTCTCAGCTACACAGTATTTGAAATCCGATATAGCGCTTTTGAAAAATTTTTCAATGTTATCAGACACTTCTTCAGACACAAGTTGTGCTAATTCATAATCTGTTATCTTAGAAAGAAATCTGTCATAAACATCGTCATATGTGGTAGCCAATTTTAATCACCACAATTCATTTTTATTCTTCTTCGTAAATAGTTGCACCAGTTGCTTTTTCGATAATATCGATTTTGGCTTTACTATCAATTTTTAGTTCACGAGCAACTTCTACAAACTGAGAAAGAATTGTAGATTCTGTAATCTCGTCAATTGACTTTTCAAGTTTTTTATAGTTACCTTGAACCAATTCAACAATCTCATCATGGCGCAATACATTTAGGTTTTCTTTAGTACCATCTTCTTTTTCAATGCCATAGATTACACGCAATTCTTTGCTTTCAAGCCACAGCATACCTTTTTGGATGATTTCTTGGTTAATATGGATGTACTGAACTTCCTCGTCTGTGATTTCTAAGAAAGCCCCTTGCTTTGGAAGCAAACGAAAAGATTCTGGAGTAGGATTTAGAAAAAACCCAAGACCTCCGTGAATATTATTTACCACTTTTACTTTTGTCATTGTAGTTATCTCCCTTAATATATAGTGAGGAGTCTCGAAAGACTCCTCCGAAGTTATGTATTAATTAAACAATTGTTACTAGACCCAAGTTAGGAACTTGAAGAACGTTTACGCCAACTTTTTGAAGAGTCTTTTTAGTGACCGAGCCATCTGCAAAGCTTTGTTGTTCAAGCATTTCTGCTCCACCTTCAAATGTAACCTTAACTGGCTTGTCAGCATTAACTGGAATTACGTAGATATAGTTGTTATTCAATACCCAAGCGGTATTTGTCTCATCGGTGAACGTGTTTGGAAGTTGAACAAGTGCTTTACCTTCCCATACGCCAATAAAACCGTTTTTGTTGAAATCGTCTTTCATGCTGTCAGACATTGCAGATTTAAAGCTCGAATCGCTAGTGATGTTAGAAAGAGCTACAGCAGTACCCATGATAACTGGACGACCATATGCAGAGACAGTGTTAGCAACATTGCGTACTTGTGCTAGAGCAAAAGCTCCAGAGTATTTGTTAGCAGCAGGAGCAGAAGCCATTGCAGCAACAAATGTGCTTTGAATGTTTAACATAACTTGCTCAAGAACTTTAGCAGCAATTTCATCAATCATGTCAGTGAAGGACTCGGCACGTCCTGCCAAAATGTCATCCCATTCAGCATACACGGATGCGCCCATAGCTTGGGGTTGAGCAGTGATTTTACCCTTGTAGATTTTTTGACGACGAATTTCTGTGCCCAGAGCAACGTATTCAACTTTCAATGTACCACGACGAACAGAAAACTCTTTCTTAGTGCCATGTGGAACGTATGCAATATCAGCAATTACATCAAGAGCGCCTTGAACACGTTCTTTAAGAATAGTTTGAACATTCTCTTTGATAATTTCATTGATTTCTACTTTGTTGCGGTCATAGTTCTTCATCAATTGGCTAAAAAGTTCTACCAATTCAACCTTACGTTGTTCAGCCGTTTGATCTTCTTTAGAAGAGCGATTGTGGCGAACGTCCATGCACAATTCCAATACTTTAACTTTATCCATTTATGGTAAACCTCCAAATTTTATAATTTATTTATTAAGCGACTTCAACGATAAGAGCAATAGCATCTTTTCCGTTTAGAGTTGTTTTCTCATACACACGGAATTTTTGAGCAGGAACAGTTGTTCCGGGAAATGTAGTAGCGACAGTAAATTTACCGCCAGTTGCAGCATATGCGAAGTCACCAACTGCTACAGCAGCAAAGTTTGCACGATCTCCAGTGTAATCAATTTGAGTAGTTGTGAAGAAATCGTCAACCTCAAGAGTAAAAGTACGAGCTTTCATAGCGCCAACTTCATTACGGAAATCTGATTCGTCAAGCGAATCATACAGGTTTGCTACAGAAGCAACTAAGCGTTGTTTTTTTGTTCTGTCAGTAGTAACAACAATCTTATCAGTCGTATAACTTACTTCTGCCAAAACACCATTTTCAATTGCCACATCATAACCGTGAGACAATGCGTGACCTTTAACTAGGTCTAGACGTACAATACCAAATGCACCCATTTATAAAATCCTCCAATATAATAATTTATTTTTTAGTTAATACCGTATTTTTGCAAAACATTTTCTTCAATTAGATCTTCATGTTTACTTGCGACAACGACTACAGGTTCATCTGTTTGAGTATTAGACTGTTTCGTAGCGATCTCTTTTGTTGCTTGTTCAACGACAGCAGAGTTTAAAGCCGATACATTAAGTTCTTCTAAAGCAGATACAATAACTTCAGATTTCATTACGTCTTCAGGAAGGAGTTTACTAAATTTTTCAACCAATTTAGCTTTTTCGCTTTCTTTCTCAGCAGTCTCGTATTTAACTTTAAATGGAGTTAATCCTTCAATTTCACTTGCGAGTTCTGCTTCTTTAGATACATGATCTTGAATTGTTTCTTGTTGTGCAACAATAGTACCTTCAAGATCAACAACTTTAATAGATAATTCATCTACTTTTGATTGCAATTCCTTAATTTGTTCCTCAGTCACTAGTTTTTCCTCCTTGTATTGATTATTTAATTCAGTTGTTTTATTGTTAAGTTCGGCAGAAAGAGTCTCATTCTCTGCCAGAAGAGAAGAAATTACTACTCCGTCAGGGATAAACCCTTTGTATCCTCGAACCCACGAATCTTTTGCTTCGAGTACTACCGATTCATTAACTATCGAATAACTAATTTTATAAAGTGTTTTATAGTCGTTCCAATCTTCAACAATTACATGATCGTTATAAATCTCATTTATATAATAGTTGTAATCACGACTTAGTGATTTTGGATCAATTGGATTAAGAGAATTATAAATTTGAGAACTAATCTGGTCGAAAGTCAAAGAAGACACTTCTATATTTAAAAAATCTCGAATTTCATATCCTTTATTGAATAATTCAGCATTTTTATCCATTTGTTCACCTCCCTCTGAATTTTCGTTCATTTCCAAATCATGTTTTACAGCCATTGCAATTTCTTTTTGAAATACAGAAATAACCCCTGCATCTGAATCAGCAGGAGTGACAGTGGAACCTAGCAAACAATTTCCCAAATAGGCGTATTCAGTAGGATATCTATATTCTTGCGAGGGGTTTTCTCCATATTTGTATATTTCAACTTCAACAGACGATGTGCTGCTATTATCATTGAACAAATTCTCAATACAATTAACTATTTGAGGATATTTATAACTCCAAACTATAGCCTTAGCAAATAATGCTCTAACCATATTGCTTGAATCAATCTGATAATCATCAATCCATGCTTCTTTGATTGTACCAATTGCTATTGTTCGTAATTCAGTGATTTTTCCATTGGAATCATATACTGGTTCATGGTCTCCGAGATCATCTTTTAGAGGATGATATTTGGTTACTACTGGTTTATTGAGAATGGTATCAATGTATTGAGAGGCATATTCTTCTTTAAAATCAAGACCATTACCATTTACTAGATCAAGTTTATGTACAAGCATAGTTATTTCTTTAGTTGTTGAATCTTTTTGAGAAATTTCCACAATCGGTGATTCAAGAAGTAGTTTGGAATCCAATTTCCTTTTCACCTCCTTCTTCTAGAGTTTCTTTATTTAAAGAACCTCCAAATTCAAGAAAGGTGGCTTTACTATTTAACTCTTTCTGTTGTTTATCAAAGTTATTTTGATTGAAAACATTCCATTCTTGAGTTTTAATTATATTCACATCCTAAATCAGTCAGATGGGCTAGGTGATTTATTACCACCAGAACTCTTGCTTTTGTTTGTGTTTTCACTTTTACCTGAAGTGTCTTCTGGTCTTCCGCCTGATTCACTTCCGCTTTGAGTAAAAGCATTTTGTGGAGGTTTGATTAACTCAGATATCTTTAATACTTCTTGCTCGTATTGAGCCAACCCAAGAGCATATTGAAAAGGAATTCCAAGTAAAGATTCAGCCCATGGTGAAAAGATTCCTGTTTGCATGTAAAAATCCTTACACTTGTCGATATACTTGTCTTTATCGAGAAGTGTTGTTCTATCAAAATAGAACTTGCAACTCAATCCGAATGGAAGCATAGATTTAACGTAACTGTTTATTACTCTTTCAAATTCCTCAATTGACGTATATATGTACCTAAAGAATTTTTCACTGTTCATGCTAGCAGACGAGTAGTTTGCTCCAGAGCCGTAAATAAGTGCCTCTGAAACACCAAGATTCATGAAAATATCTGCGTTAATTTTTTTGTATAGGTCGTCAGTAAACATCTCGACTTTTACATCTAGTCCTTCTAACTTAAAGAAATCAGGAAGTGCGATAACACCAGTACCACTTGCATCTGAAGGATTTTTAGATTGGTTTTGTTCTTTCTTGACAATAAGATTGCTTACTTCCTTAAAATATCCTTCAATCAGAGGTTTTGGTGCTGGTTTTCCATTATCTTTTCCACCGATATTCCCTGCATAAAGTATTAGCAACTTTTTAGTTAGTTGATCAGCTTGACTGCGTTCAACTCTTGAGATTATTTCTTTCTGAATTAATGAAGTCCATGCACCCAAACTTAAAGGTAAGCCGTATGGAGTATTTCGGTTGTTATCAATGGCTGTAACATCACAATTCTTTAATCGCACATATCTAAATGATTCACCTTTTTTAACAAACTGTAGATACGCACTCGTTGTTACCTCATCAGGAAGAACTTCAATCACCGCTGCAAGATCGTAGGTATTTGCATTTGTGGGTAAGTTGCCTTTAATGACAGATAAATCATATTCAACAATCCATTTACCATTTTCTTGTTTATTTATTCTTATATCATCCAAATCTAAGAATTGAATATACTTTCCTTTTCTTAGACAACTGACTACGGTTCCAACTTCTCCGCTTTCGTATAACCCATCACGCACAAATTTTTTCACATTAATTTCTTCTAGAAAATCGTGAATTTTTTGTTCGTATTTTTTTATTTGTTTAGGATTTTCTAATGAAGACCATGCGAGGTGATAGTTAAGCGTAGGAAGAGATTTAAAAGCCTTCAAAACATCTTTCACTATCCCGTGTTTATTGGTTAAATATTTGGATGCAAGACGTAGCTGCTTTATGTACTTATATGGATTCCTAAGATAATTATAAAGATCAGTCAATTTAATATCTGTAAGCGATGCACCAGATCCATACTGAGTTATAAAATCTGTTAGCGCACATAACTCATAGGTCATGTCAAAAGGTTCGGCAGATGATTGCACTTTCTCTGTAGTTTGTGCTTTTGGTGGTCTTCCACGTTTTTTTGGAGTTGTAGTAATTGAATTAACCTCCTTTCCTAAAAGCCTGATTGCATAAAGAACATGTAATCTTCATCATTTTCTTCTGCTTGTTTGGTTTCAAACTCCTTGATGTACCATAAGCCCATTGCAAGCGCACTGTACCTATCTTTATCAACGCGCTTAGTTAATTGCTCAACTGTATACTTACCATTTTGTGTTTGTTTAAGTTTGAGGTTTGCAATTTCCTCCAGCAACAAGTCAGTTTGAACGTGTGGCATAACATTGTTTTCGAAATAGTTAGTATCATTTACATCATAATTGTTATCATTATTTTTAATTAAGAGCTGTAACTTATGACTCTCAATCATATCGATGAAATTCACAATGATCTCGTGGTTTATTCCTTGAGCAGTTAACGCATAGACTACTTTTTCTGAATTTTCGATTTCTGGTTGATCTTCTGTGTTCATCGTATCCCAGCAACCAAGACTTTCTCCAGTATTGGGATCAATAGTATCTTTAAGGAGTTCATCACGAAGACCTGAACCGACACCATTCACATCGACAACCACTGCTTTAGCTCCATACCTATTTTTTATTTTTTTCACTGCAATTGCTTGACCTGTGAAGTTCAATCCGTTTTGTAAATTAATTAGGTTAACTAAAGAGATCTTGCTTACTTTATGATCTTTTGTTTTATTTATCTTTATAACTGAGATTGACGTTTTATTATTGTTCTGAGAGAGTGATCTGGCAACGTCAACACTAACGATGTAGGTGGATTTATTGTCGCCTTTTAATTCAGGTAACTTCAATGTTCTTAGATCAATAACTTTGTTTATACTAACTAGTGCTGAATCAGAAGCTCCAACCCATTTGCTTTCGTAGTTCATCGCAAAAAAAGTGGGGGAGAGCTTAGATTTTTTGTCGAGTATAGCTGATTTAGGCTCACCGCGACCAAAATTAACAGCTAATTGCCAGTCGGAGCCAATGACGATTTTTCCTTTAAGATCTGTCATTTCATCAATCATACTAATATTTCTATCAAATTCAGAAGAACCTCTGAATCCAGAAGTAGTCATAAAGTTAATTTGTCCATTTAATTCTTCTGGGTTTATTAATGCCTCTTTACCAATAGTTCTTCTTGGTACGTTGACAATTGGCTCTAGAACATCCTCAAATAAAGCAGTATTCAATAAGTTACTTTCTTCACAATTGAGTCTTTTTCGTCGCGCACCCTTAGAACTTTGTGCATTTGCCATGACATCAATTCTAGCACCTGATGTAAACACAATTTCTACTGAGTCTTTCGAAAATGATGGTTTCCCTTGTATCTCATTCTGGATCATTGGATAGAACCGTAAAATTTCACGAAATTTCTCATCTACTAATTTGGCAGCGTTCTCTCTTGTTTGAGCTGTCATTGTGATTTCTATGTCGGCATGGAATACACAAGCATGCACCATAGCCATGACCTCTAGAAGCGTCTTTCCGTAGCCACGAGGAAAGACCATGTAGTTCGAAATAAATCTTGCTACGCATCTAAGATATACTCGCTGATCAAGGTCGAGTCTAATCCCACCAGTGGCTGGAGTAATTAAATCCCACCACAAGTCGGGATAGAACCTTGCCCACGCAATAAAATCACTGTATTTATCAAGATTTTTATTAAAGCTGTCAAGTTCCATCACTCCACGAGAAGAGACTGTTGGATTGAAATCAGGATTACGAGTATCGAGCCTATTTTTGGTGTGTTTGGCATTGTCAGATTGAAAATTATTATGAGATGCCATCTTCATCACCTTGATTAGCAGCGTCCTCATATGCTTTCTTTCTGACTTCGTAGAATTCATATATTTCTTTATACTCAGCAGGAGGTAATCCTTTCAAGTCTCTTACATAGTTCACATAGCACCAAATTGTAAAATCTGCACGATCCTGCGGTTTCTCTTTGAATTTCGGTAGGATAGGAATAATGTCTACGGCTTGCTCAACAGTTCTAACTAATTGACCAAAAGTGTCAAGTCCATCTGACAAGTCAGATTTCGATAGTTGAGAGGGATTTATTTTAGCAGCTGTAGCAGCATCTTTTGCAAGTGTTCCCCATTCTTTAGCAGCTTTAGAATCTCCTTGAGCAGTTGCCAGCTCTTCTTTTACACGATAACGAACATATGTAAGAAGAGCTTCAGTATGCATTGCTGTTTTTTCTTGATAGTTGTTTTTAAGAAGGTTATATTTTCGTTCAAATTGACGATATTCGTCTTGAGTGTATCCAAATCCCCATTTATCGACAAACTCATCTGTTAGCTGATAATCCGATGCGTTACGAGTGTTTGTATTCTCATTTAGATTTATCTTTTCGGTTTTAACCTGACTATCGTTCCATGTCATATCTTGATATTGGCGCATACCAATATTTTTCATATATTTACCTAGTACGTTTGTAGGACTCTCTTCAATTGAAGTATCTACTAGGTGAGATACATAGGGCTTATCTATTTGACGCATAATACTATTTATGGATTCATGTGGATTATCTATATCGAACATATTTCCTAAGCAAGTTTTACAGACTGAAATTCGACCATCGGCATTCAGTTGAGAATAGCTCACATAATAATTTCGATCTATGTATTTTTCTTTTGAACAAGTTATACACGGTTTTTTCTTAGGATTTTCTTTTTCTATTTTTTTTGTAACTATGATGAACACCTTCTCCCAAATAACATTTTCCCTATAGGTAACGTGAGGAGCCTGTATTATAGGGAGAATCACACAGGCGATTATACTTCCTTGAAGCAGGATGAAACTCACGAAACTTTGCACGATGAAAATGTGCAAACCAAAAAGACTGAGATTCTAGAAGTCTCAGTCAGATGGATTCAGACACTTAATCTTGCGCCACTTAGCGTGGATATCGTTCAAAACAACATCTGATCAGATGTATAAGGATGGCCTTGTGGCAGATGCCTCGATCGAGGTCAAATAGGTATTGCGGCAGCAATTGTCATTAGACAAAGTGCATTGTTGAGAGGCAATGAAATTGGATTTTTAATGGATGCTATTCAATAATTTCATGAACTAAACCAAATTCTTTTGCTTCTGTAGAATCGAAGTACCAGTCCTTAAGTGATTTCCTTGTTTTATCAAGTTTTGCTTGAGTGAGAGTTGTGTTCTTTATCATAAGACCATCATACTTTTTCTGGATTCGTTTATTCTCCGCAGCAACACGTTCAATCTCTTCATTTTTCCCCATTACACCAGTTGCAACCTCATGATACATGAAACTTGTAAAAGGGTAGGAGAAGCGTTTGTGACAAGCTGTGAAGATAGCAAGCCCCATGCTCATAGCGTATCCATCACAATAGCCATGAACAGGAGTCTTTGAGGTTACGATAGTTGATACAAGCGAGAACCCATCATAAACAGATCCTCCGTATGAATTAATATGCAACTCTATAGGCACACGATCTTCAAGTGATTTGGCTTCGTCTTCTTTATTGAATTTCTTAATCATCATTCCAGCAGTATCAATAATTGAGCTTTCAATTTCTCCATTTAGGATAATTTTTCGGTCTTTTAGATTTTCCAAATATATTTTATCGAAGAGCATAAGTGATTTTGCTTCGATATCGTCATAGAACAATTTTTTCATTATTTATTCCTCCAATGTTGGTGTGTTATGGAGGCATTGGCATATCCTTAAGACAGGATAGGCGTACCGAGAAGTATTATTTTCTCAACTCTTCTAAAATTTCAACGTTCTTTTGAATCTGTTTTTCAAGAATCAACTCGCCTGTTTTTATTACTGCATCATCGTATAACATGGATAGACACTGATAAAATTCTGTACCCGTCTTACAGCTTTTAAGAATTTCTATGTAATCTTCAATAATATCTTCTTTAGATTTTTGTTGATTAACATTGAGGATTATCAAATTAACAGGAGGGGAGGTGGGATTCATAGCGAACTCTTGTTGCGTAGTTTGATTTTATACTCAATCGTTCTTCCTTTACCTCTTTCAAACACTGAAAACAAAGCTCCAGCTTTTGCTCCAGTCATAAGGCTGTCACTATACTCATCTGCTCCCATGACACTAGGAATCTGTATCATTTCGATATCATTATTGACTCCTTCACCCACTGTTAATGAACCTGCATGATGGAAATGAGCCACATATAGATAATCAATGAAAGAACGATGAAGCAGCGATAAGTCACGGATAGCATTTTTTCTACCCTTTAACTGATGACCATGCAAAGCCCAAACATTGTAGCCAAGGACATCGATTTTAACAATATCAGATTCATAAAGTGGAACTTTAACATTGGGATTGTATTCAAGTACATCATGGACATAATTCATTATCACTTTTTCCAAGTCTTCTGAGACAAACTCACTGCGACTACTATTGAAAGGTCTGATTTGAGAATGATTACTCGCTGGAACATGGTGATATGTAATTTTCACATGTTTACTTAATTCATTTAGCCACGAAGCAATGAATTTACTGAATTTAATTGTTTGGTCGATGAAACCCATAGAAATTGATTGAAGTTGGCTTACACGAAGGCTCATGCCTTCAATGGAATCTGCTCCATTGATGATATGAATATGACCGAATCCTTGTTGATGGACAATGTTTAGAGTTTCATAAAGCAATTCTTGCATACTTTGTTTTGCAAGTTCTTCGTTGTATGAATTATTGATACTTTGGAAGTGCTTTCCGAAGTGAATGTCTGCAAATGTAAGGATACCAACCTTATCATCCTGAACAGAGAAGAAGTTGTCTGATTGGAAATCAGGAGTAGGAAATTTATCTATACTATCCTTAACCATATCCCACATAACTTTAGTTCTAGCATCTTCACGGAGCAGTTTATTGTATTCCACTTTAACTGCCTGAACTTTCTTAACAGCAGTTTCTGCTTCAATCTTTTTGAGTTCATATTCGCTTAAAATTTCATCATCATTAATAGTGGATGACTTGCCTAATTCCAATCCATCGGAAAACGCAGCCCACCACTTACGATATGTTGATTCACCATAGCTGTCGCCAGTTTGCTTATTAATGAGATCTTTAATTTCTTCCCAAGTTAGAGAATAAATGTCCTTATTAGAACAGATGCGAATTTTAAAATCCTTAATTGTTTCTGAACCGACTTTTTTAAGATCAGAAGGAGTCATCTAATCACTCCTCATCAGAAGGTGTTGCCACATACTTCTCTTTTGGTGAGACTGTGATTTTATCACCTTCAACAGTAAAGGAAATGCTAATTGCATTAGGATACAGTGCAAACAAATCCTCTTTGATTTTATTTAGTTCCTTTTGCTTATTGTCTGACATATAAAACATCTCCCTAAGATTTTTTGGTATTACGACAAACAAAAAGACAGGAGTGGTCTCCTGTCAATGAGAGGATATATGTATTTGAGCTTAGAATTCATTATAGGCGGTCAGCTGCTTGCTGTGCCAATCTTGAACGCTCACTTTTCGTGAGAGAAATATGTCCAACATTTTTGAGGTCTTTCATAGCTTCCGTGATATGAGTGAGACCATTGGAGTACATATCTAAGTATGGATTGTCTATTTGATACGGATCTCCTACAAGTACAATCTTACTTCCAACCCCCATGCGTGTAACAATGGTTTTAACTTCATGTTGAGATAAGTTTTGAGCCTCATCAATAATCATGAATTGTCTAGGAATCGATCTTCCACGGATGTAGGTCAAAGCTTCAACTTGAATAATATCCTCATAACCTTGGAGTTTTTCATTAAGTTCAATATCACTTTTACATCCAAACAAGTGTTCAAGATTATCATAGATTGGTTGCATCCACGGACGGAGTTTCTCTTCCTTTTCGCCAGGCAGATAACCAATATCCTTACCCATTGGAACGACTGGTCGAGCTACTAGAACCTTATTGTATAATTGTTCGTCCATCTTCTTATGTAGCGCTGCTGCAAGTGATAACAGTGTTTTACCTGTACCTGCTTTCCCTGATAAGGTTACTAAATCTACACTATCATCAAGCAATAATTCGAGTGCCATTAGTTGTTCAACATTGTTATGTGTTAAACCAAACACTTTCATATCTTTTTTATAGAATACTAATTCAACAAGTTGACTACCGACTTTCCTAGTTACAGCTCTTTTTCCTTCAAAAGTATGGGATTTAAGAATAATAAAGTGATTGTCGTAGTAGTTAATAAATCTGTCATCAACTTCAATGCACTTGTCTTTATAGAAGCGATCAATTAAGTTGTCTTCAACAAAAATTTCCGTATATCCTTTATACAAATCATCTTCGGTTGTGACCAATTTATCATACTCATAATCTTCAGCAGTAACACCGACAGTATCAGCTTTAATGCGAACATTCACATCTTTGGACACAAGTACTACTTTTTGTTCGGGGAGTTCATTTGTCAAGGCTTCTGCTACTGAAATTATTGCGTTATCATTATTAACTTCATTGAAAACTTCAAACACAATTGATTCTTTGCTATGTCTAACGATTTTCAATGATCCTCCATTTTGAAGAGGAGCACCAATATGTAATTTTGCATTTTCTCTGAGTCCATCTAATTGACGAGACACATATCGAGCATTCTTACCGAGTTCGTCCATGAGTTTCTTTTTTGAGTCGATTTCCTCCAATACTACTGAAGGAATGATAACTTCATTTTCACCGAATGAGTACAAGGCATTTGGATCGTGAAGCAAGACATTTGTATCGAGCACATAGATTTTTTTCATCGGCAATTACCTTTCTCATTTAAGGTAGAATAGGGGAGTGGAGAGACCCTTAATCAGAGTTCAATCCACTATAAAAAATTATTGATATATGTATGAGGATAATTATATTTTAGTTATATGTATTAACCATTAACTTGCGATTTTAGATTTTTAGCTGGTTTGAATGCAGGAGCTTTACTCGATGCGATATCAATAGCAGCTTGTGCTTTGGCAGTTTCTACATCTACACCTTGCTCTTTAAGTTGCTTCAACAGCTTAGGATTCTGTCCTTTACGAGCAGCACGTTCACGAACTTCGAAGTTTCCGAAACCGATTATTTTCACATTGTCGCCAGATGCTAGTGCCTCAGTAATTGCATCAAATACTGCATCTACTGCTTTAGTGGAATCTTTCTTTGTAAGTTCGGATAGTTCTACAACCTTATTTATTAGTTCTTGTTTATTCATTTTTTTATTTTCTCCCTTTGATTTTGTTTTTGGTTTGTGGTTTGATTTGAAAAAGTCTTATATAATAACGTTTTTCTCCTCATACTAGTAAATTCCGAACATTGTTCAAAAGCTAGTGTTTGCAATGGTTTAATAGCTATTTCTAAAAATACACGAATTACAATTTTTTGTTTCTATATTCTCTCTGTTTTTCTGCATTATACTGTTTCCACTTATCTTTCCAGCAAATGTTACAGTATTTTTTCCGATTACTTTGCACTTGAATTAGCTTGAAACACGATTCACAACTACCTACATTTTCACCTTTCCATTTTAAATATTCTAGAACGTAATCCCTGAAATCACTGATCTTGATTACAGGCTCACTTGCTTCATCAATAAAACACACTCGCTCACTGGTGTTATCCACTTTCCTTGAACTTCTCAATATTCCTAGCTCATTTAATATTCGCAAGGCTCTTTGTTGTTCTCTTGTTGATTTATAGCCTTTATTTATTTTTGCATCAACCAGTACTTCTTTAATTTTAATGTTTACCCAATTGTCGTTTGTCTTTTTTATTTGATTAAATATCTTACCATAAATTAGATATACAAATGCAATTTTCTCAAGATCATTGTCATTGATGCTTTTAAGAGTGGTTAATTCACTCATGGTAATAATGACCTCACGAATATCAACCAATTCATAGCCATATTTTTTTACGGATTTTACTGCATAATCAATACGATTATTCCATTCCTTATGTATGTATTGTTTTACTCGAACTCTTATATGAGAAACCAAAGTATCCTTGACCTGTTGTTGATCCATGCCAATTGAGAAATAATGTTTGGCTAGGACTCTAAGAATAGTCCCATAATTATTTTCATCGAATGTCTTATTTAGAAGAGACTGATCAATTAACTCTTGTTCATTTAAAACTACTTTCAATATCGCAATCCTCCAATACATTAGAAACTAATTTAAATTTTTCTCCACCAAATTCGATGTCTCCAAGTGAATCCAATACGGGGTAGTGGATCGTATTATTATTCCTCTTAAGTAAATTTTTGATCATTTGTTCTCCACATATGTCCCAAGCAAATTGCTTAGAATTATCGCTTCCGTTGCTGTAGCAAACTTCAACTACAATATTGGTTAGCTCCTCTATACAATTACAAAGCATTGATGCTTCTTTTTTAAAGGATTCCACAAATTCAGCACGTTTACTTTGTCGCTCATCTTTATCAATTTTCATCGACTTAGATGATTTTACATATTCCCTAACCTGAGTGAGGTATTGCTTATAAAGTTCCTTTATAGCTGCAAACCGACCCTTAGTATAAGTAGCGTTACTCATAAGTATTGTATGATCAAATTCAACTTTCTTGAGGGTGACTCTAACGTTATCAAACTCACCCTCAATTTTACGACAAATATTATTCATTACTGAATCAGCCATTGAAAGAGGAGTTTTATAATGATAAAACTTTAGAAAATTCTCTTCATCTTCATTTTTACCTTCTTTTGCAATTAATTCTTCAACACTTAGATCGAATCGTTTGTAAGCATTCTTGGTTGTATTTGCTATGTATAGTCTATGCTGCTTCATCAAATGTGGATATATGTATGAGAAGAAATACGGTTTTTTATCAGCTAAGATGCTTATATTAAAATCCCTTTGCTCATTAATATCTTCTTCTTCATCATTAGAAGGCATATTTGATTTGTAATCATACCAATCTTTTGGCATCGCTTTACTTACGATTCCTTTAGACTTGTCTATTGCGTTTTGCTGATAATTCTGACCACAGATAATTCTGTATTCTAATTCCTTGTACTCTTCACTTGCTCTGTCATACTTTGCTTGAACGTCGAACATAGATGTGATTCGATTGGTTATAGAACCTATGGCATCTCCAAAACTGTTCTTGTTTGCTTTTATAAAATCATCTTCTGTGGCAATGATTTTATTTGCTGTTTTTTGTACACATAAGATTGCTTCTAACTCTCTAATTGCCCTAAGGATGACAGGGGATGGGGTAGTCATTACTGAATCGCCATCTTTATCCAAACCATTTAAGGCGTGAGCTGTCGTATCCCATGAGTTAAAAATTGTAACAGTGCTCATATACTGATACCAATAGTTCATAACTTCAGTATTTTTAAATCTAAGTATTCGTATGTTATTGTGACATGTCATTGGCGCTCTAAAGCATGCCACCTTATCAATATTCTTTTCATTCCAGTAATTCGAATAAAATTCTCCTGCCTTGAGTAATCCCGTAACCTCCATACCAAAAATCGACTGACAGAGGCTATACGGGTCTCCTGAAACAATAGAAAAATTTCCTTTTACTCTGAGAACTCCTGTTTTGGCATCGTTTATTCTTTTTTTAGTCATATTATGTATTCTTGTTCTTACAAATGGATCTTTTATCATTTCTTTGTCTACCATTAGTGCTTTTGAGAAATCACTATCCGATTGTGTAAAGCTCTTATCATGTAAATGCGATCCTTTTAAGAACAGCAGACTTTTTCTCCAATCTTCACTTAGAACATCTTTGATTTCTGTAATTGTAGGCTCAATTAATTCATCAATATCATTGTCACTGAGATTTAAAGATTGTATGAATTGGTAGTTTAAATTTCTTTCATTTTCAAGCTGCTTCGGTATTACCTTGGTGACACTCCATTCATAACCGTTTTCATCACAACAACGCAGGTAATGTTCAATGTTGTTGTAACTGTCCCACAGTTTTAACATAGAAGTTGTTAGAATTAATTGAATCTGATCATCAATTAAATCCTTCATATTTCCCCAAGCATCTATGACTTTAGTTGTTCCAGATATTTTATTCGCAAAATCAAGAAAGTCAAAACTAAAAACCATACCCTTTGTAAATGATCCCCTCAAACAATAACCACTTGGGGTGTAATCTTCTCCTAAAAATTCGGCCCAATGCTTGCTGAGAGAAGGGAGGATCAAACCATATCCATCACTATCATTTAACTCTACTATGCTGTCTTTTTCATATGTCATTGAAGGATACTCACCATAGGTGTCATCAATCTTGACTATGTCCGAAGTGAAATTTGTTACGCAGTCATTCACAACTAAAATTCCTGTTGGATTTGGTACTGTGACGCTTGCGCTGCATGCTAGAGACTTGTAGGCCTCAAGCTTAGCTGGAACAAAAGGTTTGCTTGCATCTCTACCGTTTTCTAGACGTATATTTAACTCGCTATGTATCAAATCACTTACGTATACAACGGTGCTATTTTTTGCTCCTCCTGTTGTAGCCAAGAGTCGTTTAAATTTAACGCCGTTTATATAGAATCCTTTTTTGCTATTCAACCTGTCAAAGTCTTTATTGCTGTCCATAACAATGCATATATAATCCTTGACAAACGTCAAATCGAACAATAAATCGTACTGTTTTCTGATATTCTTTCTATGTTCAGGTGTTGTAGGATATGATTTTAATATTTTAATTTGTTTTTTTGTTACTTTAACTTGATTTTCAATTTCATCATCATTAAGACCTTTGATATTCCTTATGAATCTAAGAGTTGTGCTATCAGCTAATGAAACAATTTCCTCGTTTTTAAATGCTTCAGAAGAGGATAGGTTAAGATTCCAATTCGCACTTCTTATTCGCGACGAGTTGATTTTAAATATGTATTTTAAACTGGATTTTTGTTTACTCAATAATAGAAGTCCTCCGATCTTGATTGTTTTTTCTTTTACTTTTACATACAGGGCAACGTTTTGGAATTTTAAAATTTTTGTCTGAATAATACTTCAACTCTTTAAACTCCATATTAAATACCTTATTGCATTCTACGCATCTGTTACCAATCTTATGGTTTTTTGTAATTTGAATAGTCCATTCAGTGAGAAAATTTGTATTAACAAGTTTCTCATAATCTTTATTTAATACTGAAATACGATTAATTATTTTTTCTTTACACTTCAGTACCACTGAAAAAGTGTAGTGGCTAAAATATTGTCTTGTTTTATACATATGCTTTCTGCTGCCATTATAATAACTTTCTGATTTGTATTTTTTGGTACTAACTAATTTTAATTCGTAAGGATTAATGCATTGATTTTCATTCACAAATGATACTTTATTAGTTAGGTCTTCTGGAGTAAAATCTAGTTGGAGTTCTTCAAATTGTTTTTTATAGTTTTTATAATCTTTATAAAGTTTACTGCATTTTGCTGACTTTAGCACCTCATCTACAACGCCTCTGCCTTCCTGATCAATGGAATCGATAATTAGGGAAATACGATCTATTGAAATGGTTCCGAGTTTATAATTTGTTATTTCACGCCATAACCAATCCAATTTTTCAATTCTTTTCTTTTGCTCATCTGTGACAAAATCATACAGAACAATTTCTTTATACTTACCGATGGTATTGTAATATGTATCATTCTTCTTAGAATTAATTATCTTTCCATTGGAGAAAAGGGGAGTAAAGCTAGATGCTTCATTACCTAACAACAAGTCTTTAATGTCTACTTCTACAACTGTTTTCTTTAACTCTAACCATTTATCTATATAATCTTCAGTTTTCTTCTTATTTCGATAATTCATTTCAAAATATATAATTTCGCTACATTTTGTTTTGATCGTAATGTCAGGGCGATAAATGCCATGAGAAGTATGTATTGATTGTTCAACAATTACTTCAGAACAGATGTATGTTTTATCTTGTCCATGGATTATTATTCTATCGCCACATTCAATAAATTTGTTTTTAAACCACCAGTGAATCATTGTCTCTGAATTACACTGAGTCGAATCGTCATGGGCGAAATGAGATGCAACTTTTGATGAATTAAGCGCTTTTGGTATGACGGTAGATGAGCAAATAGGACAATTATATGTATTGTATTTGTTAGATTCATTAATACTTGATATGTAGGTTATTTGGTTATTAATATCATATGCAAACCACAATTTAACATAATTGCTTTCCAACTATAGTTTCACCTACCTAATCCGTTTTATTTCTCCACTCATCAACTTTCGTTCATATGAAAAATCATCTTCATACCTCTTGTCGCTGCTGGTATGTGTGTCCCATCCGTCATTCCCTTTTCTTGCATATGTATTCTGATTCTCTTCGCAAAATACTTCATAACGTTCGTCAATATTACCGTCATAGTAAGCGTCCTGCCACGTCAACCTTGATAGATTCCCCATCTTAAAATCACCTTTTTCATATTTTTTATTTAATCAACCCTCTCTAATAAGATTCGGCAAATCAAGAATATTTATCTCTTGTTTGCAAGATCAATGTAACATCATTTCCAAAGATTTGTCAATGATTTTAATTTTTCGCTTTTAAAAAGGGAAGAGAAGTCCTTTTGGGACTCCTCAGAATAAATGATCGATTATTAATCCTATTCCGTCACCAATTTTTTCAACTCCAGACTGCGCCCAATTAAATGTATTGATGTCTCCATTGATAATATTATGACCATTATAAGAGATGTCCACATTAACAGGTGTGTGAACAATATCATACAAATCACAAAGATCCAAGTTGAAATTCAAACCGTCCTCACATACACTGATAGATTCACTAATTGGTGAGCCGTTAATTTTTAATATCATCTGTTTTCACCGTTCCTTTTTTGATTCTTTTTTCTACTTTATCTGGTAAAGCAGTAATGAACCGAGAGTATCCGTCTTTGTTTTTTACATAGTTCATCGAGTAATATCGTTTCATATCTTTAAGATCTTCATCAGTAAATGGAAATAGTTCGTTTTTTAATTCGTCATAATTTTTCTTATCTGATCCAGCTAAGAGCATGTATGAAGTATTAGCACTTCTTAATTCATCTCTCATATGTTTTAACTGGTTTATATAGTGACAACTAACTATTGGCTTCACAATGAATTTAGCCATTTGAGATAGTTTGGTTGTTAGAAATTTCTCGGTATTCGACACTTGATACAATTCATCAATAACAAGATTAATTTTTGTTCTCTTAGTCTTATCCTTGATTCTTTCCGCTCGAACCTGAGCTGCAAGCCAGAGTTTACTTAACCAGAAGAGAGTGTAGACATCTCGTTCGCTATCAACAGTGAACATCGATTGAGGCATCCGAACAACAATTAATTGATTTTTTTGCATTTCTTCGCTAAGGTCAATGTTCTTCGATGTATCTTTTTTAAGCATGAGTTCCATATAGGTATTTCGCTTAAGTGTGTTTAGTCGGTCAATAATTCCTACGATAAGATTTGTTTTTGTTCCAGTAACCAATCCCTCTTTATCAGTTTCATCAAGCTCATGCAAGTTATCAATGTATTCTTCTAAATTTTCAAACTGAGTCATGGGAACTTTTTTAAGATACTGATATCTGATTTTAAAATTAGTAAGAACACCAAATACATCCTTTATGCTTCCATTGCTAATAAAAACGATTAGACTAGCACTTTCTAAATATCGTTCCATCTTAGGACTTAATCGACTTTCATCCGCATTAATTGAATTGACTAATGTGAGCACATTTGTAGTTTGACGCTTAGCGTTTTCATATTGCTTGAAAGTGTCATTGCTTTTACCGACTTCATTGTATCCGAGTCCTTGCATAGCGTTAAAATCATCACACCTTATTTCCAATACTTTTTCTTTTGGAAAAAGCTTTGCGACACTATCACTTAATTCACAGTTTTCAATAAAGTCGAAAATAATCACGCACTCGCCATTTTCAATTGCATCTATACTTAAATGGCTAATTAAATTACTTTTACCTGCGCGAGTGGGGCCAATGAGTAATAGTAGGAGATTTCTAAATTCAATATCATTGCTTAAAAAGGCTCGTTGTTTTTTGCCTCGATATATATTTTCACCAATACACATCACTCCTTGTTGTAGATCTTCTGGAACTTCTGTTTCATTTGTTTCTACTTTTTCAATAAAATTATATCTCTCTAGCACATCTCTTCCTGCCAAAGACAGGAAATTTTGAGCTTCCTCATCACCTATGCAGTTACGTTCTGCGCCAATAGAATAATCTGTATAGTTAAATGTTTTTTTAAAGGGTTTATAAATTAATTCATTATCCTCACTGATTGTATCAAAGCTTTGAGCTAGACTTCTTGAAATATTTCTCTCGCGAATTTTGTCTGTGCTATCTGTCATGGTCACAATTTGTAGCGGAAGGGTAGAAGAGTTCCCCTTTTTTAATGACCAATCGCTTAGTTTCTTTTGTCCGTTCATTCCCTCAAATAATTTTGTTAACAATCCTACGTCATCTTCATCTTTACTTTTGGATTTACCATCACTGCCTGATATTGCTTCCGCGAAAGACGCTAAGACTCCATCGATAGTAGCTGCACCCCACCTAAGAATATAAGACCAACCAGCTTTATTGCGATCCACAGGTTTACCACTTTTATATTTATCAATTGTTGCTTTGTGTTTAAACTTCCAACCATGTTGAGTTGAAGGGAGGAAGTTGTAAAAAACGCCAACTCGATCACCTTCCTCCAGCATCTCAACAACATTCAGATTACTGTTCAATAATTCGTTATTTCTTCTATCTACTGCTAAACTCAATCCGTCTTCTTTTTTATATATAATTTGGTGCTTAGTTGAATTGTCAGTAAAACAGGGGAGTACTGCAATCTGATCAATAGTAATATTAGTCCAGACATCACTAATTTTTTCTTTGATAAATGATAATTGAGTTTTTGGCACAATTAGATAAAAATCCACTTTTTTCTTTTCCATGTATATTAAGTATCCTACTTTTATATTTGGGTGGATACTGATCTTGGTAGGTAATATAAATTCTTTGCCAAACAACTTTACCAGTTTCTCTTCTTCACGCTTAATGCTTTCAAAAACATTCCTATACAATCCACTAATGGCTCTTGCGACCTTATGGGTTCCATTATTTCTGATGGAATTATTAGGTTTAAGCTTAAGAAAGACGTATTCTGGCCTAATAATTTGAATATAATCGCTCAATTTTATTGATTTTTTCATTATGCAGCACCACCAAGAAGTAATTTTATTAACACATTAGCAAGGAATAGTATTGCTGCCCACCTCTTACCGTCCTTCCAGCCTACAACCCAGAACAGGACACATAATACACCTCCTACTAATGCTAAGCTAAAACTCAAATCGACTAGAACTTCTTTTATGGCTTCTAATGCTCCCATAATGGCTTCCTGCACTTGTTCTTTCGCCCATTCTTTAACGGTTTCTTTTGCTTCTTCAGGAAAGAACAATGAATCTGCAATATCAGATAGGGGAATGTGATTTATTTTAATAATCATTTGGATACCCCCTATATATCACGAAATAGAACATCAACCTCTGACATAGCCCAAGGAAAAGCAAGAAGTATTACATATATAATTAAATACTGGAGAAATGATTTTTTAGCAGTATCAAAATCTCCTTTGATGGTGTTATTGATGGTCTCCCATCCACCTTTAATGATAATGACCCATTTTCCAACATTAATAAGCTTCTCATATATTTTTGTTGCTCCTTCATCAATACCTGTTGCTGCAAATACTGATGTATCCAATAGACCAGATGAAAAGATTATCAATGTAACGCCCACAACTCTAAAGACTACTTTGTGTTTATCTAAAAATCGGATGAGAGGATCTAATATTTTTTCAGTATTGTAATTAGGGTTCATAAATTGGCTGATTGTCATTGACTCAATCCTAGCCATTGTTATCACTCCTATATAATTTCTAATGTTACAAGCATGACATGCATTTTTTTTGACGGATGCGAATATATTGGGGGAAGAGATGACCCAATAACATAGCCCACAGTCTACTCTTGAGTTCTAGAGGGTAGAAAGGATGTCCTTTTGTCGTTTTCTACCCTCAAATGACTTATCATTAAGCCTTAATGAGTTTCTTTTGCTTTCTTGCAACAACTTTATAGCCATTTTGTTTATCAGCTAAGATTTTATAACCAATATAGCTTCCAATGGCATAATAGCGATAAGCAGGGAGAGTAATATATACACCAACCATGATTGCAGCGATCAATATATTTCTTTTTTTCATGTTATCACCGTCCTATACCGCTTGATCTGTATCTTCTCCCGAAATTTCCTCGTTCTTCTCCAGTTCAGCAGTAATCCTCACTAATAAAGACCAACCAGCATCTGTTAAGAAAATATCTACTCCGTTATTTTTAAGATCCATCAAAGTTTTCATAGTTTGTTTCATTGTCATAATAAACACGCTCCTCTAATTTTGTTTTAGCGATTGTATTTGCTTAGAATATCCATTACTGATACTTTCTTTTCTTGTTTCTTAGCAGATGCTCTAATAATGCTTGAATCAACCTTGTAACCGATATCAGATGAAATCCCACTTTCATCATGATTTTGCTTGTTAATAAGTGATTTTTCAATATCATCTAACCTCTTAAATGACCATTTAAGCCCTGTTAAGACCGTCAGTATCTTTCCTTTACCTTCGTGATAATATCCCTCGAAAATATCTACTGGTTGATTTTGAAAGGATTCAAATAAGGTCTCTACTCGAATGAAATCCATAAGAGATTCTGATCCGTCAAATATGACAGCTGCTTTTTGAACACTGTCTGATGAAAGTGGGGCAAAAACTGAATTATCCCATGATTGGATGACTTTATCTGCTACACCCTCAGATGTGAGATTGATACTTTGGAGAGATGATGATAGTTGTGTTTCAGAAATTGTTGCTAATCCTCGTGTTCTTAGTACAGTTAAGAGATCCTTTTCATCGAAATTCCCGTTTTTAGAATGTTTACTTGTATATTCAGCCAATTTACAAATGAGGGAAGCAGCTTCTTGATTTGAGATTTCATAAAGTCGATTTTTTCCAACAGTAGGATTTTGATTACGGATTTGTTGGTTGTCGACAGGAAAGACCGCGACATCTAAAGCAGATAACTCCTCAAATGTCGAAACACAATTTACTTGGCTAGACTCTGCTTCTTTTATCTCAGGGATAACCACTAGAGAAATGAACACTTTATCAGGGAACATCTGGATAGCCATGTCGAGCAGTATTGGGCTAATTCCTGAACCAGATCCTCCTGATGAAGAGAATGCGAATGCAATGACCTTTGAATTACTGAAGTTGTCACGAATGAAGTTAATTGCAGTTTCCCATTGGTGTTGAAATAGACTAATTGCATCAAACCTCTGTTTTCCTACGCCCTCAGAGCCGAGTAGTCTGAGTTTGTGCTTAACCTCAACTGCATCGAGATCCTTCTGACTGTAATTTATTGCTCCATTCAATATTCCGTATTTACCAACCTCTTCGGAAATGTTTGATCCTGCCTGACCTAAGCCAATTACAGCAAGCACTAAGCACCAACTCCATTCACTGTGGTTCGAATTGCATTCATTCCAAATTCAGTAATGTAAAGCATGTGCATTTTTTGTTGAGTGACAATTTCGACAAATTTGTTGGCACTAAGACGGTAGATAATTCGACGATAAGTTGCTTCCGATAACTGCGTGGCAGGTAAGACATCGGCGTTCTTCATTGCTTTGAATCCAGCATTTGCTTCGTTGTCCATGAGAATAGCCAAAACCTTCATGTCGTCATGAGTCAATGAATTAGCAACGTGTTGAAAATAGTCTTGCATATATTCAATCCTCCTTTGAGATATTTTCTTTGAGTGGATGCTCTTGTTTGATGTTGTGTCGTGTTGTTTGCGCTTGATGATATAGCATATATCGACATGCTTGGTCATTATTCCTGTGGTTTTTTATATTAGCGTATAAATTTTTCAAAGAATGTCCATCCTAGTTGTATGAAGGGGTGGATATTAGATGTATGGATTAGGAAAACAACAAACCAAATTTGGTAAGTGGTGCAATTCGAATGGTGTCAAACAGGGTGAGCTGCCCATCAATAAAAACACAGCGACAAGGTTATGTAGCGACAATGATTACGAGCCATACGAAGAAACCATCGTGAGGGTAATAAGTTATCTTCGCGGTAAAGGGTATGATGTTCGGATTAGGGATTTCTGGTGAGGATTGAGTAAGAGGCTAATTTCAATTTCGAGTCTGATTTTGTGTAAGTGGATATATAAATTTAGATGGAACAGGGTAAGGTTGAATTAGTGGAGAGCTGAAAATGGAGAAGGGAATTTGTATGAGTGGGTATATAAATAAAATATTTAAATATAGATGGTAATGTGTTGACATCTATTCCCGACGAATATATAATAAAGACACAAGAAGAAATTGGAAAATATAACGTTGGGAATGGGAGATGGTTGAAATGTTAGCAGAAGTACAAAATATTGGAGTAAACAATGTGTACACGGATATTATGACTGTATTGAATGACTACAAAGATGAAACTAAAAAAGAATACTACAGGTGTGTGACTGAGTTTTTTAAGTTTTATCATGGCAAAGAAATTAACGAAATGACAAAAGACGAAGTGGAATTTATCACTGACGGTACAATTAAAGAGAAAATCACACTCAAGCACACTACAAAATACAGAAATCACCTTAAAAAGAAGCATCCTGAAGCACCAGCAACAGTGAATAAGAAAATGGCAGGACTAAAAACTGTATATAAGAAGCTTCAAGGTTACGGATATGATGTTGAGCATATTGCCTTTGCAGTTAAACCGCTTAAGGTTAATTTTAAAAGCTATGGTGTGTTAAGCGTAGAGCAAGTAAAGGTTATGGCAGAACTTGCATTGGAAGAAAAATTCCATGGATTCGAAAAACACTTGTACATACTTTTAGCAGCTATCACAAGTGTTCGTGTTGATGCTTTGTTATCCGCAACATGGGCAGATATTAAATTCAATAAGAAGACTGACTTCTACAATGTAAAAGTATTAGACAAAGGAGATGAGTATTCAGTTTCTCCATTTGAAAAAGACCTTTACGAGAAATTGATTCAACTTAAGACTGAGAATACAGTAAACACTGATAAAGTGTTTGTTAATCTTACTGTTGATAGTGTAAATGATTGTGTTAAACGTCTCGCTGAGAAGATGGGTATTCCTAAAGAGGATAGAATTACAACCCATAGTTTGAGAAAAGTTGGAGCATGTTATGAATTAGAAAGTAGCGGAGATGTTTATATGGCTGCTCGCCAAACGGGACATAGGTCTATTCAGGTTCTCGTAGATCATTACACTGATAAGAATGTGGATCAGGGTCGTCTAGCAGGAATAAGAATGATGAAAAGCTTTGATGAGGCAGTATTCAGTCTAGTCGATAAAGATGAATTGCTTAAATTATTAAAAGAACATGATCCTAATGCTTATCGGAAACTAGGATTAACCATACAAGACATGATTGACGCTTAAAAACAAAAATATGTAAATTCATAAAAGTATTGACTTATTAATATGTAGTTTGATATATTAGCATTGTCGATTAACTTATGTCGGCAGTGCTTTGTTTTTATTAACTATTTAATGGGGGTGTGAAATTTGCTAACTGGTAAAGAATTAAAAATTAAAAGAATCAAAAATGATATTATGGCGAAAGAAATATCTGAAAGTTTAAATGTTACAAAGGCATATGTATCTATGTTGGAAAATGGAAAACAAAGAATACCTGAACATATTTACAGGAAATGGACATATTTTTTAAAAATAAAAGGTGGTAATGATATTGAATAAAACTAAAGATATAACGAAACAAAAATTCGGTCGACTAACAGCCATTAAGCGCGTCGAAAGTGAAAAATCACATATTATGTGGATGTGCATTTGCGACTGTGGAAATGAGAAAATCGTTAGATGTAGTGGTTTAATTAACGGAAACACTAGAAGTTGCGGCTGCTTACACGCAGACATAGTATCTACGCATGGGAGGAAAAATACAAGGCTGTATAAGATATGGAAGGGTATGAAAGAAAGGTGTTATAAAGAATACTGTGAAAACTATCATAATTATGGGGGCAGAGGAATTAAGATTTGCGACGATTGGTTAGGTAGAAATGGATTTCAAAATTTTTATGAGTGGTCGATGAAAAATGGTTATACAGATGAACTGACGATTGATCGAAAAGATGTGAACGGTAACTACGAGCCAAGCAATTGCAGATGGGAAACGATGAAAATTCAACAAAATAATAGACGAAACAATTTATACATAGAGATTGAGGGCATTACAAAAACAGCAACACAGTGGTCAGATGAATCAGGTGTGGAAATACATATTATAACTAATAGATTTAAAAAAGGTGTGACAGGTAAAGATATAATTGCTCCGAAATTAAAACGAATAGCAGAAAAGCAATCTGGAGAAAAGAATGTCATTTGGAGTAAAAGTGAACAGCGATGGATTGTTCGCTTTAGAATTAATGGAAAACAAAAAGATATTGCATTATTTAAAGATGTTAAAGATGCTATAATATTCAAATATGAATACTTAGGAAAGTTAAATCAAAAATAAAAAAGGGAAATATACATTTTGTTTATGTGAAAATTAATAAACATAATAAGGAGATGAAAAATGATAATTGAAACTAAATTAACACCAATTAAAATGATATTCAATAAAGGTGATTTTCGCATTTATTCATGTACCACCAAAGACCATGCGATACAACTTAATAAATACAGTAATGCATCAATAAAGGGAGTCATGCAGCGTTTAGATTTAGGAGTGGAGTATGTTGCCAATGTAGAGTTAACCGAGGTTCATCCACAATACGGTGCAAGTTATGAGTGTCATTCCATATATCAAGATATGCCATCTTCAGGTGAGGATCAAAAATCATTCTTTAGGTATCTTTTAACAGATAAACAGGTTGAAGAATTATTTAAAGTGTATCTAAACGAGGATATTATCCAAATGATTGTGGATGACAAGTTCAATTCTAAATTGGTTAAGGGTATAGGTGAAAAGACATATAAACAGATACGTAAAAAAGTTTTAGAAAATATCGAACATAGAGACTTACTATCTAAACTTGGTCGATATGGAATTACATACAATGTAGTTATGAAAATTGCAGAGAAGTTTGAAAGTGTGCAATTAGCTATTCAAAAGATTGAAGACAATCCTTACTGCCTTTGTGAGCTAGTGAGTGGAATAGGATTCAAGAAAGCAGATATCATTGCACGTAAGATGGGGTTTGTTTTCGATCATCCATTCAGAATTCAATCTGGAATCAAATATACACTAGAGAACAATCAGCAAGAAGGTCATACATATATGATAATTGACAAAATGGTTAAAGCAGCTATCGACAACTTAGATATCAATGAAAATTTAATAAACGAACAAATTAAAAATACAGAAGGAATTATTGTTATTGGTGATAAGATTGCCTTATTGAAAACTTATCAAGCTGAAAAACACATAGCAACAAAACTAAAACAAATGCTTCATAATTCTATGGAATTAAATTTTGACCCAAATGAATTTATACATCGCATGGAAGTCAAATATAAAGATACCTTAAAACATGGTTTGTCTGAGCAACAGAAGGAATTTTTTCATAATGTTAAAAAGCATTCTGCCTCACTATTAGTAGGATATGCTGGTACAGGGAAAACTCAGATGCAAAGATTGCTTGTTGAATTATTAGAGGAGTTAGGAATGAGTTATGTTTTACTATCTCCTACAGGTAAAGCTGCCAAACTATTGTCAAGTTATACAGGAAGGCAAGCACAAACTATACATAGAGCTATTGGATATGGAAAAGACAAAGAGCAAAGACAATTGATATAAGTTGACGCTGATGTAATTGTGGTAGACGAGATGTCGATGACTGATATCTTCATAATGCAGATGCTATTATCTAAAATAACTAATCCAAAAGCAAGGATATTATTTTGCGGTGACTCTGCTCAGCTTGCTGCGGTCATGGGCGGAAATATATTGCACGATGCAATTGAAAGCAAAGTGATTCCAGCGACTATGTTGGATATTGTGTTTCGCCAAAGTGAAGGTGGCATTCTTGATATAGCAAGCCGTGTGCGAATGAAGCAGAAATTCATTGACGACAATTTCTCAGGTGTGAAGAAGTTTGGCGAAAATCTAATCATTCATTGTGTTGATCAAAATCATATGCAAGATGGATACAAACATTATTACAAAAAATATCTCAATAAATTTGACCCTATGGATATCATGGTATTAACTCCCACGAAAAAAGGGGAAATCGGTACGGTGGAAATTAACAAGTACGTTCAAGAACTTGTTAATCCTAAAACAGAAGCCAAGGTTGAATATCAGTACGGTGACTATATGACCTTTAGACAAGATGATTATGTTATGAATGTAAAAAATACATATGGAATTGAAAATGATGAAGGCGAAGCAGTCACGATTGTAAATGGAGATAGTGGAACAATACAGAACATTGTCCTAGAAGGTGAAAAATACATAAAGTATGTTCAAGATGAAGAAGGAAATGAAGATGAGATAATGGTTGACCCTAGAGGAACTATCATTGAATTTGATGATGATACAGTTAAATTGTCATTAGATGAGATGAACCAGTTGATCCATGCTTGGAGTATAACCTGTCACAAGAGTCAAGGGAGTAGTAGTAAGGCTGTTTTGATTATTGCAGACAGATCTCATAAATTCCAGTTAAGCTGCAACTTAATCTATACTGCGATCACGAGAGCTGTTGACTATTGTATCATTTTAACTCAAGCTGAGACATTGAATTATGCTATGCGTAAGGTGGATAATTTGAGAAGACAGACATTTTTGGAGAGCATGTTGAAGAATGAGTAGGATATATTTCTGGTGAAAATTTTTACCTCAAATAATAAAGATTATATTTTAGGTAAGAAAATTCACCAGAAAGAAATATTTTAGGTAAAAAATCTTACCTAAAGTAATAAAAAGTACTGATTTCAGGTAAAAATTTTTACCAAAAGTGGGGAGATATAAATGTCTTTAAAAGAAAGAACTTAAAAATAAAAAACTTTAAAATTCAAGAACGAAAGGGAAGGGAGTGAGATTTTTTGGATTTGATTCGACAGTTGGATTTGGAGTGTATGTATAATCTATATGAGTATAATATAAAAGTTGATAATTCATTTTTTGAGGATTGGTTAGAGGATAAGAATAAAATTGATGAGTTATATGTTCTATATTGTATCAGCAGATTGAATCATGATATACATAAGAGTATTGTGTTTACTAATGTTCATATGCTATCCATATCTGCACAATTACAGAAGGTGTCCAGCAAGAATTTTGTTAGTGTTTATAATGCATTGATTGGTTTGCAAGATAAAGGCTTTATACATATGAAAGTATTAGATGAAAAGGTTACTAATAAATTTATGCAGCCTATGAAGATATATCTACTGAAAACAACTCCTAAACGATTTACTGTAATAGAGCATTGGATGTTTGATAGATCAGTTAATGCTAAGGAGTTTTTTATATTCTCATATATAGCAAAATGGAAAAATTCTGAGCATAGGATATCTATTTCTGAGTGGGCAAATCAAATGGGATATAAATCACAGGGAGTAGAGAAGTTGCTAAAGAGGATGGAGTCTGATGGCAGAATTAAAATAGACTCTGGTAAGTTTTATTATCATGATAAATTGAACAGATATATACAAGAGGTAAATGATTACTCTTCTGTATATGGAGATAATGATGTTATCAGTACAGTTGAAGGTGAATTTACAGTACTAGAAATTAGAGAAAAAGTTGAGTGTAATGCATGGGGGAATATAGAAGAGGCAATTAACATGTTTAGTGAAATTGAGCAATATGATTATAATATCTATAAAATGTGCAAGGATCATTATTTGTTTCCTAAGTTTATTGTTAAATGTGAGGCTATTATAAAAAAGAAAAAGGATAGCTATACATATGATGGGATGTTTGAGAGATACGAAGAGAAATATATAAATGAAAAATTGGCAGTTACCTAGTATATGGGTAGCTGCTTTATTTTTTGATGTTAAAGTATCCCCCTCCCCTGTAAAGGTGATATATAGGATATGTTATCGATGAGGGAAAATTGTGCTATCGGTAGAGTTTGAATTGGGAGCTGTGAATAGATGGAAAGTGTAGAGTTTATATGGGATTGAGAGCGATTAGGAGATATTGTATATGGTAGGTGATTTGCTGAAGAGTAGAGTGTATCGTGAAAAGGTAGATAAAATAAGGGAAAATTGAGAGTAGAGGTGATTGGATAGGTGGATAATGGGTGAATGTAGGTAGGAATTGGTGAAAATGTGATGATTAGAGGAGATAAGGTGAAAGTGAAAATGTAGATAAACATTGAGTTTTAACGATAGGTGATCGATAGCAAATACGATAGCAGGAGGGTGTGAGAGAGGTGAAATTGAGTGGGATTTGAGTGGGGATGAAAAGTTGAGTAGATGGATAGGAATAGAGTGGATGGAGGTAAAAATAGAAATGAAATGGATATCGAATGAGATTATAAGTTGAGTGTGGAAGATGAACAGATAGCCGCCCATTGCTCAATATTTTACAATTTTTGGATGTAAACCATCCCCCCCACCTATGCATGGTACTCACTCCATGACCGTCCATCCCTTGTCATTACTATACATTTTCACTCCCAACGAATATACATTCGTACGGAATAGAGGAAATGAGCCTAATATTCATCAATTAAAACTCCGATTTCATCACCCTATCTTTATTAATGACATACTGATTAGGGTATAGTCTGCCACTGATATCCACGATCCAGTGAGGTCAGAGGGAGGACAGATGAAACAGCATTGACCAGTAAAAAAAATAAAAGTTTTCTTCTTAGCTCCAAATCGCTATAGTAACATAGCACCGAATTGTTAAGTGACTAGAATTCTAATTTGGTCATTTAGTCATATCTATATATGTTAACCTTGTATATTCAATGTTAGTTAACAATCATCTATATATGTTAACTGAAACAATCTATATTAGGTTAACAAAAATCTGTATCATTCTGCTATACTGTATTATTAACCCTATACTACCACATCAAATAGATATCACATAATTATCTAACCATCAACTACATGACAACAGATAAGTTTTATCTATCAATATGTCATATCAATAAGAATAACTTATCATATCCATATAACTCTATAATCGGGACGTATAATGTCCCATTAACAATGCTCAACACAACTTATAACTATTATCTATCACTATCTATATCTTATTAATATAACTTATCACATCCATATTATTATCTATCTTTTCACGATCTCTCTACATACACTCTATAACGCTTCACACTACCCACAATCAACTCTAATCAATCATACATCACATTACACTATATCTATTCTCATTATCTCATAATGTCTCACAACGTCTTACACGGTCATACAATAGCCTTATATCCTATCACAATAGAACACTATAGCATCATATCAATCACACATATCCATATCAATATTTCATTCAATTAAAGTAAACTAATCACTTTACTTACTCAATCCATCCATGCTATAATGAATTATAAAATAAAACATTGAGAAGAGGTTTTCACTATGAGATACTTCACTATTTCCAAAAAAGGACGTAAAGGTTACAACTTTATTGAAATGGGTTACACATATGAATTAAATGTTGACATGTTCGGTAAAATCGAAGAATTCCTAATCTATGCCGATAACCGTCAAGCAGCTATCAAAGCAGGTGAAACGATTGTATCCACTATTACTTTTGAATCCACTACTAAATCCGTTCAATCAGAAGTAAATAAGCAAAACGGTCTACAACAGTTGAAGGTAGCTTATAGAATGCTTAAGACTCATGAAGATGCAGAAAAAGTAATGAACTATATTCAACGTTTAAAAGCTCATTTCAATATTATTGATGAAACTAAAGTAGAAGAAATTCAAGTAGCACAAACAGTTGAAGTAATCAATGAAGTAAATAATGAAAATGAACAAGAAACTCAAGAAAAACCAGTACAATCAGTACAAACCGAACAATCATACATAGCCTATAACCGTTCATTCTTATCCTATAATGAAGCATATAACTATTGTGAACAATCAGACCTAGATCTAGCTTACATAGTCACTGAGGAGCCTTCAGAGGCTTCTCAACACTCCTTACAATTAGACTTACAACTATTTGCTTCAGAATCCAATCAGCCTGAAATAAGCGTTAATAGTGAAGGTTATACATTCCTATACTACAATACAAACTACGATCTTGACATGTCACACAACGAATGGCAACGAGATGTTAATAAACATATGGGTGCTTACAATAAACTAAAGAATGGCAACACGATAAGCGAAACTATAATAGGCGAACTCATTGATTCTGATTATTCATTCTGGATTAAAGTAATAAACGAGACACCATATAAAAAGGATAATCAAATATTAATTAGTCTTACATTTTCATATGTCAACAAACCAATAAGCCAATACATTAACAAGGAGTGGTATCAATCAATTATATCTAACCAAAATAAACAGACAGACAGAGCCTATTACAAAATAGGCTCTTAAAAATAAAATATATTAATCAATAATTTTTTCTTGTATCTCCATAAAGTAAAGTGTATAATTGACTTATAGAGAGGAGATGATTTATAATGGCTACACAGTCAGAAATACTTTCGCTAATACATCGATTAGCAACTGAAAACAAGTACTCACGTACCAAACACGCTAAAGACCAAATGATTGACCGTAACCTGACAGGTGAAGATGTTCATGACATACTGGTTAACGCTCATACAATCCTAAGAACAAACGATGATAATCCAGATGGAATAACATCATACAAAATTGAAGGAGGCTCAAACAATCATAGATTAGCCATCAAAATACTACATACCGATAAATGGATTTCAATCATTACAGCTATGGACAAGGAATAATGTCCATAGCTTCTCGCAAAACTAAAATTAAAGGAGTGTTAACAAATGAAAATTCCATTCTGCTCATACTGTGGATCTTCAAATCTAATTTCATATACAGATACTTTAGAAAAAATCATCGATAATAAAGCTTTAGTTATCCCAAACATACCTGCAACAAAATGCAACGATTGTAACGAGATACACTATGATAATGAAGCTGATAAATACATTGATAAACAAATAGCGATATTCAAAGCTGAAGGGTTTGAGAATCGATCTAAAGAGGTTGTAAAGTCAAAAGGGATAACTCAGGAGGAGTTAGGAAATATGATTGGAGTTACTAAACAGCGCATCAATCAAATATTTAAAGATGATAACCTAGATGTCAAAACCATGTATAAAATTGCTAACGCTATAGATGAACCTGTACAGAATGTATTCTCATTTAATCGGATCACTCAAAAGGATAGTAAATTCTATATTGAGAATGAATAAGGGAAGCTTAATAAGCTTCCTATTTTTATTACATAAGGAATGAAGGGAGTTGGCAAAAATGAAAGCTCTTCGATATATCTCACTTGTCACCTTAATATTATCCATCATATATCTATTCATGATTACCGACAGTGATCCATCATACATGCGAATAACAGCCATTACAGTGAGTATAATTAGTATTGTTGGATTTACTTACTCAATCATGATTAGACGGTCACATTAATGATCTAAGACGTTTAAACATCTATACAAATATTAAGCTGCAATCAAAATAATAAGAGCAGAGGGAAGCTCATAAGGCTTCTCTTTTCCTTTTCTCCTCATTCCTCACATTATCCCACAACTCACATTAAAACCTCTTACAATCCATTTTGAGCAGCCAAAACAAAAAAAGGATCAGCATTAAGCCAATCCTCATATAATCCTATTCTGTTTTCTTTTTCGTTTTTCTACTCTTGTTTTCTCGGTCTTTCTTTTTGTCCCATTGTTTTATATTCTTATCTATTCCATCCTTAATCCAATCCTGTTGAAATATTGCTAAATTCTTTACATTGTTGCACAAATGATGTTCAAAGTAAAAATCACCTTTTCCATTCTTCCGCTTATTGCTATACAAAACATATTTTCTATTCATTTCATGGATCATCTTATTTAAACTGTCTTTATTATATCCTAGAGTATCAGACATTTTCTCAATACTCATATAGGATTTATTTTCTGTGTTAATGTCACCAAAGAAGCGCAATAAACAATATAAACCGTAATAGCGTTCACTCAATCCAATATCCTTGTAATATTGAAAAATGTCTAAGCTAACATTTATATATTTATCTTTTTCCGTTCTGGGCATTTCTTTTGTTTTACCTTCTCTATTTGGATCTGGTACAATATCAACTATTGGGACATCAGAACCATAGCAGACAATCAATTCTTTATCCTTTATTTTTCCATTATCATCAATCAATAAACTCCATCTAGATAAGCCATCAAACGTTAATATTCCTAAAGTTTTAAGCAGTTTCAATAATTCGAATATTTCCTCTGTTTTGTATCCTGTTTCTTTTCTCAATAGTGCAATAGAGGTAACAAACATATAATTTTGTTCCTGACTGTATAATCTAAATTTGAACATAGATATGTATATGTAGAAACCTTTATAACCTAATTTTTTATACTTATTATCTGAATCTAAATCAAACCAATTCTGCTTAACTTTAATATTTTTCATCGTATAATTAAATAACAAATAAACCATCTCCTAGCTTTCCATTGAGTACTCTCATAATTAATAATCATAAATAATATTGAATATAAAGTAGAATAAAAATATCCTATGTTTCAAGTGTTCTTATCTTTTGAACTTAACTTTTTCCTTTGATTTTAATCTTTAAAAGTAGTGAAATATTTTACTAGATAAATGGGAAATTTATTTTCCCGTTTATGAGATATTAACTTTAGTTCTTTCAAATACTTATCTTAGTTAAGTATATCCCGTTTTTTGACTATAATTTCAAGGCTTTCACAAAAACAGGCATATGCAATATACCATTTGTGCAAGCATCAATTTTTGTGCAATAGCCATATTTCACATATAAACATTGACTTTTTCACCTCCTTTATAGAATCTCTGGTATATCCCGTTTTTGATGCAAAAGTTCAAGGTATGATAATAAAAAAGTGTATGCAGGACATATAAAATGCAAGGTGTGGTCAATATCGGCTATATGCAAACATACATTTATTACAGTAGAAGAGAGGAAAACTCAACAATCATATAACTTTTATCCATCCTGTTTTTGGACTACTTTTTCAAGGCTGGATGATTGCCATTCGGATAATAATGCAGATAATTCGTCTGTATGCTCATATAGACTGAATAGATCTCCAGTTTTATGATGTCTTGCTTTAGTAATGAATCTCATCCCGTTTTGATTTAAATGATTAAATAGCTTCATGTCATAGCAGTAAAAATAATGTTTTTGATTCATTTTCTTACTCCTTTCATATGTATGGACATAGAAATACCTAATGTAAATATATCATATTTCACTTATACAAGTCAACTTATTTATTAATCTTTTTGGATAATTTGTTTATTTATTTTACCTTCATCTATAACAAGATTTCACCACCGAATGAATTCAGGATTTCGTCTGCTCATTGTTCCAATAGCAACAGTCCTTTTGTGTTAGACAATAAAAATCCCTAGCCAAAGTTACGACTAAGGATACATTGATATAGGTTATTTGCAGATTCAACTGAAAATTAAACAGATGACTGTTTCATTTCTTTCTCAACTAATAAATTGATAATTGTTGATGTTGTAGTTTTCTTTTCTTCTGCTTGTTGCCTTATCCAATCTAACAAATCAGGCTCGAAGTAGATAGCTTCACGAATTTTTTTGTCTAGTTTAGATGGTCTACCTGCCATTATTAACATCTCCCTGTGAACACTTTATAAAGGTATTTTAAAGCATTTAAAAGTATTTTGCAATATACAAAAACACCTATTGCAAAGCATTTAAAAGCATGTTATATTAGATTTATCAAAGAAACCAAACAATGAAACGGAGAGATTAAACATGAAAAATGTAAAATATGAAAAGATGTCTCAAGTTGTAACTCCATCAGGAAACATAGCTAATGTACTAAGTAGTGAATGTCATAATGGGAAGTGGCACAATCACGTTAGATTAGTTGATGAAAAAATCCTCTTAGAATATTATTGGAGTGATGAACTGGAGATTGTGAAAGTAAATGAGTAAAGACAAATCATTCAAGTATGAAGGGGAATCTACTGATGTATGGGGGATTCCTTCATATGTATATATCGGTGAAAAGTGGTCTATATTTGTATGGTTTGATTCAACTGGAAAATCTTCAAATTATACTTTACAAGGAACAGTAGAAAATATGAATGGAAAAGCATTTGAATTTATATTATATCTTTCTGGTCGTCTAACGTATCGTAGGATATTGGAAAGCAATTATAATGGGCTAGGCATTCAATATGATGAAAATGATAAAATAGTTCCAAAGTACGTAGTATCTGCAATTAGAAAAATAGAAGGGAGCTACAACAAAATGAAGTAACTCATGATTAAAGCATTCAATGAACTATCCTATTGGATGCAATATGAATTCGGATCTGACCGCAAAGAATCTGTTGAGCGTAGAACTGCTATTGTTGAACGATTCAAACGTGTATACGGTGAATCAATTATGAAGCATTCGCATGTAACTATAAAAACAAACTAAAATCAAATGGAGGCCATACCATGTTAAAACGTTTATCTGCTCTTTTAATCGCTCTGTCAATCTTCTTCACTCTTAATTCATTTGCTCATGCTTCAACTACTCTTAAAACGTCTCAGATCGTCTCTAACGTTGTCTATGATAAGTATGACGGCAAACTATATGCTTATACGGCAAAAGCAGCAGACGGTTCATTTTGGGTGTTAGATGTTGAACTAAGCAAAGGGGAAACACTGGCACAGCTTCAAAAGCGTTTAATTGGTCATAAGATTGATATTTATTATGAATTGGTTGATGGAGAAGAGGAGATTGTGAAGACGGTTATACAATGAAAGGGATAGTTTAAAATGAAAAATAGAAAACGTGACGTTTTTATTGACAGTTTATATATGTAAAGTGTATTATTGAATTAAGGAAGTAAACAATACATATTCGCGAATGGAGCGCTTAAAATGAAAAAAATTGAATTGATATTCAAAGTTTGTGCTGATTCTCCTCAATCTTTCACGGTTACAGCTTTAGAAAGATTCTTCGATGAATGTCTAAGCGCAAACATCCGATTGACTACAGCTAAAAAATTTGTTGAATCACTTTCCAACTTAAATGAATATACAAAAAATGCAATTGAACGCACATATAAATTATTCCTTGAAGATGAGCAGCAAAAGGAGAACTAGCCATTCCCCTTGAAAGATTGAATTCAAGGGAAATTAATGAATTAAATATGATAATTGGAGTGATAGTAATGATATTTCAATATAAATTGAGTTCAACTGGTGGATCGAGTGCCAAATACGGAAAATGTGAACTTTGCAATAAAGATGTTTCTGAGGTATTTATTCAAACAAAAAGTAAAGAATTCGATAGACCAGAAGGAACAAAAGGATTAGCACAAATAAATCAAACTTTTGGACATGAAAATTGCTTAATCAATGTAAGACGTTAAAATAATAAAAAATATGATAATGGAGAGTGGATATAATGGTAAACAAACTTTATAAAAGAGTTTTAGCAGGAGAAACAGTAACAACTTTTGATAAGGAAGTATATAATACACTTTGCGAAATGTTAAATAAAAAAAATGTTGATTATGTGAGCGGAGATATTGATCCAAATTATCCAAATGAACCATACTATGTTGAGCTAAATTAGCCTACGAAATTTTAATTTTATCAAAACTGTATTAAAACAAATAATATAAATGGAGAGTGTAATAATGAAAATTAACGTCATGACTAAAGAAATCCAAACTGCAATCAAAAATCTTTTAAAGGTGACACCAAGTAAATCAAAATTAGAAATGTTAAATGGCATCAAAATTATCGCAACAGAATCAGTTAGATTGATTGCAGTTAATCATGAAGTAATGCCCACTATCATTGAATTAAAAGAAGCTGAAGTTATTGAATCTGGTTCGATTGTCCTCACCAAAGAAACATTGAAACTTATCCAAAAATTAAACGATACATATATGACTATCGCATCTGATAAAATCGAATCAGGTAAACGAAATATTAAATACATAGGACTAGATCCAGTCAACTACCCAGACATCCCGTCAACTGAATTCACTCAACCAGCGTTTACAATTTCAAAAGAAAAGATGTTAGAAGTAATTTCAATTACTTATGCTTGTGCTGTTTCGGAATCAACTCCAGTGTTGCAAGGTTTACTATTCAAAGGTAAGGCTGTGACAGCGTGTGACCGCCATAGATTAGCTCTAGCGACTATTGAAAGCAATGAGAATACCAATGATATGGTCATCGCTTCAACGTCTCTAAACCTAATTTCTTCGTTCATTGATAAACAATACAAAGGTGGGTTTACTTTCACCGTTGATAGTCACAATAGACATGTTAGAATAGTTTTTGATAATGTTACTATGCTTTTACGATTGATTGAGGGGACGTATCCAGATACAACGAAAATCATTCCGCAACACTTTAAAAGTGAAGTTAAAATCAATAAAAAAGAACTGGTTGAGGAATTGCAGCTCATGAAAGAAATTGCTGATAAAACTGGGACAATAAACATAGACGTTAAAAATGATAAACTATATATTAAAGTTGGTTCTAAAGATTCGAAAAACACACTTACAAGTGAATTGGATGTAAAAAAAATAGGTGAAGACTTGTCAATATGCTTCAACCTTGAATTGTTACTTGATGGATTAAAAAACAATAAGAATGAATACATTGTGTTTAAAATGACAGGTGAATACACACCTGCAATGATTGACTATAATTATCTAGTGTTACCGTATAGAAACGCAAAGAAAGCAGCTTAAAAATGATTCTGAGAAGCCTAGAGAGGGTAAAACTTCTCTAGGTGGCAGGTTATGAAATGTAACATTTATGAGCCTTAAAATAAAAGCGAAATATCAAAAATAACACTTGTATTTAAATGTATAAAGTGTATAATAAAGGTAAGGAAAGAAAATACATATCCAATAAGGAGCGGTTATTATGCAAACAATTACACATGAACAAATGGTTAAAGAAATCGTAAATACTTTGGAAAACAATCAAAGTAAACAGATGACAATTGGTGTTCATGCAGGAGGTTTTGCAACATACTGCACTCTTAATGAATGGCAGGTGTCGGCTGATTCGTTTTACATCTACATCAAGAATAAAGAAAATAAACAACAATTTGAATTGCTAGTTAACGAGCTGGAAGCGCTTGAAGATGATCAAGAGTTGATGCAAGTGTATCCAGACATGGGCGCAACATTAGAAGTTTATTTAAAAGGTGCTACGGTTTGCTTTAAATTTGAATAGAGAACTAAATAAACAAACCAGAGCGGAGCCGATCCGCTTTTTTCTCTGTCTATGGGTATTAAATTTGCTGCTTTATTGGGCAGAACTCATTAAAAACAAAATATTGAAAAAGGAAATGATTTAATTGACTTTACATATATAAACCTTTATAATTAGAAACAAGAGGAAGACAATAATACATAGCGCATTAAGCGCAAAGGAGCGAATCAATAATGAGTTACTACCAAAACCGTGAAGCACTTGTTCAAATCGCTGGAGCACTCGTTGACAATGGTTGGACTATTTTCGGATATAAAGCAGATACATCCGATATGATGACAGATTATTGGAATCCGGCTTCTTGGGATGGAATCGCTACTAAAAACGGTTATGTACTCGTTATTGATAATAATAATACTCGCTATTCTGGTTATGAAGTAAAAAAATACAATTACAACAAAACATCATATAAAGCATCTGACCGTATCTCTAAACTAGAGGCAATGATGAATGATGCAGCATCAACAGAGAATGAAAAGGCTTCTTGTGCTGTATTGATTGAGAAAGAAAAAGAAAAGCAAGGAATTGCACCAACATACACAATTGAAGAAGTTTACCCCACATTCGCACACGGAAACCCAAAACATAATAATTGGCACATTGAGAAAGATGGTCAAATTGTTGCAAAAGGTAGCGGAGCTTTTGCGGTTAACTCGTATGATTGGGAGAATGAAGAAGTAAGTGCAGCAGATCAAAAAGCTGAAAAATTGAAAAAGTTTATCAATAAAATTGAAAAGATTTTGACTGATTCGGATGCATTGAAAGCAGAAGTTGTAAAAGTTGCTAAGCAAGTTATCAAGCCAGTACAAAAAGACAATAGCACAATTAATGAAGGTGATCTGCTTTCATTCTCGTATCATGGACATTTTTGGATCGTTACTAAGGTTTACACTGTAGGCGAACAAGTGCGCGTAACATATGAACTTCTAGGAAGTGAAAAAAGAGGATATCAACGTAAAAATAATGCAAAGAGATATTATCAACCATTGGCTAGACTTGAAAAAGAAATGACAGAAGGAAAAGTTAAAGTATACACATTGCAAGAGGTAACAGAGTATGTAGAAAAAACAGTTTTCAAGAAAACCAAACGCACTGTAAAGGCTTCAGACGCTGTACAGCTTGAAACTAAAGAAGTTGTAACAGAACAACCAGAACAGGCAACAGAAGCAGTACAAACGGAAACAACAAGCAATGATACAGCAAATGAGGATCAAGCAACTAAACGCCAATTATGGGCGCTACATTGTGCAACTAAACTAAACACAACTAACCTAGTTATAAGCAAGGAAAAAGCATCGGAATTAATCACTAAATCAAAAGCAGGTAATAACATCATTGATGAAATTAAAGCAATGTTGAACGGTGAATCAGAAAAAGTAAAAGAAAAGGCACAAGAAACAGAAACATCATATAACAGCAAGCAAGAAAAAGAACAGGATCAAACACAATTCATTGATAAGATTGATAAGCAAATCGAATCAGCACAAAATAAACTCGAATCTTTATCGGGCAATCATTTAACAAATACTTGGAAACGACAACAAGAGGAAGCAAGTAGAGAAATGAAACGTGAATCACTACGTTTTGATATTACTCTTCTTGAATACCTAAAGGATAAAGCATTCAATAACAGCATGACAAAATTAGAACAGGCTTTATTAGTTGGAGCTTTTCGGGATCAACTTCATAATTACTCAATTTCAAGAAACGATTTTATTTATCCCGAAATTGACACTCGTTATGATTTAAAGGGATGGTATAACAGCGAAGTACCAAAGAAGCAGAAGCGATTGCATAAGGCTGGACTATATAATATAACTCAATTAACAGCAGCAGTTGAAGAATATAAAGCAATTAAAGATGAGATTAAAAAACCAGTTAATCCAATAATGCAAAAGATTAAAAAACTAGAGTCTGATGTAAAATTCCGTAAAATTGCAGGGTATTTCCCTACTCCTAAAAATATAATTGAACAAATGCTGAATCATGCAGATATTCGAGAAGGTGAAAAGATCCTAGAGCCTTCAGCAGGGAACGGAAATATATTAGATAGTATAACAGCGTACATTCAAGCGAACGGCATAACAGCAACAATTGAGGCCGTAGAATGGAACTATAGTTTGCGTGAAATTTTAGAACTAAAGAATTATAATCTTGTTTCAAATGATTTTATGGAATATGCAAAATATAATCATTACGATAAAATCATAATGAATCCACCATTTGAAAAAAACCAAGATATCCAACATGTGCAACATGCTTATAAATGTCTAAAGGATGGTGGTCGATTGGTTGCTATTATGTCACCTCATTTCACCTTTGCAAATGACACAGCAAGCGTTAATTTCCGTGAATGGCTAGATGGTAGGGGATATTATGAAAAGCTTCCAGAAGGAGCATTTAAAGAGTCTGGAACGAATGTAAATACTGTAATGGTTGTGATTGATAAACTTGAAGAAACGGCAGCGGAAGCTATTTAAAACAATATCAGGCCGTTACATTGTAACGGTGACGGTCTGATATCTCAATATAACAGAAGAGGTGTTTTATTATGGATGAATTAGAAACATTAAATTTTAAATTAGTTGAAATTCAACAAAAAATAGATAAACTTAACAATAGTGATCCCTATTTGGATCAAGTAAAAGAACATTTTCATTTGGGGATGGTTGGCGGTTCTGGCAATCGGAAGAACCTAAACAAGCTTAACCTAAGACGCGAAAGAAGTGTAAATAAATCAATTGAACAGGCAAAAATATATACAAAATTGATTGAAGAAAAAGACTTTCTATTAAAACGTATAGAATTTATTGTGTCAGGTAAAAAAGTAAGACAAGACAATTTAAAAGAGATCATGAAGAATCAAGTTCTATCCGCTCAAGTTGGTGATTTAGTTATCGATTCAGCATATGGAGAAGTAAAGGTTGCAAGAGTAAATAAAAAAACCTTAACAATAGAGACAAAAAGCGGTTATAGGGAAGCTCGACCATTTAACTTAATTATAGGGGTAAAGCAAAAGGTGCTATAATTCCACTTTTTGATTTTTGCAAAGATCATATAACAGCCAGTGTTAATTATCACCAGCAACTTTTCAAAAAACGGATTACTTTACTATAACAGCCGACACTTTTAATCACGGCGACTTTTTTTGAGTGTTCAAGATTTCACTATAACAGCAGCACTTAAATATCGTGGCCTCATAGCCCTTGAAACTAAGACTTTATAGGGTAAAAGATAAAAATAGAAATTTTAATAATTCAGTTGACTTTATATATGTAAAGTATTAGAATAAGGATATACAAAACGACCGAAACGGAGCGATGATGAATGAAAAATCAAAACGTTGTAACAGAGGTTAAAAAATTGAACGCTGATAAACTGTTCAACAAACTAAAAAATGATTTAATGGTTAGACTGCAAATGACAGAAGAAGCTGCTACCGAACAGGCTGGAATGATTACAGGGACATTCATTAAGGCTCAAATGGCTTAAGGGAACAAGACCGTATATTTGACAAAGGTTTACGGTCTAAATACACATATCTATGGAAGGATGATGTATGTGTCAATCATAATTATTGAACCAGATGTCTCCATATTTACAGGAGAGTATGAGCAAAAAGAAGGTTTCGGAAAGTGCTATATTTGTGGTGTACACTCTACAATTAAATACACTGTAAATAGCAAAGGTCAAGTAATCGAAGAGACTAAAGAATGTTCTGAATGTGTTGACGAGTGGCAGCAAGTTATAGGGTAATCAAATGACCATTTCAATACCTAAAAGGAGATTAATAAGATGAAAAAGATAAATAATTATGAGGTAGTTGAATACACATATGGCACCATTGAAGAACGAGATAATCATGTAGAAGCTTTAAGTAAGGAAGGTTGGGTAGACAATGGGAAAGTTAGAAGAATGAAAGTTAATTCTTGCATTATGAGTGCGACTGACAATGATTATGAATACTACGCACATCTCATAAAATACAGCCAGTAAAATATCTATTTTATCAATAAATTATAAAATAATGGAGTGATAAAAATGATTGAAGGAAACAAAATTATCTTCGGACATGGAACTATTCTTGTAAGTCCTCTAGCTATAACATTGAAGCTGCTTCATATTGATCCCTCTGCAATTATCGGAGAACCAATAACTCAAGAGTTTGAAGAAGGAATGAGTGTGATTAGCTGTGTATCATTCAAAAATCTTTACAAGCTTCTAAATAAATTGAGCCAAGTATCAGAAATCAAACCTACTTTTATTCATGAAGGATTCATATTTGATTTCTCTCAATTCAATGTAAAGTCTGTTCACGCTGTTACCAAGGGAGCAATTTCTGTTATAGGAAATAATCAAATAGCTTTAGCTTGTTAGTTTTATCACGATGAAAATATTGTTTTAAACACTAATTCATTAATAAAGGAGGTAAAATTGATGAAAGCTCGTGTTGTTCAGGGAAAACCTTACATCATTACTCGTAATGGAAATTTGATTGACTTCAAATTAGCAATTGAACTTTATAACGAAATTAAAAATACATAGGTTGAATTGGAGGTAATATTGTGGGAGAGTTGATTCAAATGTCAATCGATGATGTTGAAACGCTGGATAGCAAAGTAAGCAAAATGAAAGTTTACAAAATTTCTGAACTTAACCGATCTTACTTAGATTCTTTCCAAACTGCCAAGTATCCAGATATCGATAACAATAAGAGTCAACGTTCATCTTATTACCAATATAAATGTACAATAAGCAATTTTCTAGAGGGTTTAGGAAAAGATGTTGCCATGTGCAAACGAGAAGATATTGATACTTTTCTTTCGTCATATGACAATAGTGTTACAAAAGGAAATAAGGCAGCGCACATTAAATCATTTTTAACATTCTTGATAACTGAAAACATCAAGAATTGCACATCAAAAGTTAGCCGAGATATTTTAATAAAGTTGCTTCAAATGTAAATTAAAAATGAAAAATATAATTTGATGAATAATAAAATCAACTCTAGCATATAATCTATCAATAACACAAGAGGAGTTGATAGATTTGAAGAGAGTCATAATTGAAATGCAAAAAGGTAAGCCAGTCGTTATTTCGTGCCCTACGAAGGTTGTAGTAGTCTTTAGAACGGAGAAGAAACGCTCTATGCGTAAAGTATGGAGAACACTGGTTTACCGTGTTAGAGCGGCTCTGAGGGCTTAACTCAGGGCTTTTCTTTTACCCAATTAAAGAGCCGTTTCATCACCGTTACTTTAAAACCAAATAATCATTATGATTGTGTTCAGTTGAGAAAAATTGAAAATTGTGGTATAATACAATTATAGAATTAAAGAGGGAGGTGTAAGTTTATGAAACAAGTTCAGTTGCTAATCAAGAAAGATGGTGGGGCTGTTCTTTACATTGATGGAGTAAATCATGGCACGTATGCATCAACAGAAGTTGAGCTGGTAAAAGGTGTTCTTAAGACTTTGAATGTTAGAGAAGCAGATATGAGCACCCTAAGGATTGATGAAGAGTAAGTTAAAATGATTATGTTATAGCCTTGCTTTATTGTAAGTCTATAGGATGATTTTTAATTTTTTATGTATTGACATCACGCTGGCGTGAATGCTATAATGAGATCAAGAGATAAACATTACGAGGTGACTTAAATGAGAATCAACTTAAACGATCCTGACATCATGGACTCAAAAGAAGCTGTCACAAAATGGGGTATTGATGATTCAACGCTACGTAAACGGAAAGATGATTTTCCAGAAGGCAGCATACGTAAAATCGGAACAAGTTGGGCAGTTACACGAGAAGGTATGGAGAATATATTCGGAAAGTTAAAGGGAGATGAAGAGATGACTGCAATCAGTGAGATTGAGCGCATAGCTAAAATCAGTCAGGATCATGTTGAAAAATTAGATGAAAAAGGGTTAGGAAGTAATGTACTTTTAACTCAAAGAGAGTATATCGAGCACATTAATACTCTTCTAGATGAATTAAAGCTGGCTAAAGAAATACTTAATGATTGTGTCAATTCAAGTGCAGTGTGTAATGAAAAAGATTATAGTACAATTCGATCCAAGGCATATAATTTTCTAAGACGTTAAAACCAGTCTTTCAAGAGGAGGTGTTTCAATTGTTCAAATTTCAATTACCTTATACAACAGTCGATAACACTCCTACATGGGTTGAAATCTGGTACAACAGAAGTGAACGTATGTATGTGGCTCAATTAATGACTGATGAAGGAAATGAGGTTGAATCACATTACTGTACTAAAGCAGGTGCTGAAATGTTTGAAAAGGAATGGGAGACAAAGCATAATATAGTCCACTCATACAGTCTAAAGAAACGCAGAGAACATCGAAAGAGAATAAAAAGCCAATGAAAAAATCATGTAATGGATGTAGGGCTTACGATGGTGATCGGTGCGAACTTGGTTTTGAGACAAAGGTTAAACAATATTTTAATTATATCCCAGTTGAATTAATGCCAACAGAAGAATGTCCTAAACCTACAACGAATCATAAATTTATAGATCTAAGTGAACTAAAAAGATCGGGATTTAACAAAGTAGAATTAATATCACATTCAAAGAGCTAATGAATCAAGTAATTTATGAGGTGACAATTATGAAGAAATTGGTTCAAGGCAAGTGTCTCCTCAAAGAAGTAATCAAATCAAGAAGCATGAACCAGACTATGTTGGCTCATAAATCAGGAATTGATTTCAGAATAATATCATTTTATTGTACTGGTCGAAGAGATAATATGACATTATCTGTAGCAGTTTGCCTTTCAGATGCTCTTAACTGCAATCCTAGAGATTTATATGAATGGGAGTATATAGAGGCTGATGAAATTGATGAGATAATAAAATGACTGTTGTTTGCAAATTAAAGGAGGTGAAATTAAATATGAAAAAATTCAAGATTACTTATTTCAAAGTACCACTTAACCAAGATGGAACATTGGAAAACGCAATTATTTTTGAAGAGGATGAAGTGGAGGCTGTTGACATACGAACCGCTTTAGATGTCGCAGGCGACACTTTAGGAAGTGTTGTTGGAATCATTGAGCTAGGATACGAATAAGGTCATTGAAATGTTGATTTCAATTACAAAAAACCTTCATCAATTTCAATGAAGGCGCATATATTATATTCGACTTATCCTTTTCTCACGAAGTCAACGTTCCTTAAGCGTTGGCTTCTTTAATTTGTATTCAATCTCCAGTTTATCTATTGAGCTGCAAACCTCATGTAAATAATCTATGTCATCAGTCATATTAGCAATTAGCGCTAAATTGTAGAGATCAGCCATTTTGTAAGCAAAAGAAGCATTCAATTGCATACACAGTTTCATTTCCTCTAATTCATTTTCAGATAATTCTCTTTTTAATTGTATTGTCCACAACTCCGCTAATCTCCAATGTATGTGCATCAATCTCAATCACCTCCAGCCAATTAATTTGTAATCCCTCTAAGCAGTTTAAACATAAGTCATGTTCCTCGTCGGTTAAATTTACAACTTTCACTTCATTGCAATAGTCACATTTCTTCATTTTGTTTGTCATATCCTTTCTTCGTGTCTCATACCATAACATATGCAAAGCATCCTGAATTGTGCAAAGTTGAATTGAATTTTGTTAACAACTTAGAATGAGGTGAGTCAATGGAAATTGAAAACAATCTTAAGATACTGCTTTGGCGCAATAAGATGGATCAGAAGACGTTAGCACAGCTCACAGGGATCAGTAGAACGACCATAACGATGCTGGCGAACAACAATAGTGAACCATCATTATATAGGGCATATTTGATTGCAGAGGCTCTAGGGGTTACTGTGTACGAAATATGGACGATAAAGGAGCCTTCTCAGTAGAGATAGGCTTCTTTTTGTTTCGTTTTCTATTTTTTTGTATAAAATAAGAATAAGACGTGCATACTGACAATATACATAAAAACAAATAATCGAATTAAACACAAAATTAACAGCCTGTCAAGTAAAGATTTGCTGAAAAATTATTGCTTGTAATTTAAATAAAGTTGTGAAATGAAACGTATGTTCGCTTGTAGTATTAGGTACATAGTCTTATAATTCATTTATAAGATAAAAAGTGAATTATACGAATGCCAAATAAAGTAGTTTGTTCGAATGGTCTAATTACATTGAATTTAAATAGTGAACAATAAAGGGAATTATATAAAATTAAAATTAATAGTATTTTGAGGAGTGAGAGAGATGTCGTCTTCATGGATTAAAAGAGGGGATATTTACTTAGCAGATTTATCTCCTGTAACGGGATCAGAGCAAGGTGGGCTACGACCTGTACTCGTGTATCAAAATAACGTTGGAAACCGATTTAGTCCTACTGTAGCAGTGGCAGCTATTACTTCTCAGATACAAAAAGCTAAACTTCCAACTCATGTTGAAATAAAAACTGAAAAATACAAAATTGAACGTGACTCAGTTATCCTTCTGGAGCAAGTGAGGACTGTAGACAAAGAACGTTTAGATTATGAAAATAAAATAACAGTATTAGATGATGAAGATATGATGAAAGTAGATCTTGCGCTTTTAGTCTCATCTGGGTTACTGGATATATTTAAATCGGAAGAAAAAATACAATACATAAAAAATTTAATAAAAGAGGGGATATATAGATGAGTTATAAAATTTGGGGTACTCGTGATGCAATGTTTAGCAAAGAAGGCATTGCGGAATTTTTTGAAAATTTGGGATTTGGTAATGTGATATCAATACTTACTGAAGCTGAAAGAACAAGAAAGGCCAGTGTGAAGATCGGTGATAAAAAAGTTATGCTCTTTAAAATATGAGAAACATTCTGAAGAATGAACCCACATAGTCCAGTATGATCCGAGTGATCATGTTGGACTTTTTTATATATCAATAACAAAACGAAAAAATGTAAAATAGTTGTTGCAGTTTACATATATAAATGATAAGATGAACTTATCAAAAAGAAGCAGTAATACATAAAGAAAGCACATGAATCTATATTTTCATTGGGGGTTGAATATGATGAAGTTAGAACAATCAATTGATAAACTTGAATCGTTTGTACTCAAAAATCCTAACTCAGAGTTGGAAGAAATCTTTCTGGAGATTCAACGAAATTACATGATACTGAATGATAATATTGATAAACTGAAAGAAGAAAAAGATGCTGCTGAATATGAGGTAGAAGAAAGAAAAAAAATTATGTGGAGCGAACCGAATTATAGAATGAACTTAGTTAGACAAATTGTTGCTATCGGCTAATAAATTGATCCTTTCATAAGGTGGTGGTAAGTGTGTCATCAAAATTAGAAAAGTTCCAAAAAGACACTGATGATTTTTACTTTAGTAAAACAAAGGATGAAATTATTGAATTGCTCAAATTATCTGGTTTTGAGGTGAAGGAGAATGGAGCGATTTTCGATAAAGGAAATGAAGTGACTGAGCAGTTTACTAAGTACATAAAATGAATATTTTATAACTAATAGCAGAAAGGTGATAATGATAAATGATAATGATAAATATGAAAAACGTTAGATTTAGTGGTATGATTGGAGATCACATTTCCGATTTTGCGAATCGGTTGGTTGAAATTCGGAAAAATAAAAATCATGACATTGAAGGCGAATTTAATGAAGTTGTCATGAAAGTCACTACACAAACAACTGTTGAAGAAATTTTGAAAGATTATGATAATCAGTGTGAGCAGCGTCGAGAAGCATGGGTTAACTCCCCAGAATACAAAGAAAGAGAGCGTAAGCGTGAAGAAGAAGTTAAAAAAATGAGTATCGAGGCACAGCATCATGTAGAAAGTATTAACTCCTTAGACTTTTCGGATCTGAATTGTGTTCTTGAGTGGCTGGTTAAATTACAGCCTTTGTCTGATCGAATTGGTGTATTATTTGATAGAGAAGCAGTAATTAATGGTTTTGAACAGCATGGGTACGAAGCTAACATGAACACCAAAGAAAATTTCAATGAAGAAGACAAGGGAAATTTCGCTGGTTATATAATCGGACAGTGCTTGAGCGGTCTGAATAGTATTGGGTCTATTCATCATATGGCTGTAATATTTACAGAAAGATGGAAAAATAAGTTTGCTTGTTAGGTAATGAAAGGATTCATATAATAGGAGATGAGAAAAATGAAAACACTCGGATTCAAAGCAGTAGGAGTAGATGGGAAGATAGTTATCGTGAAGGTAATTGAAAATGAATATGTGTAGGGTGATAAAAGAAGTATTTTATTTTAAAGTGAAAAGGAGAAAATAATATGTTTAAGAAATTGGAGCTTAAGCCAACCTTGTTACATAAATACGAGACATGGGTTGACTTTTGAATTAAGAGAAGTCATTATCTCATTTCAAAAGGAAATAATGATACATATATGATTTGGTTTGATGGTAATGATATTGCGAGAGATGTGTATACTTTAGAGAAAAGTATGGAACTGGCTCAGGCGCATTACAATAATTCTTGTCAGAAAATTATTGATGCAATCCTGATGAAATAAGTCATTTATCGGATAAGGGGGTAGATAAGTAGTGATTATCAAAAGAGAATATAACAGAAGTGAAGAAGACGATTTTAAACTAAATGTTCAAAAGTTACCACATAATTACAATGAGGCGTTACCTTTGTATAGGGAAGGTCAATTAACTGGATGGAAGATCCAAAGCAGATATGAATAACAGACTATGAAAGAGCGATTGTAAGAGGAGGAATAAACATGAATTATTATATAAAAGGGGATCTAAATCAAACACACAATCAAAAGCGTTATCTTGAAAAAGAATGTAGGGGATTCAAGTTAAGTTCTGATAATGGACTTACCTATTTTCTTGATTCAAAGGACGAATTCAACAGAGCTATTTGCTGCATCTGGCACGATAAAGTTGATGGATTTTGGAATTATAAAAATGAATTAATTGAGATTGAAGAAATTACTGAGGTAAAATTTTATGAAGTCCTACATGCAAGAGCAATCTTGAAGCAGTAAATGAAAAGCAGAATTAAAAGGAGATGAGTTTACAGTGACTAAAGAAAAGAATTTCTATTATTCAAATAATGCTTTTCAGTTTTTAAAGGTTGAAAGTTGGGAAGATGAAGCAGTCAATGAAGCTTTGATTGATGGCAAATGGCAAGTGTTCACAGAGCAAGTTCCTAAAGGGATTGAGCCATTGTCTAAAAATTGGGGTGACTTAGTTTTTATTGGTTCAAACGCAGAAACGAGATGTATCCGATATAGTAAATGGCTTGAGATGCAACGAGAAGAGCAATAAATAGTGATTTTCAAGTACTTTAAAAATAAAAATGGAGATGATAACAATGAAAGTTAGTGATTTCGGAATGCGTGTAAGATTTATTGAAGAGGACTTCTTACGGAACAAAATCAAAGCAGAAAACAAATACATAACCGAAGTAGAAATTGATTTAATCCTTGCTGAACAAAATGAATTATGCGATGTGTCATTTGTTTTCTATCCATTTGGTAAAGGTTTTGCGACACAAATTTTCGATAATATCACAAACACTAAGATAACAGTAGATGATCTCAATACATTTGCTTTTGATTTCTACATCAGCCAAGCGACATTGATTTCAGTATCACAAGAAAAAGCCCGAAAGGAACTTGAAAAAGAACAAAGCATAGATGAGCGAGTGGCTGCATGTATCAAAAAGATCAAGGATAAATTGTACGATATGAATTATGATAACAACACTGGCAAATACCAAACACTACATTAAAACTAATTATCATAAAACGAATGGGGAATTAATAAAAATGAATATTATCAAATTTGCTGAAACTGAATTAAAAGTATCCATTTCTAACTTTCAACTTGATTTGCTAGTGCTTCTTGAGAATGATTCAGACGCATGGCATCCTAAATTGAAACCAGCGACTCATGAAGTCAAAATGGTGTTAGATATCTATACGAAATGGAAAGAGTGTCAGAATAGCCCTGTAGCTTGTTAAAAGAGAGAGGAGATGACTAAGATGAGCAAAGAAATGTTGGATCAATTTTACGAATCAATTGAGAAAGCAAAGAAGTATGATAAATTAACTTTTCTTATTCCCGATGATTTACTAAGATGTTCTTTTTGCGGCAAAACGCAGAACGATGTTAAGAAATTAGTCGCAGGAAACAACGTGTATATTTGCAATGAGTGCGTTGGTTTGTGTCTTGAAATAATCGAAGAAGAATCAATGGAAGCAACGGAATAAGGTATTAAAATTGTTCTTTTATTCACTAAATTAATATACAAAAGGAGATAAGGCAAATGGGTGTTGTAACGAGTTATGATGAAAGAAGAAACGAATTACGCGAAAAACTTAGCAAATGTCTTGAGCTGGCTAGAGATATGCTGGATGAGAGAACGTGGGGGTACTCAGATATGAAAGATGATTATGCATTTGATGTATACTCAGCAGTGAAAAAGGCAAGAGATTCTGTTTAGATGAAATCACTACTTTATAAGGAGAATTGACATGAGAATAAGATTTAAATTACCTCAAACTTGGAATTGTCAAGCATGTTCATACGGAGGAATCCCAGAAGATGAAGAAACCTGTGATCTGTGTGAGCACACTGGTCAAGAGATAAGAAATTGGATTAAAGAACGAGAAATTGTTAATGGACTAATCGAATCATACAACAATAATTTATAAAAAAGGAGAAATGAAAATGTTCAAATTAAACCGTTACGATATTATTGATTCTATGGAGTTAACACCAGATGAAGAGCAGCTGTATATTAATGCAACTGCAACTGTAAGTATGATTGAGGAAAATGTTAGACTGCGAAGAGAAAATAGAAGGTTGCAAGATCGTCTGAAGGTAATTGATGACATGCATAACGAACAATTGAAAAGCAACATACATTGGGCTGGCGGTATTCTTGGCAAACTGATTGCCCATTCTGAAAAATAAGGTGTTAAAATCGGTATTTAATAGGGAGGAAACTATGTTCAGAATTGAAGATAACCAAGAAATCATTGACCATTTAACAAATGCAACTATCGATAACATTAATATTGAGAAACGATCAATAGTTATAAGTTTTAAGGATGGTTCTAATTTAGTCATTCAGGCATTCGACTACAAACTTTCGGCACATGTCGCGGCAGATTAGCAAATGAAATCCGCATTTCGAGAGGAGAAAATATGCCAGAAAAAGTACAGGAAACTTACGAAGAATTGCAGTCATATGCAGATATCTTGGATGATATTCAGCACACCTGTGAAGCACTTGCAGAAGCAGAGGACACCGATGGGAATTCTGAAGTTGTTAGGTGGAGAGCAAAGGGGTATAAAGAAATTTAAAATAAAATTATTCAAATGAAAATAGAAAAAGGTATTCCTCTAACCAAATAAATGACACATTTAATAGGGAAAGGGTGACAATAGTATGCCTTTCTTTAAAGCTTTTAGAGATGTTTACAATGGATCAAAAGAAAAGTTTATTTCTAATGATAGAATTTATCGAGTTGTGGATTTTGATTTCTTTGATGATGAGTATGAATTTGCAATTATTGATGATTTGGGCGAAGAATTTTGGGTTTCTAATTACGGCTTGTGTAGTTACAGGTATACTTTCCATCAAGTGAAAATATTAAAAATGAATTATCATAACGGAAAAATTAGAATAAGAGGTGACTGAGATGAAGTTTATTTTATCACCAACTGGCACAGTTACCTCGGAATGGGGTTCAATAGATAAGTATCATCCTTATGGGCATAAAGGAATAGATTTTGCTTGCAAAACAGGAAATCCGATCCATTCTCTTACTAATGGAATTGTTGATAAGATAGTAAACACCCCTAAAGGTGTCGGCCTTGGTAATGGAATCTTCATTAAAACAGATCAGGGTTATCAATTTATATATGGTCATTTGATTAAGATTACTGTCAAGGTTGGAGAAGTTGTTGATAAAGGTGATATTATTGGGCTTTGTGGGGCTAGTGGCAGAAGTTTTGGAAGTCATTTGCATCTTAGTGTGATTAATACTATTGGTCGCTATATTGACCCACAGGAAGCCTTAAAGTACATTAAAACATTCGCTGACGGAATGACAAACGTAGTATTAGAAGTGTTTAAAGCTGTCATTTTTTAATCACAATTAAATGAAATATTAAAATTAATTCCATTAAATTACCTACTTTATACATAACAACAGTCAGCCTAGATAAGACTAAAGAAAGTGGGCGAGAAGATGAATAAGCAATTGAAGTATTGCATTCAGAGATTGGAGAAAGATGAAAAAGCTCGATTAGACATTTGGATAAATACAAAAAGGTGTAGTAATGACCTAGAAGCGTTAAAAATAATATGCGCGAGAAACCAAAGGGTTTTTAACAGGGAAACGGGTGAAGTAGTCTATAAACGATAAAAAACCTGTCAGAGTAGGGCGACTCATAACAGGTTGGGGAGATGGATTATTTAAACCAAGAGAATTTACAAGAATCGGCTAGTAGATAATGTACTTTATCTCTCTTATCATATAAATCTGCTTCCATTTTTGCAATTGATTCATCGTTAAAAATTGTTTCTGCGTATTCATTCGCTGCTTGTTGAGAATCTGCTTTTACCATAAATTCAAGAGGCAGCGAAAGTGTTCCTTTTACTGTATACATTTTTCTTTCCATTCCAGTATCATCTCCCAATGACGTATGTGTTTTGTGAAGGACTAGCGATGTACAGAGTATAGCATAGGGTATTTTAAATATCAAGAACGCATGTTCGCTTTTTATAAAGCGGTTGTCGAATATTAAAATAAAATATAAAAATCTTTAAAAAATTCGCAATCTTTTTCTTGCGTTTTATATGTATAAAGTGGTAATATGAGGATATTAGAAATAGGAGTAAACGACATGAGCGAAACACCAAAGTACGATAATGTTTATTGGAGAAAAATAAGAAGAGAAAAGGAAATTCCATTAAGAGGGGATCTTAACAAATACGTTGGCTGCACATATAACCTAATAAATATGTACGAACGGTCAAAGGCACCGATGGCTGAAGATAAGATCGAGCGTTACATTGCTTTTATCAAAGCACATCCAGAAGCACCACCAGAAATTAATGAGAATTAAGGATAATGAAAACCTAATTTCATGCACTTAAATTTGAGGAGATGTTTATATGACAACAAGAATGGAAAGCAGTTTAAAGAAGCTAGAAAAAGAAATGATGAAGAACTTGAGGAGATGGGCAAATAATCTAGGAGTTTTGCATAAAGGAAAAGATTTAGATGAGTTAGAAGATGGCTTCAGTGAGCGTGGTTATGATCTATTCATAGTAAGAGAGGGAAGCACAATTAAAATGTATTTGACGGATAAGAAGACCAAGAAGGATTTTTACAAAGGTGAAGTTGAACTCGATATTGATTTAAGAAGTGATACAGCTTTATATAGTGGGAGTTAAAGACTCATTAGATGAGTGGTTAAAAGTCTGAATTTATCTGATTAAAAGGTGTGATAAAGATATGATTAAAATGTTCAATATTATTTTTTACATTTTCGGAATTTCAATGGAGAAGCGGACTGAAGGACTATTCATCACTTGTTCTGGAATGGAAGGTTTCTGGCGAACAAGCAGGCCTTTTTATAGAGAATTTAAAATACGATAAAACACGGATTTCAAAGGTAGGAAATGATTATTTAAGGAGAAGTCAACATGAACCCAGACATGAGAAGAAAGACTAAAGGTAGGATGTTAGGATCGGTTCAAAATTTAATCAATCGTTACTGGGATGAAATGCAAATTAACTTGTTCTATTTCAACGATTATTTAAGCGAAGAGCAAAGAGGAATTCTTAGGCTATATTATATTGAATGCAAATCGGTTGATGAGATATCAAGGATCTGTAATCTTAGTAGTGGAAGAGTCTATGCAATACTTACTAGTAAAAGAGATTCAGTTTATTCAAAGTTATCTAAACATATTACATTTAAGAAAGAAGAACTACTACCTGCGTCTTACGAAGAAATGATTAATTACATGGAATTATGCAATCAAGAGCAGTTGATGTGTGGTATTAGAAAATTAACTAAAAGGCAGACTCAAATATTATACAATTATGTTCGTAATAATAATGGAAGTACATAAAAAAGGTTTCATTACTGACAACAGGGAGATACATAACAACATGGGCAGAAATAAGTCAGATAAGATCCAGTTAATAGCGAACAATCAATTTAGTGACTTCTATTTTTATATTACAGCTTCCAAACTGGAAGAGTATCTTAATGATCATTTTTTCCATGTTCAAATTGATGATTTTCTAGATTTCTACAAAGCATCTGATGGCAGAAAAGTTTTGGATTGGTTGAAACGACAAGTAAAGATTGATATCGATTCCAACAATGAGGAATCTGAATGAAATACTAGTTCCATGAGGAAGGAGGATGGAAAAATGAAAGTAAAAGTTGAACTGAATCATGCAGATTATGATATTACATATTTGAATGTTAATACTGACAACTATCTCGATATCAATGCTGCTGAACTTAAAATCTTGGAAGATGGTACAGTGTCTCTGACTGGGGATTTGAATGACTTCCTGTCATTACAAAATGAGATAGCTGGAATTATCGAGCAATTAAAAAGTTACAATAAATGAGTTGTTTTATCAGTACAAAAAGAGGACTGATCAATATTGAACAATGAAGTAACAATTCAATCTTTAAGAGAGTTAGGGATATCATTCCGTAGAGCAATTCTTTCTATTCCATCAGAGAAGTTTATCAATTCATCTTGGTTCAATAATTATCCTCGTGGGTGCTGCGGTGACACAAGTGATTTATTTTCTAAATATCTAAATTCAAAGGGAATTGAAGTGATTTATGTCTGGGGATTTAAAGGAGAACAGTCGCATGCATGGCTTGAGTATCATGATATTATTATAGATTTGACTGCCGATCAATTTCCAGATGTAAATGAAGAAGTCGTAATAACCAAACGTAGGAATTGGTATGATGCTATAGCAATACAAAATAAGAGTAAAAATGACTTTGAATCTTATCCAGCTTACAACTCGGTAAGACTAAGAAATATATATGACAATATTCTACTTGAATTGTCTAAACAAAAGAAAACCTGAATTTACGAGGTGACAGAATGAGCATAAATTATACGCAAGTTAAATTAAATGAATGCCTAAGAGAATTGGACTCACTAATTAATTTCAAGCATGATAACATATATATCGAACGATTGATCAACGAACGTGTAAAACAACTGAATCTTGAGATTAAGAATTTGCAGGGATCTCAACGTAATGTGCATTAATAACTGACTTTCAATGAAAGCAGCTATGAATGATTCGAAAAATCTTGATGATGTTCTTGAAAAATTAAATGATTATGAATTTTATTCAAAGGAGAATGACAACATTGGGCAATTACACTTTTAATTATTTTTATAAGAACTACGATAATAAAACATTTAAAGAGCTATTGGATATACAAGGAGAATATTCACATATTACTCTGGTTGACTTGTTTGGTGAAAATAGAACACCAAATGAAAATCGAGCACTAGGTTCACTCATGTCTGGAGTCAATGATGTCCAACCTGTTAAAACTCTAGAAGGATTATTAAACCTTAGATTTTTTGATTTGGTGCGTCTTAGATCAATAGGAGAAGGAGCACAGACATTAATCATTAACCACATTTTAAATTATTTCGATTTAGGAGAGATAGCACCAAATTCTAAACAAAGAGAGATTAATCATAATCTGTTTACTAAAAACGTAGAAAAAATGGACACAGAAGAAATGAAAAAACTTCTGGTTACATTATTTAAGAATATGCCAGTTAGTCAGCAAAATTATCTACTTAAAAAATTGTAAAGCTTTAAGATAGAACTTCCAATAATAAAAGAAAGCCAGATTGCAACTTATCTGCAACCCAGCTAACTTTCCAAAAGGATAAAAACCATAACCATGGCTTATGGTAGTATGGAAAAATCTTTTGGCGGCTCTCAGACGAGAGTGGCGTATAGTAGTATAAATCAATTGCGTAATTTAATCAAATAGAATCAAGGATTGCATAATAAATTCGCGACGAAGCTCCAAGGAGGAAATAGTAATTTGAGTTTTAATTACAACTTGAGATTTGAAATTTACGTCAATGACTTTAAAATTACAACACACTATAACCCAAGGGAAGAATCAGGGCTTATTTGGTGTAAGAAGTATATGAGTGAATTTCAAGTGAAAGTAATTAACTGTGAGATGAAACTTTTGATTTATACAAAAGATCACAAGACAACGAGAAGAGATGTCGATCCGTATGACTTATCTAAAACATTATTTAAGAAACCAAGAAAGAAGAAGGAGTGATCATATGAGTGATGACCTGTTGTTAGAATCATTTGACAAACTATATGACAATGGATACAGATTTATTGAATCACTTGATGATTTTAAAGTTGTGGAAGCACAGGGTCATAGTGAATTATCTACACCTGTAACTCATATTAATTTTTCCTATAAAGGAAAATCTATCAGCCCTGAACAGAAGAATCGAATATTTAATTATGCTGCTTTTATTTTGTCAGTCACAAACATACAGGCAATTAAATAACGGATTTATAGGATGTGATAATATTGATTTACTTAGTAAGAGCGGACGGAGCAGATGAGACTTTTATTGAACTAGTGACAAAAGATATCTCAAAGGCTCTATCAATGAAAATGAGTGTTTTAGAAAAAGAATGTAATTTTAGCATTGAGGCTTGGGAAAATGAAACAAAAATTGGTGCTATCTATTGGGACGATGATATGGATGCTTTTGGAGGGAGTATGATAATTCTAGACTCAATTAGAAGTTGTTGAAACGATGATTTCGTAGGAGGAAATAATTTGAAAGTATGGACTAAAGTTGAAATATCTGATTCACTAGACTACTATAGTGAATCAGATGAGTTTGAATTCAAATGTTCTATTGCGATACAGGCATGGGAAATATATGATGAAGAATGTGATATAGAGCATGAAAACTGGACGAGATTTAATGAAAATTGGGAAGTTGTCGCGACAGTATCAGGAGTAGTTCGAAATGATAAGGGGCAAATTCAAGTTGAATATTGCGGAGAAGATTATGAAGAAATGAAATCAAATCTTCTCGTACAGAGGTCTATAAAAGAGGCTATGAATGTAATCAAAAATGCTCTAGATGATTACTTTGAATAAAATGACGAAGTAGTTCGTGTTGGGAGCGAATATGTATGTTAACTTTAATTGATATGTACGAGCAAATAATAAACAAAGAGCGAATTAAATTTACTCAGGGAACTTGGGAAAATGGGGGGCTTGATAATTTTCATAGATGTTTACGATATCTTGTTTTTGAGAAGTTGAAATATGACAGAAATGAATTTGTTAATGAAATGAGCTTCCAATTTTTAAAAAAGTGGAGGCTGGCAACTCCTGCTCAAATATTTTACAATTACCACACATTAAATATTGTAAATGATGTTTTTCCAGAGTGGGAAATTAAGGCTTGGGAATTGAGAGCTGTTCCCCCAACTTACTGGGATGAGAATACAATTAAAGAAGCTATTAGGTTTTTTATTGTTGAGGAATTGAAGTGGAGTCGAGAGGATTTAGTTGAAAATTTCAATAGTGGAATGATAAAAGAAACACGCTACAATGAGGCAATGGTTCAATTTAGAAAACAGGAACTCTATAAAGCAACTGGCAGAATGCGCTCAAGTGCATTTTCATTACTCATATACTGTTTTCCCGAGTACCATCTAAAAATTTGGGAATTCACTGGTGGTACAATGGAACACTGGAGTGAAGAAGATATTAAGTCGGCACTTCACTGGCTATTTAAGGAAAAGTTAATTTGGACAGATGACCAAATTAAAACAGGAACAACCAAAAGAGTGTTTGAAGAAAATGGCCTTAGTCAATTTTATCATTATTTTTTCCGAGGCAGCCCTTTCAAAGTTTTGAATTTTCTCTATCCGAACGAGGATTGGGAACACTTAAAGAAGAACGATAAAAAGAACTTTAAGAATAAGCCAGATTATTCTTTTACTTTTTTCCAAAGTAATTGATATTTGAGTAACTTTGAAATAAAGAAATGTATTAAGAATTAATAAAGGCGTAATTGAATATTTGATAAAAAACCAGACCATCCTAAATGTAAAACTGAAGGGTGGTATTTTTATGCACACATTTTGGAAAGGGAATATTTCTTTTGGTCTTCTAAACATAAGTGTGAAGTTACATAGTGCTGTTGAGGACAAGGACATAAAATTTAAAAATCTCCAAAAGGACACGCTCGAACCAATAAAACAAGTAAAAACCACATCTGAAAAAGATATAATTATTGCTGACGGAAATGTAGTTAAAGGATATGAATATGCAAAAGATAAGTATGTTGTTATTGATGATAGTGAGATTCAAGAACTTAAAAATAAATATGAGGCTAAGAATGTAGAAGTTGTTGATTTTATTAAAATTGAAGAGATCGATCCTATATACTTCAACAACAGTTATTACCTATCACCAGAAGATGGTCATAAACGTGCCTATTCGCTCTTGAGGAGAGTTTTAACTGACACAAACAAGGTTGGTATAGCCAAGATTACAATGCGCTCAAATCAGCAACTAGCCGTTATACGGACATATAAAAAATCAATCATTCTAGAAACCATTCATTTTCCAGATGAAGTAAGACCAGTAGAGAATGTACCTAACATTTCCGAGGAAGCTGTTGATGAAAGAGAACTTAGTGTAGCAAAGTTATTAATAGAGCAGCTGACAGTTTCATTTGATCCAACAAAATATCAAAATGAATATAGGTCAGATTTGATGACTTTGATTAATGCAAAAATTGAAGATGATCAAGTCGATAAAATTGGTTCTAATGAGTCTGAAGGTTCGAATTTAATGGATATGCTTCAGGCTTCAATTGAAAAAACAAAGAAACCTCTCATAGTCCCTTCTGAAGAAACAGCGCCAAGAACTAAGAAGAAATTAACACAAAGGAAAGCAACTATATGAAGTTCATTGAACCTATGCTACTTGATAGTCGTGAAACTCCTTTTGATTCAAGTAAATTTATTTTTGAACCCAAAGCAAATGGAGTTAGACTGGAATTGATTAGTTCTGAAAATGGAATTAAACTCTTTACTCGTCATGGTAATGACATAACTTCAAGTTTACCTGAAATCACTTCTCTTAAGGTTGATAAGGGTATTATTTTGGATGGAGAATTAGTCTGTTATGATCCAGAAAACCCATTAAAAGAGGATTTCGAAGCTGTAATGAGTCGAATAACAAGTAAGAAGAGTATCAGTGTTGAATTTGCAGTAAAAAAGTTTCCAACGACATTTATTGTTTTTGATATTCTATTTAATAAAAATAAGTCTATTTTGAATTTACCTTTATTGGAGCGCAAACAAATTTTAGATAAAGTTGTTGAGAATCAACCACATATGACTAAAGTTGTTTATGTAGCAGAGAAAGGGAAAATACTTTTTGAGATAATCAAACAGCATGAACTGGAGGGTATGGTAGCCAAACGTCTAGATTCACGATATCAGGCTGGTAAAAGACCAAAAGACGTTTTCTACAAGATTATTAACTGGTATTACTCAGACTGTGTAATAACTGGTTATAGGAAAGATAGTGTAGGTTGGTATCTAAAAAATGATGAAGGAAAAGGTTTTGTTGAGTTTGGAATTTCGCCAAAACAGAAAAAGGAGTTTTATCCTTTAGCTGAAACATTGAAAACTGGTGAGAACGAAAATAGTGTTTGGATTCAACCAGTGATAAAGTGTAGAGTAAAGCATAGAGGATTTTTGAGAAGTGGGAATATGATGACTCCAGTGTTTGTGGAGTTTCTTGAGTAGATGAAAGAGGAAATTCATCGTCTTTTTGTCTTCGTAAAACCCTTAATAAACATTGACTTTATCAGAGTTACTTTTTAGGACTTTATGTATAAGACTCAAAAATGAATGTGTGGTTAGAGAATATGTAGTTTTTGCTTTTAATCAAAGCAACAGCTATGTATTTTTTGCACTTAATATGTTAATATTTAAAGTAAGAATGTTTGCGCAGTTTAATGAACGTATAAATGTGAAACCAGAGGAGATGTTTAAATGAGCGAAGTAGCACAAGAGAAAGACATCTTAGAATCAATAAATGAAGTGTTTGCAGATTTGACAAAAGATAAGGACAAATTGAGAGAAATCGATGAATATCTCGCACAGAAGCACAAAATGACTTTTGGTACTTTTGATCAAGTCATGAATGATAATGAAAAACTGAATTTCTTGACCCAAGAAGAATTAATTTGTATTATTCATGCAATGCATGTGATTGCTAAAGACGAAAGAATTGCTCCAACATTATTTTTTAGCGAGAAAGAAATTCAAAAAGGATTAAAACTTAAACTGAAACAAGAGGACAGGTTTGAATTTCCCTATGTCATTGAAGGTGTACTGAGAGCATCTCACAATGAATTTTTAACATTAATCACTTACCAAGAACTTAAAAAGATATGGAACGCAGGTCTTTTGACGTATAACTATGAAACACAAAGAGCACCTAAGAAAAAGTTAATGGCAAAAGGAAACATCAAAAAAACTCCTACAGTAATAAAAAAGAGCGTGAATAATATCGCAAGATTAATGCTTGAAGGTAAATTTCTTAAGTCAACATTAACTTTCAACATACTTGCAGATGGAAATGACAATTATGAATACGAAGATGGGGATTTGATTATTGAAGAGGGAACGAACCTCAACATTGTAGACGGCATGCACCGTTTGATGGGAACCATGGCAGCTTTGGAAGAGAATCCTGATTTAGAAGGATCATTTGAAGTTTCGATTCGTAATTATGATTTAAATATGGCTCGTTACCATATCGGATTATTGAATACTGTCAATCGCTTTGATAAGAACTTAGTAAGATTTAATACAGATGACTCTTTCGGTGGTCTAGTAACCAAAAACTTGATTCAAATTCCAGAACTAAGAGATAGAGTAGAAACAGATAAGACTACTGTAAGCAAGACTTTGAATATGATCACAAACTACTCAATACTTGCTGACTCAATAAATATTACCTTTAAACCAGAAAGCACAAAAGAGATGTATGAGATTTCTGATTTCTTGAAAAAGTTTTATGGATATTTCTTGTCTGCATACCCAGAAGATTTTAAAACAGACATGAAAAAAAGACGTTCTGTAAGCTGGTTTAATCATCACAATATGCACTGCGGATTTATGATTTTAGCAAAATTGATTTACGACAAATATAATGGATCATTAGAATTTCCTGTTAGTCTAATTACTCAAGGAATTGAAACGATTGACTATACAAAAGGAACTGGTAATAAACTAGACAAAATTATGCTAGAGCAAGGAAATAGAAATTCCAACCAAAGTAAAGAATTGATTAGAAAGTATTTTCAAGAAGAATTAAGAAGCATGTTTGAATAAATTTCGTGAGGAGAAATTTAAATGTCTAATGTTGTCTATGAAGACCGACTATATAATCAAGACCGCAAATTTGAATATCTGGCAACTAAAAGCAAGGGAACGAGAGAAATTAACGCAAGAATCTTTAAAGTGTCTCAACCTCTTGAAGAACAACTCGATAAGGACTTAGCTGATTTCAATCGTGATGATCTATTGAAGCTATTTTATCTCTTTAGACCAGCCACAAAAGCTTCCAGTGGGGCAAACGTAGCATATGTATCGAAATATATTGATTGGAATTTAGAACTTGGATATAAGACTGGAACTAACCCTTTAGACTTCGTTGATACTGAGTGGAAGCAAATGTTCGCGAACAAAGTACTGAAAAGGTTTTGGACTAGAGACGAAATCAATAAAATAATCAGAGGCAGAGTAAATCATCGAGATAAAGCGATAATTGAATTGATTTTTCAGGGCGTGATGGGCACAGGTGGTTCTGAATTACTAAATTTACAAAGAGAAAGCATAGATATTGCGAATCACAGACTTCATCTACATGATGATAACACTCTTAGTAGAACCATACCTGTTCCAGAAGAAACTATTGATATCTGTATGAACGCTTACAATGAAGAACGGTATCACAAAGCAAATGGAGATCCAGCAGCTGATATAAAGTCAGAATTCACAACTTTAGTTGAAAATAATTATATAATTCGTACAGCAAAAACTCGCGTAAAAAGCTTCAATGAAGCCAGAGTAAGCATTGTATATAGCGCACTGGCTAGAATTGCAAAAAGCATCGACGAACCTGCATTCACACCAGCTAATATTGCGAAGAGCGGTATGCTCTATTATTTAAAAGAGCTATACGTGTCCAATAATAATCAAATAGTGGATGAGCACTATGACATGATTATGGATCGATTTAACGACAAGACCGAGGGTGATTTATATCGTCTAAAACAGGACGTTTTAAATGAAGAAGTTCTGAAAAGTGTTTATCAATTGCCCTAGATATTGATCTAGGGTTTTCTTTTTTTATATAAACAAAATATGATATATTTAAATAAAAAACGTTGACTTGAATAGTAAATACATGATATATTAGGTACATCGGAAGGGGATGCAAAATTGCTACTAAAAAGAGCAGCTTTACACATAGGAAGTTGGATCTGGAATCAATTAGAAAATGAAACAAAAGAAAATATAAAAAAACAAAATAATGACTTAACGGAAATTCAAAACAGATTGAAAATTATTCTTCTATACATAGCAGTTACATTAACACTTTTAATCTTTGGGTGGATAACAGGATTATGGTTAGAGCTTTTCTTGTCATTTATCTCATTTGCATTTATTAGATGGTGGAATGGTGGGCATCATTTTTCAGTTGATATCTGTTACTTTTTAACTATAGGAGTTATACTAGGAGTGATTCCATTATCCTACATAGTTCAAGATTATCCAACTATTTCATTCATAACTGCAATTGTTTTGCACAGTATATTTGCACCTTTCAATGACGAATCAAAACACTTCTACACAAAGAAAATAATATCTTTATTACTTTGTGTTATGTCGTTTTATGTTAATGAAATCCTTCTTTCAATGTGGTTAGTTTTAGGGTTTGATTTAATAAGAGTGAAGAGGCGGTAGAAGAAGATGGTTGATCATTTTGTGAATTTTGCAGGGTATATGTTTTTTAGCTCTCTAGAGTATTTTAGTTTGTTTCTCTTTATCTTAGCGTTTTTTAATATGTATCCTGCTTATTATAAAAAAGAACTAGTAATACTCACACTCGGTTCAACATTTCTCACATACCTTCTAGTAGTATTTAATGTTTACGATTTTGTCTCTCCAATAATCATAAACCTTCTTATAATTTGGATTCTCTTGTTTATAATCACAAAGAAAAAGAAGTTACATATGCTTATCACTTCTTCTGTAGGAATAGTTATAGTTACATTAATTCAAACAGTACTTGTATTATTATTTTTACATTACGGAGTTCTAACGGAAAATGATTTAATGTCTTCCTTTTCAACTAAAGCTTACTTCACACAAAGCATTAACGCTGCACTTATAACAACAATATCTTTGTACATTATTTGGAGTAAAAGTGGTTTTTCTTTTACTTTGGATAAAGGTGGACACACAAAATTTCTAACAGCTACTGTATCATTGATCTTAATTATAAGTGGAGTTCTCTATATTTGTATGCATCATGATAATAATGTTCACTTAATACTTATCTTTGTTTTCGTATTAATTGTTTCAACTCTCATTCTGCTATATCTTTCTTTTAGAAGAGATAACTATGAGTATCGTTAATTTTATAATGGAGGTGAGAAATATTAAAAAGTCATCTGTCGCAACAGCTTTGTTAGCGCTCATTCTAGCAATCCCAACTGTCATCACAACATCAAAAATTGTTTGGTTTTTAGATCCGCGTAAGTAATACATAATTTTTATAACAATACATAACTATGCTTGGGTGTGCCTTATGGGGTACACTCAAGCAAATCACAACCCGATTAACATCAATTAAACGAAATGAGGTGTACTTTAATGAAAACTAGAAGAGATTTTATTAAAGAAACAATCAACGAGCAGAATTTTATGCAGTATGAGTTTGCGGAGTTAGGTGATTGGATTTCGGAAAATCTGGAGAATGGACAATTTATTTCCATTCCCGTTAAAATAGATAGAGCAAAAAATGTAGATGTAGAAGCCATTCTATACGCTATCAATCCTAAAAATAATGTAACGAATATCTTTCTCGTTACTGGAGAGGTGATAACTTCTAATGTGAATCTAGAGTTCATGCAGGATCATCTTGTAGATAATTTCAAGTTTAAGAAATTAGATAATGGATTATTGGTTAATATGAAAATGATTCAATGGTATCACTCTAATTTACATCGTGTTTACTTCACAAAAGAGCATTCTATTCCTGTATCTGGAGCTGCGATTAGAGGTGTACTAAAATCTGAATTAGGTAAAGAAAGAGATCTATACCTCAATAAGTCAGTAAGAGACGTATTTGAATATTCGCCATTAGGGAGCAGATAGTTTAGTTTTTGCGTTGGATTTGCGTGATCACAAAAGAAAAATATCAGTAATCTACAGTATTCGACAAAGTATTCTGTTCATTACAATGGATTGAGTCTTTTTCGACACTTTATCCTTTTTTTGTCGACACAAGAGCAAAAAAATGCTTATGTGTCAATACATAATTTTAATAGCAATTGATCATTCATTTCCATATATAGATCTTATATACTACATATATAGGAAATATTGTCTAGTGAATTCAGAGGGGGAAGCAATTTTGATTAATATTGATGATTTACTAGAGAAATGGGAAGATGATCCTGATAGCTTTCTGTTGTGGATTGAACATTGCTGTGGAATTGATAAAGCTTCAAATACATACTCAGTTTTAAAAGAAAATGTAATAAATATGCATGAATTATCGAAATGGATCACTGTTTTCAGAGGTGATATAGATGCAATTGAATCGACTACAAATGAATACATGTCAGTTAAAAGCTAAACAATTTTATTTCAATTACAAGGCTTCTCTGCATAGGTAGGAAGCCTTAAGAGAATGGAGGATTCACGCATGAGTCATCGTTACAGAGTATATACCATAGATATTGAAACTCTGAAGCAGTATGGTGAAGTGTTTGAATCAGAGGCATATAGGAGTTGGATTACTTTCGTTTCTGATATTGAGAAAAAAGAAGTGGAACTGATTGAAGGAGTGTTTCGTGTCATTATTATCTAGAAGCATCTGAGTGTAAAAGGTTGAAGTATAGATAATAAAAAGAAAAAATAAAAACGTTGACAATTATTAATTCAAAGTGATAAATTGATCCTACCGAAAGGAGCTGATTGAGATGTAGCTGCATCTTATAAAGCAAAAGATAATAAATCGTACATTTCATGAGGATGCTGGAAGGCCAAGATCGACGGATCACTCAGGTTCGAATCCTGTATTGACGCTGGTGCGTTGGGAAGGTTCAATCCCTTCCGTCCTCAAATTAAGGACTCTTAGCTCAACTGGTTAGCAGCAACCGTCTCATAAGCGGTAGGTTGTGGGATCGTGCCCCACAGAGTCCACCATTAATAAATCAACACTTGAAACTGAGTGATGACATAGAAACGCAATATTGAAAGGATGTGATGAACCATAGATTATGGTCGAGATCCACCTTGTTACTCCCTTACCTCATAATAGTGTTATACATAAAAAATTAGAAACAAAAATAAGGGAGTAGATAATAATAATGGCTAAAGAAAAACCGTTGGTGAAGTTGAATAAGAAACATGGTGGCAAAGAGTTTAAAAATTATTTTCATTTTGTAGGTAAAGTAAAACCAGTTCGTAAGCAAGATGAGAATAAAGAGTGGCAAGATGTTCCTTACTTTAAAGAAAGCCTTACACAAACCAAGAAACCTCGTCGAGTTCTAACATTCAGCCTAGAGACAGCTTATAGTAACGATCTGAAGCTTGAACTAAACGGAATGGAAATGAAGTCTGTATATCCTTATAGTAGTGCAACTGGTAAATCAGTTGAAGTGCCTTGGGCTGACCGCTTTGACAAAGAAAAGTTTCCTGACAATACATATAACGTTTTGGGTGGTACGGATTGGGATAATACAGAAGAGTATGGAAAACTCGTTGATACAGACAAATGGGTTGAAGTAAAAGGGTTCTATGAATTCAGCAGCTTCACCACAGATGATGGCACTCCAATGATCATCACTAAGCGCATGATTAAGAGTCTCAATGCTGTAGAAGACGGTCAAGAAATTAAAATTGATAAAGATACTAAGGTTAACTATGTCTGTGACTTCAATTCACCTGATTTCAAAGAAGTAAATTATTTTAATTTGCAAATTGGAGTTAAAAGTGCAACACAGAATGAGAACACTGGTAATACAACAGTGAAAGCAGTAGTGCTTTCTTATGGAAAAGAACGTAGTAAGGTCGAAGACGCTGAACTTGTTGTATATCAGAAAGAAGTGGCAGAAGGTAAAAAATCACTTGCAGATGCATTCGCAACACTTGAATATCGTGACTTTATTGAAGTAATCGGAGCAGATAACAATCGTGCAATTATTAGTTATGTTGATGTAGTTGATAGTTTCGAAAGTGATGATCCATTCGCAGACATTGAAGAAGGCGATAAAACAATTCGCCAAGAAAAAGTTGTGACTGGAGAAAAGAAAGGTCTTGAAATTGTTAGCTATGTGCAAAAGACAAAACTAATCGAGTATCTAAAGGATGAAGAAATGTCTAATCCTAAAGAAGATAGTCCGTTTGTAAATGAGAGTTCTGATCCATTTGCTTCTGATTCCTCAGATCCATTTGCAGAAGATAGCCTTCCTTTTTAATAATTAAATACATATTAATAAAAAATGAAATACATATAATACGTTCTGCATCTAGAAATAGGTGCAGACAAAAAAACTTAACTTAAGGGAGAGATTTAATAAAAATGTCATTTCGTAAAAATGTTAAACAAAATATTCCGCGTGTAGATTTACAATCGTATATTCTTCTTATCGCAGGTACTTATAAAGCTGGTAAAACACGACTTTGGAAAGAGCTGCTCGAATACATGTATCCTGATGAACCTGATGCTGGATTGCTAATTGCTTTTGAAACAGGTTATAAATCATGGAAGTTGAAATCATTCATCGATATGGCTGAGTATAGAGCACCTGATGAGATCGGTAGAAACGGAAAGGTAAAAGTTAAGACAGAAATCGAGATGGACGCAGACAAATGGGTTTATTTCAAAAAGGATATTGTTGGTGGTTTGGTTCAGGAATCTAAAGAAGGTAGAACATCAAAAGTTATTGGATTCGATACAGTAGATAGACTAATCGATTGTGCTTCAGCTTATATTGTAAACGAAGCGAATATCAAGTATCCAAACAATGGGTTTACTTCTATTCAAGAGCTATCAGAATCAAAGATCTACAAGGAGAACGTTTGGAACAACCTTTATGATGAGTTGAAGCGTCCTGTAGATAATCTTCGAGGTTCAGGCTACGGTATTATTAACTTGGCATGGACTAAAGAGAAAACTACTGAATTGATTGATGGAGTAAAATACAACTCAATCGAGCTTATGATGAATGCTACTTGTCGTAAAGTTTTTCAATCTCAGGCTGACTTGATTTGCTGCTTGCATAACGAAGTTAAAGCTACTGATAAAACAGGGAAAGAGCTCACGAAAAATGCTGAAAGTAAAAGCGGTAAAGAGATCGCAACTAATTTCCATGAGTCTCAAACATTCATGTATTTCCGTGAGTCAAACTACATCAGTATTGCTGGTGGTCGCTTTGTAAATCTTCCTGAAAAAGTTCCCTATGGCATCAAAGAGTTTGTAGATGTGTTTAAGGAAGCTGTTGAAGGTCAGTTGGATGGTAATGAATCCATTGAGGAATTGCGTAAAGTTGAGATTGAGCAACGTGAAGAAAAGGCTCAAGCGTTTTCTGAAGAAGTGATCAAAGAGATTGAGCAAGAGCAAGAAGAAGAAAAAGCACAGGCATTGATTGAGACTGCAAAAGAATTGATTGAAACAATCACTGCTGAGATTAAATTGTTTGATGGTGTAACTATTAATAAAGTTATTGTGCCAAAATTCAAAGAGATCTTTGGGGGAGATTATCGAAAAGTTGAAGACGTAGATAAATTAACCGTTGGGCTTAATTATGTGAAAGAACTACCTAAAGTAACTGTTTAATACATAGGTCATGAAAGAGATATTTTAATGCCTTACAGACTCTGAAAAACCTATATAAACATTGACTTTTCAGAGTCTAGTTTTTTAATGATTGGAGGATTTTATGGAGATCATAGGTAAAAATACTGATATACATAGCTTAGCTAAACCACTACCAGTCAATACAGTGATAATAGGTTTAAGTTACTTGAAAGAAAGTGATACTATGCCACTTAGCAGAGAACAGAACTTTATTAAAAATTTACGTTTACGCTTGTATGAAAGTAAATTAAAAAAGGAGACTGAAGACAATATGGAAACATTGTATAACGTGCTTGTAGTAGGTAAGAGACGAGAAATTTTGGTAGACAAAAAGGTTGTTGCTAAAAACGCAAAAAGTGCAGAATTTGAAGTTGCGCATAAATATCTTATTGCAAACGATCTTTCAATTGAAAATGTTACAATTATTGTTAAAGAGATAGGGTCAGTAGAAGTGGAAGAATAATTAAATTAATAAGTTATACAGTCAACCTCCAGAGGAAAGTCATAATAAGCAATACTCTGGAGGTATCTTTATTAATACGAATATCTAGGAGGTATGAATGGGAAGAGTTATTCTTTCAATATTCCTGTTGGTTGTCTTAACTTCATTCTCAGATGTTAAAACCAGCAATGTGAGTATTGAGGCAAATACACATACATATAAAGATTCATCTATATTCACTGTTCAATTGATCGAGGGTATTAAAAAAAGAAATGTGAAAATACATAATGCAATAAAAAGAGGTTTTCTTAAAGAGAGATTAGACTTAAAAGTTAAATCAGAGGTCAAAATTCTCAGGTTTGAGGATGAAAAGGGCTTTGAAATATATGTTTTAACGGCTTACACAAACGGATATGAGAGCACACAAAAGCGCAAAGGTGAAAAGGGCTATGGTATCACTGCGAGTGGAGTTAAAACCAAAGCAATGCACACAGCTGCTTGCCCAAAATCAATGCCATTTGGCACTGAGCTATTCGTACCTTACTTTGACACCACATTCGTCTGTGAAGACCGTGGAGGGGCAATTAAGGCTGGTAAATTAGATATTTATATGGAAACAGTTGAAGAGGCGCTGGAGTTTGGTAGAAAAAAATTAGTGGTAAAAGTAATAAAGAAAAATGAAAGCTAGGTGTATATTTGAAAACTCAAGAAGAATGGATTCGCGAAGTAGGTCAAGAAGTAATTGAATTATTGATTAAGAAAGATCATGATTATGGATCTTCTTTCAGTGAATCATACAAGGAGTATGGCATCGTTTCTGGCGTAATGCGTATGGACGATAAGATTAAACGTCTGAAGAACATTATAAAAGGATCTGAAATAAAAGTTAAAGAAAGTTCAGAAGATACCTGTCTTGACTTGTGTGGATATGCAATGCTATTGCTTACTGAATTGAAAAAGGAAACCAATGAAAAGAATTAAAGAAAGTACGATAAAAACAGTTAATTTATATTTAGACTTGATAGATAGCTGCCAATATATTGTTGAAAATGGGAAACTTGTTAACAAAAAAAGGCGTTCAATAGGATATGTTGGCAAGAATGGATACGTTCAATTAAGTATCAATAGTAAAAAAGTGTATCTTCATCAAGTATTGTTCGCCTATTATTTTGGAGTAAATGAATTAGTAAAATATGAGAGTGTCAACCATATTGATGGTAACAAGTTAAATAATCTTATGAACAATTTGGAAGGTATGTCTCTATCTGAAAATTCACAACATCAACATCAAATTGGTTTGACTCCAGTGGGGGGAGAGTGCGCACAGTCAATATTGAATGAAGAATCGGTCAAGAAGATACGAAAGCTATTAAAACAGGGTTTCAAGCAACATAAAATTGCTGAACATTTTAATGTATCAAGAAGTGCAATCAATTCAATCAACAATAATATTAGTTGGACTAGTGTTATGTCAGATGATGACATCGAAATCCCTTATATCGATAACAGAAAAAATAAGAGAAGTGATGCTGTTCTCACCAATGTTCAAGTCAAAGAAATAAAGAAGTTGCTTAAGTTAGGTTATTATCAAAAAGTAATTGCAAGGCAATATAGAATATCGAGAAGCTTAGTCCTGCAAATTAATTTAAACAACAGATATTATGAGGTTAATTATGATGATAGTGTTGACATTTCTAATATCATCTCACAAATGAAAGGGTGAACTTCTTGCAGAATAAGCTAATCTTAGTTTCAGGAGCATCTGGTTCAGGCAAAACAACAGTCCTACGATCTATCATGGATCGAGAAATTGTTTCTTTCACAACCAGAAAGCCACGCGAAGGTGAAATTGATGGAGTAGATTATATCTTCATAGAACAATCTGAATTCGATAGACTGCTCAATAATAATGGACTGATTGAACATACAAATTATAGTGGAAATTTTTATGGAGTAACTCGTGAAGAATATGAATCCAAATTAGGAAAAGGCGATACATTTTTCATCTGTGATAACAAAGGAATGCGTCAAATGAAAGCTATACATAGTAATTGCGTGTCAATTTTCATTTATTGTGATCGTGAAACAGTAGAGTCCAATATGAGACAACGAGGAGATACAGAAGAAGATATATCTAAACGTCTTAAAACATACGACGATGAAGTTAATAATCTTGTGTACTATGACTATGTTGTGACAAACAAACTAGGATTTCTAGAGGATGCTGTTGAGGATGTCAGAGATATTATTGGAGGTTAAAAGTGAAAGAAAGAATTTGTGTTGATCAAGATCATGTCTTAGCTGATTTAATTACACCTTGGGTTGATAGATATAACAATACATACAATGATACTTTAAACGTGTCTGATATTACGATGTGGGATTGGCATGTACTTACAAGGCCTGAGTGTGGGAAGAAGATTTATCAGATGCTAACTCCAGATATGTTTGAAAACCTACCTGTGATTCACGGCTCACAAGAAATTGTAAAAAAACTTACTGAAAAATATGACGTCTTTATTGTCACAGCAGCAAGGAATGCTTCTGTTATTCCTGCAAAAGCAAAATGGATCAAAACACATTTTCCATTCATAAAAAGAGAGAATGTAGTCTATGCAGTTAATAAAAGCATTTGTTTGGCTGATAGCCTAATCGATGATGCGCCTCACAACTTAGAGACCTTTAAGGGAGATAATAAACTTCTTTTTGATGCTTCTCATAATAAAGATGAAAATCGTTTTAAGCGAGTGAAAAACTGGAATGACATTGCTAACTTTTTTGGAGTCTAGGGAGGAAATATGAAACAAGACGAACGTAATAAGAAACAATATATGCAGAAGGATCGTAAATTCACAAGTGGTAAATTCACTAAGCCAAAGAAAGACTACAAAGCCAGAGAATTCAAATATGATGAACATCTTGCTTTGACTGAAAATGGCCGAGAAGAGATGATTGATTACTAAAGGAGTTGAGAAGATGAAGTACGAAGTTTCCATTACACATAAAGATATAAAAGATGTAAAAGTAACAACAAATATCATTCATACAGAAGTGGATGAAGAAAATATCAACATTCACAAGTTTATCGAGGATGTTAGTTCTGAGGCAGCGCATAAAGCTCTAGAACGCCATATGAATCACTATCGTGTTCGCGAGGGTGATTCTCTTAAAGTGGATTACATAAAGGAATTTAAGCCAGTTGGAGACTAATGCATAGGCAATGAAAATTATTTACTATGGGGTGAGTTATTGAGGAAAACGTTATATGATGTCTTAACGGAAAAGTATCCATACTCAGTTAATGACAGGGATTTCGACTCAATTGAAAGTGATGTATCTTATTATTTGTTACAAGGTTTCACAATTGATGATTGTGTGAATGCAGCAATTAATTTCCTAGATGAACATCCAAGATATGACGATGATCCTGCTGCTTGTTTTAGTCAAGGAATGCATGAACATTTGAGTCATTAACTGTCCTTGAAAGTCATCATTCATTACCCATAGAAAGGAGGGATCTTTAATCACATGGGAGAAATAGCCGATCATTACATAGATAGGATGCTTGATGGTAGTAAATATCCAAAGTTTAATCAATTCAATCAAAAGAAAAAAGCCACATGGACAACATCAACTGGAGTGGTTTATGAACCACATAATATGGAGGACAGTCACTTACTGAATTGTATTCATCTCTGCGAACGTAGAGAGGGTAACAAAGGTATTAAATACTTGAATAACGCACCAACATACATAGCAATGGTCGATGAGTTGATAAGTAGAGGCTGCTTGAATCAAGATTATTATTTGAAGACATTAGAAGAACGTAAAAAAGTAAAAATATAAAATACATATGAATTGATCGACTCAGTTACAGTACTCATTTTCTCTTAATCACAACAGAATATATCCTCATTGAGTTGTTATCAAGAGATAATGAGGAGGATTATTAAATGTTAGAAAAATTGATTGGTGATCTCGGTAAAGAAAGTAACATGGAGACTTTTTATTTCTGGAAGTGGGCAGACGCACATCCGCTACTTCATACAGTTATTGAATTGTCTGGTTCCATATCCTACGTAGTTATATTCTTTGGTGCTTACATGGTAGTTAAATATGTTATGAAAAGGAAGACAGAGAAAGTTTAAATGTAAAGACTTTATAGAGCATAAAACTAACTTTTCATCGGAAAAACAGGAGGAATTAAAAATGGAAAGATGCAATTATGGAAAGTGTCAAAATGAAGCAACGGTTAGCGGTTGTACTTATGGACACTACGAAAGCGAAAATGCTAAAGATACCTTCATACCAGTGGTAGCTTGCGAAGAACATAGCAAGTTAGATAGTTTCTTTCCGAATCAAAGCCAATAAATCGAACCATTTATCAGGATTGGAGAAAGTGAAAATATGATATCCATATTAATTAATATTGCAGTCAATGTAGTAGCATACATTGCCCTTGGTTGGATCGTTATGAGCATTCTAAGTTGGCATTTTAAACGAACCACCAAGGACGACTCAGAAGTGTTTAATATCGGAATTAGAAATAAGATAATTTTGTGGAGTTTCTTTTGGGTATTTATTGCCTTGGATTATGTTGGTCGTATGAAGAAGAGGCGTTGAATCATCAATTTTAAAAGGAGATGCACTTATGAAGATTATATGTGTAGACAGTTATGGCAGAGAATCTATTGCTGATGTATTAGTTGCCATGAACGTAAGTGAATATTGGGGAGATCGAATTTCATGTTCGTTGAATGATCATGCACCCCTGAATGAGTATTTTAGATGTGTTGAAGATGATCACGTATTATGGCGTGGAATGGAGGAGTTTGTTTGATTAAGAAAATAGAAGATTGGACTTTCACCGAACATCAAGCTCATGCCAAGGGATTATTAGAAGGTTTGTTTTTAGGATTCCTTTTTACCGCAATATCAGCAGGAGGATTGTTTCTTATTTTTAGGTGATAAAATTTGTCTTTCATATGGATTAGAAAGAGGGGATCGAGTGACACCAGTATTAGATAATGTCTTAAAGCAAATAAGAGAAATAAAACCTATCCTTCAGGAAGCAAATATAACTTATGGCGTTTATGAATATCCTAAAGAGCAGAGGTATGACAGTAATAAATCTAATCCTCCTTTTGCTCAAATGTCCGTCAAGAGGCCTAAAACTAAAAGAGATAAGTCATTTTCTTACGAAATTATGCTGTTCTCCAATATGTTTGAATATTTTGGAGATGAAATATACACAGGCTCAAATGAAGAAGTATTAGCATTTTTCAAAGCTATAGATGTTGAATTTTCAGATGGAACATTACTTATTTATAATTTCATTCATGAATTAGGGCATATTCTACTTTATGAGGAATTTAAACAAGATTCAGGCGAATATGCAAGTATTCTAAAATTAGATGAGATCAACAATCATTTCCTAGACATCATATTCAAAGGTAATTCGGAAATTAATGCAGAACATAAGTATCATTTTCAAGAGCTATATTCGGAGAAATTTGCAACCTTTATGTTTCCAGTAGTACTTAAGAAGCTTGAAGAATAAGCAATGAAACTTGACATTTATGAGGAAAAAGGAGGCTAATAAATATTGTTTAAACAAATAAAAAATATCGATTTAGGGTTTGAAAATTGCGAGGTGATGTCCATTGACTGCAAGTCAATAGGTCATCTGCATATTGATGAAATCAAAGACAGCATTCGAAGGATTGCAGTAAATTCAGTTAGCAAAATGAGATGCTGTGAACACTTTTCACTTTCAATAAATAGGAATGATAATATATCATATCTGCCATTTGATCAAGAAGAATGGGAGATGAATAAATTTGAACGCATAACACAATCCAGAGATATTGTCTCAGTTGGTGTTCATTACGAGGATGGTACTAGTGAAGATTTCTATGTGCCATGGGAAGGCGAATTGGATTACTCAAATGAATGTCAAAATACATATGAGAATGAGTTTGGAGATCTATTCTTGGTTATTAATAAAAATAAAAAAGTTGAAGATGTTTTAAATAATTCAGAGATTAATGATAAGAACAGAATGGATGTAATTTGGAAAATGTACAATTATTAAGGCATTGAAACTGGAAGTTTATTAGGTAAATATGAGAGGAGATAGGTAAATGGGAGTAGATTGGTATGCGTGTAGTAAATGTAGCGATACGTTTCCTGATTGTGGTGATTACGTAGGCTGCGAATGTGGTGAACACTGGTGTAGTGACAAATGTGCTGAATCAGAAGGATATAGACGAGAGGAAGAGGGATACACTCCAGAAGGCTCCCGATGGAGTCAGGAGACCAGTTGTGGATTTTGTAGAAAAGAAGAGCATTCTGATTTAACTTTACTCAACCATTGCCTTGATCTGCTAGGTAAATCTAGAGAAGAAATTATCAGTCAATATAATCAGTCTAAATAAGGCAACGAAATGGAAATTTAATTGGGAATGGAGATGATAATATCAGCAAGCAAGTAAAAGTAACTATACCTCAATCTGGTTTACCATCAGGCAGATTAATTGATGTTTGTGGAATTCTTGTTGATGGAACTATTGTTGGAATGAATGCCAGTAATCCAACAGAAAGTACATTATACCATATTCCTCACGGTCACTATGATTTTATTAATGAGACAGAAAATGAAGTTTGTGAGTGCAAATCACATAACGATGAATGGCCTACAGAACCAGAGTATCCCGATGATAATGTGGTGCGATATGATGCATATGACGGCTGCTATATGGTTGGAAATGAGGATGCCGTTTCTCTTATTATGAAATTTGAAGGAAAAGCAATTAAGATTGTGGAGATTTAGAAGATAAAATGAAGAATTTATAGGGAGAATGGAGTGGTAAATTGACCATCACTGCTCAAGAGATGTTAGATAGAATACGTGAGGATTACTTAAATGAACCAGACGAAATGAAGAAGGAATTATTGTTGAAAGATATTATTACAATCCACTCTCATTACCAACGGTACTATTTTGAGGATATGAGTAAAGATTTAAAGAAGAAAATATCAGGAGGATTAAATGAAAAATTTTAAATGCGTGGTAACTACTACTAATGAGTACATTATAGAAATTGATGAAAATGTAATAAATGAAAAGTGGATGCAAGATTATCGTGAGGATTTCACAAATTTAAAAACGCTAAAAGACCATGCTGCAAATATTGCATGGAATAGAGCACATTATGGTCATGATTTCTATGAAGGATATGGATACGTCATGCAAAATGGAAAAATGCCATGCTTCACTGAGTCAGGGTCACAATATATTGAAAAAGGAATAAATCTTATAGTGGTAAGTGAGAATGACGAAATAGAAATTGATTCTGAGGAAATTTAACCCGAAGAAATACGGGATTCATTGGGCAGGAAGGAGAAGAGGAAATGCCTAGATATACACTTGTTTTAAAAGATGATGTTACTAAAGAAGATTTGTATTTACATTGGTCAAGTGTAATTGATGCACCGATTACATATGCCTTGCCATTAGAAGCATATCGCGAATGGTACAAAAGGGAATACGGAGAACAACGATTGCATGAATGGGATAATGGCGAAGGAAATAGAATGAGCGAGGAAGATGCTCTTAGTTGGAATAGAGCAGGGAAAAATGAGATGCAGATTAAAACTAAATATGAATTATTAAGTCTTTACAGTATCAAATAAATGATGGAATTTAAAGGGAGAATGACATATGAACATAGATAATAGTGGAGTAGGATTTGAAGAAATACATATCACTAAAAGAGTTGATGGAAAAGGTTTCACGCTTAAGGCTAGAGGACTGTGGAACGGTGAGCCTTGTACGATAGACGTTCCCTTTATGCAGCAGCCATCTCTAACTATTGATCGAAAACAAGAGAATATAAGCAGTCATTCTTATCTTTTTGGAAATTTCAATCAAATTAAATATGGAGCTACTAACTTGGAATTTCTTGCAGAAATCAAACCAGAAAATGAAAAATACTATACAGTAACAATTGATCCTGATTTCCATTTCGCAAAACAGATTAAAGAATTGGAAAATGAATTAGATGAAATTAAACGTGAATCAGAAGAATCTATTCAAGCAGTGGTCAATAAGATTGAAAAATTAAAAAGTGCTCGATGAAAGAGAACATTTATGAGGAAGTGGTATTTAATTGAATGATAAATGTATAATATGCAACGAAGACATATTTGAATCAGGATCGATTAGCAGATGCTTAAAATGTGGTAAAGCCACTTCTAACGAAATCCCTGGAAAAGAATATTTTGATAGTAAGATAAATATTGAAAGTAAGGTGAATCATGAGTAAATTTTCGTGTCAAAATGAAAGGTGTAAAATACTACATGAACATAATGAAGAAGACATAAGGCTGGTGCTACACATAGTTGATGGCGTAGTACATCAATATTACGTAAATGATGATGGTTCACTTGAACACTATGACAGCGATGGAACAGGGCAAGAAACCTTTATGGAGTGTAAAGTGTGTGGTGAAAGGTATGGATTTGATTACGACATCGGAAACGTATATGAACAGCATGTTTTACCATTAAACAAAAGAGAAATTTCAGAATTAGAAGTAGTGAAATCTAAATAAATTCACATTTTCATAAGGAGATGACAATTGAATTGGAAACCGACTATAAGTTAATTCATAACTTATTAAGTGAAAAGCTAATGAAATGGACTAAAGCTACAATTCAGAACAATGATAGAGGACTGCCTTACTTTGCTGAATATTGGTTGGATGAGCAAGGAATCGCCATTGAGCCAGTTAACTTTTGGAATCCGGCAACAGATATTAAGGACTGCTATAAAATGATCAATATTATAAAAGAAATTAACCCTGAATTAATTGATAAGCTAGATAAGCTATATGATGGAAAGCATTATATAAGTGAAGCAACATCTCAAAACATTTGTGAATTGTTACTGAAAGCTGAAGGAATCGAGGTATCATAATGGCTGCTTGGACTTTGGTGGGAATAAGTTGCATAGCATTAGGACTATACATAAGAGATAAATCATTACTTCTCAAAGATAACGGAAAATGGTGCTTCAAATTCATTAAAACCAAAAATATAAAACGAGGTGACTAATTGGATCGAGAAACTAAGGAACGAACTGAGAGTTTAAGCTGCTTGAAAAAAGAGATTTTACAATAAGACGTAAAATAGGTAGTTTTAATAAATAAAAAATGGAGGTAATACGAGTTGAAATTTGAACCAATCATTAATTTTCAAAGATGCGATCATAATTTTGATAGATGGTCATTTGGTGGAAATATAGCATCTGAGGACTATGGGCATTACAAAGAGGTTTATCTATATATTAATTTCCTATACTGGAGTTTCACATTAGGATTTAAGGCTTTCAAATAGGCCATAAAAACGACATTTCAAAGGAATGGTGATTATTATTTCATATTCAGCAGCAGAGCGTGAAAGTGTACTCCAGTCAGACGATGAATCAGGAATTTGGAAATTAAGTACTTATCAATCTAAAGTTATCAATAAATTGAAGCGAGTTAATGTTGAGCCTATAGAGATTTTGAGTGATGGTCAACACAAGTATGAGTTGGACTTTAGTCAAGTTTCATTCAGATCAGGTAAAAAACGAGTAATGAGCGAGAAGAATAGGATTGCAGCTAGTGAAAGAGCAAAGAAAAATTTCCATTCCAAAGGAGAGATTGAATGACTAAATTTTTAACACACTTGAAGTCTTTTATGATTAAAGTTCAGAAAGATGAAAGGGTAGATATGTATCCTTATTTTTACACCATAGAGCAAAACATAGATAAATTAGAGGAATTAATTAATACATATGAATCAAATGACTGCTATTTTCATTATGAACCTGATCAGTCAGAAGGGTATAGTGATGGCACTGTCTCAATTTACTATATGGACACAAATCAAGATAGGTTCAATTATCATATCTCATTATCAAGTAATAATATGAGTGGTAGTTATTGCGATTGTAGCTCATCTGATAAAGAATATAATCCAATCCATAATTGCTGTGGGATTCATTGCGACTCTTACACCCCTTCATTTAATGTTTCAAAAACTAAAAATGTAGCTCATGGAACATTTTTAGGTCTAGAAAGAGACCTTTGGAGACTAGAAGAAGAATGGAATAAAGAAATTGGCATCAATGAGAATGAACATATTCTCGAACAGATCAATTTCATTGATGGTCAAATAGAGGAATTGATAAAACGTAAAAATGCTATTTCGAAAAGCCTATAAAATGAGAAATTCAAAGGGAGATGAAAATATGAAACAAGTCTATCCAGAGCTAGTGATTGAAGCGTACAGGGCTACAGGATTAAAACCAATGCGTGGAGATTTCTTTCCAAAGGAAGGATGTGCTTGTGCTTTGGGTGCAGTTTATCAATTTATGTGCGAAGACGGACGCTATGTCGAAGATTATTTAGAACAAGAACTAACCGACAATTACGTTCAATCTTTTGCTGCTGGATTCGATGGAATTAAACGAGATAATTCCCTCTACGCACAAAATTATCCAAATGCATATGAAGATGGAGTTAAAGCATGGGAAATAGTACAAGAAAAGTTACTTTAAAATCGTGAATTTATTAGGAGATGTAAAATGAAAGAGTTAAGTGATTGGGAATTACTCCAGCAGGAGTTTACAAAGAACTTTCCAGATGAAGCTGCAAAGAAAGAATGTTCCGATTGTATTCACTCAACTTGGGTAAGAATCAGGAATACAGGGAACGAGAATACATTTGTCCCATACTGTGGAGAATTGAAGTTTGCATTGAACACACTAGTGGAAGCAGACACATGCGATTCTTTTACACTGAAAGATAATAGATAGAGCTTTTAAAATTGTAATTTCGAAGGGAGAAAATAAATGAATTGCGCTAATGATTTATGCTACTGGAATTATGAAGGAACATGTTGTACCGATAGTGAAGAAGCATTTCACTGTGCTACTCCAGATCAATTAGACTGTCCTTCTTCACTAAGAAAAGACTTTGAAGAACAACTTAATGCTATACATGATGCGTGCGTTGCACTGCTCTATAAAAGAAATATGAGAGAATTGACAGAAATCAAGAAATTTATTGAATCGCAAAGGTCTTGAAACGAGAGTATTATGATGAAAACAAAAAAAAGGGAGATTAATAAATTATGACAACTTACAATCAACAAATTGAAGAAGCACTACTTGAGGACGATGAGGTTTACCAACTGCAACAAGATCAAGCATGGGGAGTTTATGATTATGGAATGGCTGTTTGGGTAGATGGAATCCTAGTCGAGAAAGAAAAGAAAGTAGAAGAAATTGAGCAAATTTACAATGAGCGTATGGATTCGTTTAAAGCAAAGATGGATCTATGGAAAGAGTCAGCTGCTAAAAAGCATGTGAATGATATTGAGTTTTTCAAACAGCACCTTCATGCTTATCAACTGCGAGTCATTGATGAGGAGAAAGCGAATAAAGCTAAGAAAATTAGTTCTACGATTAAATTACCCACTCGCAGCTTAACGTTCAAAAAACAACAGCCAGAGATTCTTGTTAACGGTAAAGAAGTATCCAAAGCTAAAGACGATCCTAGTTTTGTACAGTTTGTAAAAGAAAACAGCCCTGACTTCATTAAAGAAGAAGTTAGATGGGGAGATTACAAAAAAATTCTGAAACAGACTAATATTGATGGTAAACTGTTTTATGTGGATGACGCTGGTCAACCATTAGAATTTATTCAACTTATTGAACGTCCTGAGAAATGTGACTGGACATTGAACAAAGAATAATAAATAAATTATCAAAAACAAATACATAATTATTGACCATATAAACAGCGATGTGCTACAATGAACTTACGAATAAGGGAAATTGTAGCACATTCAGTTTTTGGAGGTAATACATATGCGCGATCCTGAGCGGATTCATGCCGTAACTAAAGCAATTGAAGAGTGTTGGAGAGACTTCCCTGACATGAGATTCGGTCAATTGATGGACAATATTTTCATATACAACAATAGAAAAACTCGAACTGAAATTTGGAATATGGAAGAGAGTCAGCTGCTGGAGTGCATCAGAAAGTTTAGAGAAGAACATAAGCAGTAAATAAACAAAAGACATACTATATGTAGTTATATCAATATGAATATTAACTATATATAGGTGAAAAAAGGTCTTGAAATGGTTATTTTATGAGGGAGTGAACATATATGAAACTTGAAGTAGGGCAACAGGTTTTTTTAAAAGCAGTGGGCAATAATGCCAGAGGTCGAAAGGAAGTCTTTATCAGAGAAGAAACTATTTCAAAAGTCGGACGAAAGTACTTTGAAGTTGGGAATGGATATAGGCCTCTGAAGTTTCATATTGAAGACCTTAGTCAAGAAATGGGTGGCTATATTGCCGATTGGACTTTGTATCTTTCAAAACAAGACATCTTAGATGAAGATGAATCTAACGATCTGCATTCAGACATTAGGACAGCATTCAGTGGTTATGGAAAATCAAAATACACTTTAGAACAGCTAAGAAAAATTAAGGCTATAGTGGATGAAAATAAGGCAATGAAAGACTAGTTTTATAAGGAGGATAATTAAATGAAACAACTACCTGAATCATGGAGAATTCATATTCGCAAAATGACAGAACACGCTCAAAAATCGAATCAAATGGTTAAAGAACTTGAAGACTATCTTATAAAAAAGGGTTACACTCATGAAGCATATGACGAAACAGAAGGTAGTGAGTTCCAAGATTTAATTATTGACACCGTTCAACGAAATTATGATTGGGATGCACTAATAATGGCAATAGAGGCAGTTATGAATGGAGCAGACCTAGGGGAAATATCTGAATTAGTAAGAGACTAGAGGCGATAAATGGTTAATTTCATGAAGGAGAGAATGATATGAAAAGAATTAGGACTAAGGAATTTGTGAGCAAGTATGGAAGAGGAATACATGATGATATTAACATATTTCTCAGTAACCATGAGAATGAAAATGAGTTCAAATTGATTGACATCAAATATAATCAGATTATAAAAGATGGGGATATTTATTCATACGCATTAGTAATAATCGAAATGGATTATTAATGAGAAGATAAATTCATGAGGTGAATAAGTAATGAGAACTGCGGATCAAGTTAAAACAAAACTGATTCAACTTAAAGAGCTACAGAAGAAATTTAATATGGAAGAAATCAGACTTCAAATCGACATTCTGGAATGGGTTTTAAATGAACCAACAGAGAAGTATCATTCGTAACGAAACAACAACTTTAAAAGGAGTGAGAGCATGGATAGATGGAAATCAGAGATAGTTGTCAAAGGACTTACTTATATCATTAATTTAAATCGTAGATATTCTCCAGCAGTAAGTGAACATCTATTCGATTTAGAAATTTTAAAAGGTGATGAAGCGATCTTTGAGAATAGTCATAATATTTATTCTAGAAGAGATTCGGAGACATGGATTCGACAAGCATTAAAATGCAAAGGTAAGCGATTTGTGTGGACAGAAAGGCTATAAATCAAGTGTTTAATGGGGTAAAGAAGGGAGGTAAGTTCGATGTTCACTGTAAACACAGATGAAAAATTTTTTACTGAAATCGATACAACTTTAAGAAGGTTACGTCACTTGTTTATATATTTTCAAAACCCAGATACTGAAATGTCACATGAAGAATTGGATGTCTGGCACAGGGATTGTACTAATTATTAAGAACAACTTAACAATTTGATAAATAAATGCGACGATAGGATTCAGTTGAAATAAATCTATTATTGGATCACGAAAGGAGAGATGAAAAATAGAATCAAAAAATTGTTCAGTTTGTGGCACTCACAAAAAATTATCAGACTTTTATTCTTACAAGAAAAATTCTACAGTTAAAGGCGAGTATATCTATTATCATCCCGAATGTAAGAAGTGTACCGCCATGAAAGCATCTAAATGGATTGAGAGAAATCCTGAAAAATGGAAAACGATTTATTCAAAAAGAAATAAAGACCCAAGGCATAAAATTATACATAAAAAAGCAAATGAAGAGCACAGGAAAAGTGGAAAATATTTAAATTGGCAGCAAAACAACAGAGATAAGACTAGACAATATACAAAAGATAGAAAGCCAAAGGTACACAAGATAACCGATAGAGAATGGTATGATTGCAGATTGTACTTCAATTTCAGATGTGCCTATTGTGGCAAGTCTTGGGAAGAAAATAAAAAAGAAACGAATAAAGATTTACATAGAGATCATGTTGTTTTTGACGGTAGGAACGACCTGAAAAATTGCATTCCTGCTTGTAATAGTTGTAACAGTTCAAAAGGAGAATACACACTCAACGAATGGTATAAAACCCAATCATTCTTTGTTAGAGAAAGATATCTGGCAATTTATCAATGGATAAGATTTGATGTTAAAAAATACATAAAAAGAAAATATATAAAAACATATTAAATATCGGTTTCATGTAGAGAGGGAAGTGTACATGATAATTAAAGTGAAGGTTAATAAAAATGGAAGTCTGAGAGATTATATCAATCTTCCTGTTCTAGACAAAACTGTTAAGGGCTTTGGATTCAGTGCAGATATTAACGATAATTCCAAGGCGATTGGTATTGTTACTGATGCAGAAGAAGTAGATGGGCAATATGAACTAACGGCTACAGTATGGGATAAATTTGTTGAGCAACACATGGAACTGTATGAGAGCAATAAGCCAGCAGCAATATCATTTGAGATAAAATGAGATCATAAAAACTTATTAATTGGGATCGAGGTGTAAAGTGGGTGCTTTTATTAATGGATCAGTTTTTGTTAATCAGCACAAAAGAGTTGTTGTGTTTGGTGATAAGATAATTCCGTTTCATGAAAATATGATGGGTTTCAGCATTACAACAATTAATAATAAAATATACATTGATGGATATGAATTTAAAAATGGTAAATGGTCAAAAACATTTGCTGCGCTATGGCACAAATACATCGGTTAAAAACTCTGTTTCATTAGGAAGGTGAAAAAATGCCATACACAGAACCATTTGACTTAGTAGTTGGCGAATCATATACAGATGGAATTTCAATCAGACGTATCGAGGATATCTCACTCAAAACTGATAGCTTGAAGTACATTGAGAATCCAGACGGTGGACACATTTTAGGAATTTGCAACATCATGGATTTCTATAAGTGGATTGATCGTTGGAAGTAGCAAATGAATGTTTCATGAGGATGGAGTGTCGGTGAAATGATGAATAATATACCTGAATTTCTAAACCAATCTAAGCAAAACCTTCAGAAGAAATATACTTACCGACAAAACAAAGAGACTAAATCCTTACGCATTGAAGAAGCAAGAGCATTATTGGATAAATTGTTGGTTGACGGAGTTAGTTTATCTGATATGGTAACTGAAGACAGATTATATATTTAGCACAATTTAATAGGGGGAAGAAAACGTTTAAAAAAGTGATTGTAAATGGCAAGGCAGATAACAATAAGAAATCATGTTATGATTGTCTTCATTGCGAAGGCGGAATTGGTACTTGGTGGTGTAAAAACAAAGAAGCTGCCCAATACAGAGGGACATATTTTGCTGGTGTAATTAAATGCCCGTTTTGGGAGAGGACTAGATATAAATATGAATTATCATTTTTCGAAAAATATTCCGATGATTTCATAATTGAAATTGAAGGACTTATAGATGATAAAACATAGCTTTCATGAGGAGGTGACGAGTTATGAGTATTAAAAAAACAATGAATTATATCGAAAATAATAAGGACAAATACTTAAATGAGAAGAATAAGAAGTATGATTTTATTTGCGACCATTGTTTAGAACCGAAAAATATGGAATCAAAAGCTCCATATTCATCCGACGAAAATGAGGATATGATTTATTGCTATCCGTGCATTGATGAATTTCATGAAACAGGCGAATGGTAGCCAACGAAAGCATGATTTTATAAACAAAAAAATTAAAAATACATATATATTTAAATAAATGAAGCTGTAAAATTATTTCTCTTGCATAACGAACGTATGTTTGTAGTATAATAGCTATTACGCAAACAAATGTTCTTATTCGGAGGAATCAATGTGACTCAGAAAAACAAACGATCCATTATGCTAATCGACATGCAAAGTTTTTATGCGTCTGTCGAGAAGGCAAACTACCCTGAGTATAAAGACAAACCTCTTGTAGTAGCTGGAGATCCAGAAAGACGCAGTGGAATTGTCTTGGCGGCATGCCCACTTGCAAAAAAGTTTGGTGTTACTACAGCTGAAGCTCTATGGCAAGCTTTGAAAAAGTGTCCTGATTTGGTTATTGTTCGACCACATATGGAGCAATACATTAAAGTTTCTATGCAAATCACCCGAATTCTTGAGACTTACAGTGATTTGGTTGAACCATATAGTATAGATGAATTATTTGTTGACTGCTCTGGTTCGTTACATTTGTTTGGAAATTCGATAACTGAAATGGCAAAGCTCATTCAGAAAAGAATCATGACCGAAACTGGAATATATGCAAGAGCTGGAATTGGAGAAAACAAGGTAATTGCAAAACTTTGCTGTGACATGATAGCTAAGAAGAATGCTGATGGATTTTTTTATCTGAAGAAAGATGAGCTAGATAAACATATTTGGGATAATCCGATTCGAGATATGTGGGGCATTGGATCAAGGATGGAGCAGCACCTCCTAAGAATGGGAATCAGAACAATTGGTGATTTAGCCAAGACTCCAATAAAAAGACTCAGCAAATGGGGTGTTAATGGTCAGGTCATCTGGAGGGTTGCGAACGGCATAGATGACTCACCAGTGACTCCAAGCACTCATAGCCATCAGAAGGTAATTGGCAATGGTATGACGCTTCCTAGGGACTACAGGGAAGCATGGGAGATTGAAGTGGTGTTACTGGATTTATGCTCACAGATTTGTAGAAGGACGAGAGAAAAGGGTTTAATGGGTTCTGTCGTATCAATGGGGCTGTCTGGAGCAGACTGGGATAATCCTACTGGATTCAGCAGACAAATGAAGTTAGTCGATCCTACGAACGTTACGGTAGATGTCTATGCTGCTGTAAAGAAACTTTTTTACACTCATTGGGATAGAATGCCTGTTCGAAGGTTAAGCGTTGCAATCTCCAACTTGACTAGTGCTGACACTTATCAACTTTCCTTGTTTGATGACACTGAGAAGAAGAGAGCTGTTGATAAGGTTATGGATGACATCAAAGATCGATTCGGAGAAGTGTCAATACTGAGAGCAAGTTCATTAACCAGCGCTGGTCAAGCGGTAGACAGAAACGCTAAAATCGGAGGACATTACAAATGAGTAAAAAGCTAACTGGAAATGGTCTGTGGGAGAGCAGCAGAATGATGCTACCAGAACATAAAGAGACTATCAATAAATATTTGGGTGATCATAAACTAAAAACACGACCAGAGATTCATGAAGATGAATGGGAAATAATGCTTTCCAATTTGAATCAGTCGTATATTCAAAAGGATGAAATCAAGGTCGAGTTGTTTGGGAAGTTTAATTTTCGTGAAGTTGTTGGCGTTGTCACAGCATTCAATCAATATCAGAAAAAGTTCAAAGTTGAGTTTGATGATGGGTTCGAATGGGTGGATTATTCTGAAGTTGTGAGTGTGACATTACTATGACAGCGAAGCCAGTTGGAGACGACGATTTCAATCTTGTCAGAGAAGCAATATTGCTACCTTGCTTATATAGTACAATTGAACATGACATTAAAATAATGACGAAATCCGATATGAAAATGGGAAATCTTTATGCTAGACATCTTAGAAGCATACAGAATAAAGTATCCGAGAGTTTCACAAACAATAAAAAATTGATGTGGAATAATGGAATTAAAATAATTGAAGATAAACGTGTTGAAGACAGAATAACCATCTCATTTATGTGTCGAGGATATCAACAAGAGATGAATATTCTGATTAAGCACTTGAAAGCAGATATAGATAAAAGGGTAGGACTGTATTTAAATATAGATGAATCTGATCAACTAACTGATCCATAAGGAGGTGATTAATATAGTTAATAATTATGATGACTATTTAGGTAAATTGGTCAGTGTTGAGGTTGGATTTTTCTCTAGTACAATTGGTGAGTTGCATGAATACGACAGAGAAAAATCCATGTATAAAGTGAGTGCAGGTAAAGGTTGGGTTGTTGTCGGTCTAGATGAAGTGAAGTTTTTAACTCCTGAACAGTGTGATGCTCATATAGAGTGGCTGGATAAAAATAAAAATGTAGAATACGTCGATGAAACAAAAGATGAGCGAGATGAAGAATATGAATTATTTGCTTAAGGTGGCGAAATCATCAATTCATTGATTATAAAACAAAAAAATAAAAAGGAGATATACAAAATGGAAATGAAGAAGTATACTGATATTATTCGTCTAGGCCATAAGACAACAGTAGGGGTACTAAATGAAGGTGACGACATTGTAATTCAAGAAAAGTTGGATGGAGCCAATGCGTCATTTAAGCTGCATGAAGGTGCTATTCTGGCATTCTCTCGTAATACTCATCTTAGTGCCGAAAACAATCTCAGAGGTTTTTACGAATGGACACAGACGCTAAATCCTGCGAAATTGCTTGATGGTGTAATTTATTATGGAGAATGGCTAGTTAAACACAAGTTGGATTATGGTAGCAATATGAATCAATTTTACCTATTCGATATTTACAATGAATTTATTGGAGAGTATGTTAACTTCTCTATGGTAAAAGATGAGTCGCATCGACTTTCTATGAACTTGATTCCATTATTCTACGAGGGTAAATATCAATCATTTGAACATCTGCAATCATTTGTCGGTCAGTCAGTTCTAGGTTCTGAGGGCGAAGGAGTAGTTGTTAAAAACGTAAATTATAAAGATAGATATGAAAAACAATGTTTTGTTAAATTAGTTTCTGATGGTTTCAGAGAAGTCCAAAAACAGAAAGCTCCTAAAGATCCTAATTTTCAATCAGTTGAGATGACATTTATTAATGAGTGTATGACTAAGGCAAGAGTAGAAAAATTACTATATAAGCTGGTTGATGAAAATATTCTTGATGAACAATTTGGGATTGAAGATATGGGATTGATTCTGAAACATCTTGGCAATCGAGTTTATGATGATATCATGAAAGAAGAGTCAGATTCACTTAATACATATGAAGAAAAAGACATTCGTAAATGCATTGGAAAGAAGTTGCCTGTGATTGTTAAGTCTATTTTGAATGAACGTCAAGCTGCTTAATTGTCGAAACAATGCGAAATATGCTATTACCCAAGCAATAGGAAATAAAACAATCTTTTCAATGGCATACAAGAGGAGAAAATATATGATTAAAGTGGTTGAAGGAAACTTGCTCGATGCAACAGAAGACATTATTGGTCATCAAGTGAACTGCAAGGGTGTTATGGGATCTGGTGTAGCTAAACAACTAAGAGATAAGTACGGTGGCTTATTTAGAGAGTATAAAGCCTATTTGAACACATATGGTTATGGTAAGTATGCATTGGGCAAATGTCTCTTCGTTTCTGTAGTCGATGGTAAAATCATTGCTAACTTATTTGGTCAACTCGATTATGGCTATAATGGTCAATTCACAAGTTACACTGCAATCAAAGAGTCTCTTGGTTTACTTAAAAGTTTTGCAGTTGATCACAAATATTCCGTTGCTCTTCCATATAAAATTGGCAGTGATAGAGGTGGGGCAGACTGGAATGAAGTATATGGAATAATCGACAAAGTGTTTGAGGATTATGAAGTAACTTTATACAAATATAATGGATGAGGTGAGAAAATTTGAAATATCCAAGCAACTATGCAGTTTATGTTATGAGAAATATAACAACAAGTGAGCAAGTGGTATATGCTAAAGAAGTGGGGAAAAGTTCAAAAATAGAAAATATTAAATTCAAATCCATAAAGTCATTCAGTTGGGATATAGGAGAAAAAGTTTCACTGATTGATGTGAAGTACATAGAAAATGAGAACGAATTAAAAGAATGGTTAGATGATCATACCAAGAATTGGAGCATTAATAGGTCATAAAAGAAGTCTTTCATGAGGAGGAGAATTGTAAATGAATCTATGGGATAAGTTGGAACAAAGAGTTAGAAAAGAGTTAAATGTTGGAGAGGAATATTTTGCTTATGCAGTTGACTTGAAAACTGAGCAAGACATCGCAGAAGTGAAGTTGGCTCCTAAAAGCTCTAAAGGGAATAGGTATCTGGTTTCGAAGACAATTACTAGATATGTAAAATACATGGATTTAAGATAGGGGTTGATAATAAATGAATAATACATACTATCCAAAACAATCTGTAAAACATAAAAATAAAAAACTACATGAAGCATCATTTCATTCGTGGTCTAAATCAGGCAAACGAGTGGGTATTATGCATAATGCTGCATCGCCTTTTGGTGTGCATTGGGTTATTGATTGGTATGATCCTAAGAATATTGAGGGGCTGATTAGAAAGGAGATACAATAGAATGTATACGATTATTGGAATGTTAGATGAGAGAGAAAAGAGTATTAGAAAAATTGCAAAACTAAAAGGTGTCAAAATCCGAAATGTAACAGATGGTATTAAACTATACTATTCGAATGGAAGTCAATATTTAGTAAGTAGTTGGTCATACATAGAAGAAATTTTGGAAACAGGCCAGTGTGTTTTGTATGATAAATCTATTTATAAGCCAAAACTTCTAAATAAGGCAACGAATATGAGGTGAAATATGTTACCAAGAATTCAGGAGTTAATAAACAGAAGTCCTAAAGGATGGGCAAAAGTGAGCGTTAAGACGTTTACACAGGACATAGTGCTACTACAAGAGTATGCTAAGATGCTATACATACAAAATGAAATATTGAATAGCAGGTTCGAACAGAGTGAAAAAGGCAACGAAACTTAAATTTCGTTGGGTATAAAAATAAATTTAAGAGGTGAAATATTAAAATTGAATTACACTAAAGCTAAAATAGCAAGCAATCTGACATCAATTGAATTAGTTTCAGATTCAATGAGTGATTCCTTTTTCTTCAGAAAACTCGAAGAGAAAGGGGTAAAACTTAACGAAGATCAGATTATTTTGGTACGCCACAAAGAAGGAGCCACTCAGGTTAACAGCGGAGCAGGAGCAGGTAAATCATCCTCTGTAGTGGCGAGACTGTCATATCTAGACCAAGTGCATAAAATAGACCTTGAAAAAGTACTACTCATAACCTTTACCAGTAAAGCAGCGGAAGAGATGTTGGCTAAAGCATCAAAACTTGGAATGACCAGTAAAGATAAATTAAAAAAAGTTACAGCAGGAACATTTCATAAAGTGTTTTTAGATATTCTACGTGAAAATGGAGAAGACAGAGAGGTATTCTCAAGCGATAAAGGTCGCCAAATTACTATTAAAACTATTTTGAGAGCAATGAAAATAGACAAAAAACATCGCCCCGAGGATATTCTTGCGTTGATTTCACATTATAAGCAAAATGCAATCGATGTATTTGATTATAGATATTCGGATAAGTATGATAAAGAGTTTCATGAAATATGGCAGCAGTATGAGGCCCACAAGAATGATAAATCATTGATTGATTTTGATGACATGTTACTTCTTGCATATCAGAAACTATCCGATGATGAAGATTTGCTTGAATCTGTAAGAGATAGATGGCATTACATCATGGTAGACGAAGCTCAGGACACCTCCGATCTACAATTTAAACTCATCGAAATGATAGCCCATCCTAGAAATAACATTTGTATAATTGGAGATGCTGACCAGTGCGTGTACAGTTTTTCTGGAGCCAAACTAAATAATATTTTAGAGTTTCCCAAGAAGTATGAAAACGTGAAAACTATTGAGTTAAAAGTTAATTATCGTTGTACATCACCAATTTTAGGCATGGCAAATGATGCAATTAAGAAAAATATACTGAGAATTCCAAAAGAATCATTTGCAATTAAAGAATCTGATTTATATCCTGTCATTAATAAATATGAAACAACAGAGGATGAAGCAGAGGCAATTGTTGAATACATAAAGAGTCAAGTTAAGCAAGAAAAACGAAAATACTCTGATTTTGCTGTTCTGTATAGAACAAACTCAATCTCTAGGTCAATCTTTGAGTCACTTCTTTTGAATGAGGTTCCATTCACAAGTTTCTCAGGAGGAGAAGTATTCTACGACAATGGAACAGTCAAGCCGATACTTTCATATTTACGTATAATTGTTGATCCATATGACTTTAGTTCAATGGGAGATGTGCTTCCAACTCTATACATAGCTAAAGATAAATTGAAAGAATTAGGTAAGTTACAACAAGCGAATCCAATTGCAAATCCGATTGAATATGCAAGTGACATAGTGAGTAGTGCTTACCAGAAACGAAAAATTGCAGAAAAAATTAATCATATGAAACGTATTGCAGGACTTAGACCGATGTTGGCTATTCGTGCATTACGTGAGGATTATGAATCATATTTAATTGGTGATGCAGCAGAAAGTGAATCGACAAGTTTACATCGAGAAATTATTAGAGAAACATTGAATGAACTTGAGAATAGTTCGAAAAAGTTCAATGAGATTGGTGAGTATGTACGACACATTGAAAGAATTATTAAACAGGCGAAAATTCAGAAAGAAAATAAAAGTAAAAACAATTCTAATGGTGTTAAGCTGATGACTATTCATAAGTCGAAAGGATTGGAGTTTCCTGTGGTTTTTGCACTGACTGTGAACGACGGTTTGCTACCTCATAAATCTTCTCTAGAACCATGCTCTGACAATATAGGAAATGGGGTTAACGAGGCTTTGGAGGAGGAGCGAAGACTCGCCTACGTATTAATGACTAGAGCAGAAGAACAGTTGAATTTGAGTTACGTTAATACATATCGAGGAAAAGTTGCTATACCGTCAAGGTTTATTCAGGATTACATTTGAGGTGATTAAGTGGCTGAAAGGAAAGTTAAGTGTCAGATATGTGAGCAATTTGGAATAAAATCCACAATGACACAAGAAACCGATAAAAAGTTCTACCATATTGAAATATGCCATCAAAAATACATAGAGCAACAGGAATACCAAAAGCAAGAGAATAAAAAGTGGTCTGATTTATTTGAATACATAAAAGAACTGCACGAGATTATTGTTATTCCTACACGTAATATTAAACGACTTCAAGAGCTGCGTGGTGGGTTTGACATAAAAGAAGGAAAAAAATATCAGCGTTACCGAATTGGCGTAGAGTTTGACTTGATGCTGGAAGCTTACAAACTTCAAGAAGATAAGATTAAATGGTTCATTAAAGATGTGCTGAATGATGGTAAAGACGCAAGCGACATTAATAAATGTATTTCGATGATGCTAAATGGATTAAATACTGCATGGCAAAATCGACAAATTAAATTGAAGCAAGAGCTGCATTTACAAAAAGAAATGACTAGATTAATTGACACCGATATGTCAATTGATGAGCCAATTAAAACTAAAAGAAAAAAAGACAATGGAGATATTTCGCATCTACTATAGAGGAGTGGTCATATTAGCACGAAATATATTGATGAGTTTGTGTTACCATCTGAGGTTCACGAAAGTTTGTTTGTAGGGAACCTGTGGAAAAACCCTAATCTGTATTCAAAATACAAGTCTCATAAAATTGAGCAAGGCACATTTACGAAACCTATCTGGTACTTTTATTATCATATCGGTAAAGAGATGTACGACAATAGCATCCGAAGTTTTGAAGATACATCGGTCTATTCATACTTAACAACTAAGCCAAAGGAACAAAATAAAAAATCATATTTCGAATTTTATGATGAATCTGGCGGCTTTGCAACGATTCAGGATCTAATGAACGAATGTACTAAAGACAGTAGTAATGATGACTATCATTTTAGTGAAGTCCAAAAGTATGAAAGCTTACGGATATTACAGGATGAAAACTTGTTGAATATACATAGCACAGAATTTATTAAAAAACTTGCGAACATGAACTTAAAACAATTACACACTTTCTGTCAGCATAAGTTTAAGACATCCTTTTCTCATATCAATTCAGGCGATGTAATTATATACAATCTTACTGAAGATATAGAGGAAGTGATTGATGAGCTTGATCAAGGGGAAGAAGTTGGCTTGCCTCTGTTCGATTCTCCACGATTAACCAAGAGGATTAATGGTCAGAAACTAGGTAACCTGATGTATTTAGTCCTCTCATCAGGTGTTGGTAAAAGTAGTATCGTAACTGAAAAATTTGTTCTTTCTATTTTTGATCACAATGTAAAGGCATTAGATCCTGATAATGATTTGGATTTTGAAAAGGCACTTATCTTTGTAAACGAGGAAGGGAAAAAACGTTGGCAAGCAAGGCTTTTGGCTACTGTTGCTTCAAGAATACTTAAAGAGCCAATAGCGAGAGATGTAGTTAATAAAGGAAAATACAGTCCTGAACATAGAAAAACACTTGTTAAAGCAGCTAAATGGTTAAAACAAAACCAACCTGACTTTATTAAATTAGTTGTTCTAAAAAAGTATCGCATCGAGGATGTTATTAGTAATATCGAATTACATAGACCACTTGGTTACGCTCATATTTATTTTGATACCTTCAAACCTGACTTGTCTCAACAAACAGATAGATGGCTGGCTTTCTCTAATTCAGCTCAAGACTTGCATGATTGTATTAAGGACGAAAATTACAACTGTGCAACACTAGCAACAGTTCAAATGAAAATAGGTAAAGAGTTTCGTTATCTTGACTTGGACAGCATTGGTAAATCCATGGAAATTGTTGAAGTAGCAGCTGTTGTAATGGCAGGAAGATTAATGTTCGATGATGAATTCGAAGGGAAGAACAAGGTTTTTTGCTTTAACTATGAAAAAGATTCTCATGGGAAATGGCAAAAAAAAGAATTTGAATTAGATCCAGAGAAGAAATATCTGATTCTCTTCTTACCAAAAAACCGTGAAGGCTCCGAAGATGAGCAGATTGTTTTTAGAGTTATTTCTGATTTAAATGTTTGGGAAGAAGTTTGTTATGCCAAGGTGAAAAATAACGGCTTTAACAAGTAAGAAGGAGAGGAGGTTAGATGAGCAATGACCTGTGGGACATTAAACAGAAGATTCTTGAAGAAGGAAAAGTTGAAGATTTATTAAATGCAATGAATTGCCAACAAGTCAAACCCAAGTCTAACAGATACGAAGCTCAACTCCCTGTTAAGTTTGACTCGAATAATCCAAGAGCCGTACAAATTTATCTAAATGAGTATTTATCATGCAGAATCAGAAATATGGGTATGACCAACATAGACATATACGGACTTGTGTCTTTTTTGGTATTTGATATCTATGATGAGTCACTACATACTAATAATTTATTTAAATCTAAAAAATGGATATGTGAGATACTTGGTTATACTGAATTTTTGGTGACTAATGGTAACAGAGAGACAAAGAAAGAAGACCCTTTGCAATGGCTTAAGGATTTGAAGAAAAAAAGGAATAAGCAGTCGCTACGAGAATTCAGTCAAAATGAAATATTTCCTGATTCGATTATGAATCAATTTGTTATGTATCCTTACTATCAATACATAGAACAAGGTTTAGATTATCAGACTCAAGTTGAATTTCAAGTTGGTTTCGATGTTCATTCAGAGCGAGTGATTTATCCTATACATAATCAATACGGAGATATCATTTCTGTCAAAGGTAGAACTACTGATCCAATGTATAAAGAGAAGAGGATATATAAATTCATATACCTCTATGGCTTTAATAAAATGATTGAGATTTATAACTGGCATAATGCTCTATATTACATACTTGAAAAAAAGGAAGTAATCATTTTTGAAGGGGAAAAATCTTGTTGGTGGGCTGCTCAATTTGGATTCTTAAATTGCATCGCAATCAGTGGTGATGATCTAAGTGAATTTCAAGTAAAGATGATTAAGGATTTAGGAATCGAAATAAAAATCATCGTTGCCCTTGATAAAGATAAGACAGTAGATGAATTCAAGAAACAGGGGAGGAAGTTTGGGCAATCTCGGCAGGTTTATGCGCTTTATGACACTCACAATTTGCTCTCTAAGGAATTAAAGCAGTCTCCAGTTGATAATGGTGTAGAGACGTTCCTGAAGCTCTATAACACCTGTTTTCAGCACCGTATGACTTAAAAACCGCCCATCCGATAAAACTACCCTTTCATGGGGAAATTGGCACTAAAAAACCCTTATAAACACTAGCTTTTTTTAAGGTCAAATTTCAGAAATTTGTAAAAATGATCAGAATCCAGACGCAAGTGCAAAATATTAAAAATTGTACTTGCGTTTTTCTGTATAGCCATGCTATCATAATCTCACAAAGTAAAAAATGGAAATATAACAAGGAGTTGATTGGTATAAGTGTGTTAGTATCTTCTTGCATTATCTATACTACATTATCGCTCATTGCGCTTGCTTACATAAAAGTCTCAAGGAAGAAGATAAGAAAAATACATAACGAAAAGGTGAAAATGAAAAATGAAAATTAAATCATGTGTTGTCGAACAATACAAAAAGTTTTGTTCAGTTAGTGCATCCAAATGTAATAATAATGAAGAAGTTAATTTTAAAATACATAGAGCAGTTACTCTTGGTCAAGTAACAGATATTCAAAACGGCGGAGATACATTAGTAGTGAGGTACTATGATTTTGATTTCACCGTACATAAGAATGTAATCGTAAATATGCAAATATTTAGAGAAAAGAAAACAGTTGAAATAGATGAATCAGTTAAAGAAAAATACAATCAACAAGTAAAAATGGCTGCAAATGCTTGGTAAATACATAAAAATTGATGAATAAAAAGTAAAAATTAAAAGGGAGATGATATTATGAAAGTTAAAGTGTGGACTACAAAAGAAGATAATACTCTACTTGATAATATTAAAAATGCAGCAACAAGAATTGAGGCATTTGTAAACACGTCCAAGAAAATTGAGAGATCGGAGGGAGCTTGTGCAGAACGCTGGAGAGTATTGAAAAAGGATTTGCCAGAAAACTTTTTTGATACTCAAGGATCAATAGAAGCAATTGTTGAAGATGCTACTTCAACTGAAATTAAAGTTGAATATGATGTAATCTCAGAAATAAATAAAATTATTGAGGACAATAAATTTAAAACTGCTCAAGTTGTAGAGTTAACTACATTAGTTAGGGAAAAGGAAGGAACGATTTTTGATCTTGAGTTCCAGCTTTCTCAAAATAACAATGACAGAGAGAATCTTGAATATCAGGTTGAACAGTTTGCTGCATTAGTTGAAACATCAATGAGTGAACAAACAAAATACATAGAAGAGAATCGAAAGCTTGAAAGCCAAAAGGAAATACATGAAAGTAAATTGAAGAAATTACAAGAAAAACTTGATGGATCAGAAGCTATGATTACTCACTATAAAAAAGAAAATGAAAGACTTAAAAATGAAAAAGAAGAATATATGAATGAAAACAATACAATTATGAACTTGTTCAATAAAGCACGTAAGATGTTCACTGGTACAGATAAAGATGAGGTAGCAAAGTTTAAGATGGAGCGCAACGGAAATCTTGAGAGGATTGGGTAATGAAATGTAGGATTTAAAGCCTAATAAAAAGGAGAAATGAAAAATGGGGAAATACGAAAAAGAAATTGTAGCTAAGCTAAAAGAAGTTAATCAATTACCAAGATCAACTTTCAATCATCAATATTGTCTTACTCATACATACGATGAAACTAAGCGAAGGTCATATATTGAAGCACCTTATGACGCAGATGAATTTGAAGCAATTTGTGCATATATTCAATTTGAATGTTCTGAAATAGAACAATCTTATTCAATCGATCAAGAAGAGGTTATTGAAATTCTCGAAAAATTATATGACTGTAAACGAATCAAGCGTACTAGGGCTGCACAAGTTGACTTATACTTAAATTGGGAATATTTTTGTGGGTCAGATGTTCAATCCGTTGATTGCTTAAAGCGCACAGGAATGGATGAATATTTCAAGAAGTACATTGCTGAGTTCTACAAACAGTATCCAGAATGGAAGCCAACAGGCTCATAAAAACTAAATTTCAAAGGATATACCGAGTGAAAGATATAAGAGAAATATTGAATACGATATTTTTATATTAAAGGAGGAGATAAGAAATGAAAGATATGACAGAAAGATTCGCAAACTTAACAGAGATTATCTATTCTGCTGGCATGGAACAAGAATGCGAAGAACTACAGGAGATATGGAACCATCTTGTGTCGAAAATTAAGGTACTGACTCAAGATATTGAAATGTTGGAATCGACAGTATCAGAACTTGAAGAGAAATTGGCTCAAGTATCTGAATGAATACTGAAGGAAATAAGGAGGAGAATGAATGAAGCTAAAAGCGAAATGTCCAAAATGCGGAGTTAAGAACTGGAATCGAGAATGGGACAGAGCGACGAATGAAGTTTTTAAAGGTGAGATTGGAAGTGTATCAGATCCCGAATATAGAGATTGCGCCACCCACGTTTGCCCCTCCTGTAAAGAAGAAATTGACGGAATTAATGATTAATAAGTATGAACACCGATGAAATATCACATTCAAGACCATTAAAAGGAGGACAATATGGATAACCAAGTAAAGGTTCAGGTGAATGTAATCAACCAACTAAAGCTACTTCGACAAAGCACATTCAAAGATAAACTATCATTTTTAGATGAAGATATTCAGAATGCTCAGAGGGCTAAATCATCAAGAGTAGATGTTAATATCGATTACTCTAATAAGCGAGTGACCATTGAAAATAACGGTAAAACACTTCAGAATCCACAAGCATTATTTTCAATTGCAGAATCGAAATGGGATGAAGATATCCAAAGAACTGAATCACCTTTTGGAATGGGTTTCTTCAGCAATATAACTGTTAGTGACAATATCGAGGTTTATTCTGGAAACAAGCATATTGTATTCAACGTTGCTGAGATGATTCAAAGTAATAATACAAACATCGAAGTATATGAAGTAGAGGATAAATGTGAAGGATTTAAATTAGTTCTGAATAATTTTGATTTCGACCAAGTATCATCTGGTTTAATCCGTGAAAGAGTTCAAATTCTAGGTAAGTATATACACGAACTCGACATCTACTGTGACGATGTGTTGCAGCAGAAGAAAGATTTAACTGAAGGCGACGATAGTGTTTTCATGACTAAGATTGAAGATGGATCGACATTCAAGGGATGGATTGCGCTTAACACAGGTTTTAGTCAGGATTTAAAAGTTTTCTATAAAGGTCGATTGGTTACAAAACTAGATAATCTGTATTATTTAAAAGGTGACATACATATAACTGACAAAGCATTAAATCTGACTTCTCCTGATCGCAAGGATATCATTCGAGACAATAAATATTTTGACTTCATCAACAGTGTGAAAAAGTGTATTGAGAAATTAGCTAACACAAGTTTTCTAACAGGAAATCAGAAAGATATTAACCGCCATATTGATGCGATTTCATACTACGCAGACAAAAATAAACTAAAAAATGAAATGACATTTCTAATTTTCGATACAGAGGAAGAGAATGATTCCAAGTATCTGAACGGTATTGCGTTGGCTAAACGAGACAATAAAGAGATGAGAACATTGAATGATTACGAAGTATTTGTCAAATCTAGTGCGTCCAAACAGACTGAATCTAACTTTACTGAAGTGTCAATTGAAAATGATGTAAAAGAAAGAGCGCCAAATGCAGAAGGAATTTCTTCATGGAGTAGAAGTGGGGGAAGTTCTGGTGGATATGAAGAACCCGAGATAGATGAAGAGCGACTAAATGAGAGACGAGGTAAACAAATCGACTTTGACTCTGAGCCTGTATTCTGGTTAGGGTTCGATGAGGTAATAGAACAAGAAGCAAAATTCAATATTGCAAAGCACTATAAATTAAAAATTATTGTATCTCGCAACAAGTTTGAAAGCAGCGTACTTGAAATGCTAGGAATGGAACAGAATATTGTACATATCTCAGCACTAACAGAAAAAACTAAAATCAAAGCAACCATATCAAACACTGAACTCTCCAATAAGGAACAACGTGCTATGATGTTGCTCGATATGATTAGTAGAATTGTTGGATTTACTCGCAATGTATTTGCGGTAGGAGATTTGATGGTTCTTAAGGAAACGTCAGTTGAAGTGTTAAATCACACAATCGAAAAAATTGAAGATGAGTTTGTCGCAATACATGATTTTGCAAACGATAAAATATACATAGATAGAACAACTATCGATAAAGGAAAGCTACGAATCGACTTGGACGAAAATTTAGATCTAGAGGATTACAAATTTATTCTCTTGAATTTAAAAGAGATTGTTAGAGAGCTAAATTTGATGAATTTTGACAAACCAGATGATTTATATGGATGTATTATCAACACTTTGGCTGTAGCGTAAGCACTTGAAATATTAGAATTATTGGGTGGGAGAGGAGGGGAGGTTCAAGGAGATGGAAAAAGAAAAGACATATTCAGGGTATTATATTCATTGGGAAATGGATCGATTGAAGTTGGAAATGAACGAATTTGAAGAAGCTATGAATGAGGTGGATGCAAATTCATTGGCTTTTAAATTATTGAAAATTGAGAAAGAAAAGCGGTTTACTGAATGGGATAAGTTACAGAAAACGAAATTTATTGTTTTTGAATAAAAGATACGCGCCAACATTTAAAAAATATATTGCGAACCAAGAAAGGGAGATAATAAATGAGAAAGAAACTAGCAATCATTCTTGTAAGTATTATGGTAATTTTATTAGCAGCGTGTACAACAGAAGCAGATACAGTGTCACAAAACCTTTCAAAGTCTGCTGATTCATTTGAAGTACAACGTAGGATCGTATTTTTCAACGGCATTACTGACAAATATTTGCTTACAGTTGAGGGACTTTGCGCATTAGGAAATAACGACGATCCAAGGAGACTGAGCGTCACTTGTAAGGTGGGGGAAAATTCATACAAGAAACACTATCTGGGATTAAGCGACAACGTTAGTTTTCTTGTGGAGCAAACTGATGCAATTAATGCAGACCCATTTCATTACCGTATGGTGTTTCGTCCTGAATCCATCATTCCAGACATAGATTTGCAGACAAGCAAATAGAGTCTGTGACACGACGAAAGAGAGTTTTTATTAGGAGAAGAGTTAAACGGAATTATCGAAACCGTATGGATGTATATATGGCACACTATAGTGACTGTTTTAGTGTTAGTTTTTCTGTTTACTAGAAAACAAGAAACACAGATTGCATTGATTTTAGGATTCATTACAATGTTGTTTATCATAACTGTAATGGGAGGAAATCCTATTGGTTTACCAATTCTTCTATGGAGAATATTTGTGAGTTGGTTTACAGATTCTCTAATGAATTGGAATGCAGACTATTAGAACAAAAAGAGTTTTATAAGGAGTGATACAATGAAAAACCAATTAAGTACTGCGAATTTTTGCTTGGGGCAAAATCATACATATGTGTTGGAGCAAGTAATTCCTGTCTATCTGCATGAGCGTGAAATAGTAGGCTACGCAACAGTTAAATCAAAAAGAGAAACCGAATTGGTTCAATTGGACGGAGTACGTGTTCCACGAAATGAAATTAGTTTTGAATTAGATGAGAAGTTACAAGAGGCTGGCAGAGCGAAATATTCGCCCTATTTTGCAGGACGCAGTGGAAAATTGTGCGTATCTGATAATGAAGCAAGAGAGAAATCTGAAAGAACAAGTCGCCAGAGGCAATTAGATCAAGTTAGAAAACTATCTCTAGATTACAGATATGCTTGTCTCTCATGTAAAACAGTAACTGGTTCAAGTAAAGAAATAAAAAGGTCAACTTGCATTCACTGTAGAAAAGGGAGACTTGAGAAAGTCAGTAGTTGGTAATGGGGTAAATTGAGTTTTCATTAGGAGGAGTTTGTTATACAAAATATTGAGTTTAGCGAGAATTGTATTGATGAGAGTCAATGTTTGGTTAATTTACATATTGATGGTCACACATTTGTTGTAGACGGGAGGGTTCTGAAAAATAAGTTAAACGATGTTCAATCAAAGATGTATAGTGATTTCTATGAAAATAAGCGAAAAGAAGAAGATAAATTGGCTATTGAATTTCTAGAGAAACACGGTATCTTAAATGAAAACATACATATACAAATCGAGGCTCTTCTTAAATTAGGAATCAAAGTTAATTCAGGTGCATATTGCAGAATGGGTGAAATCATTGTGGTTCATGGTGGCTCTATCTACATAAAACTTAAAAAGCATAATAGAGCAGTTACAACCTTCTTACACGGTGACAAGGTTTACTTAACACTCAGAGATAGCAAGTGGAAAGTTTTAAATGTATAAGCCAATCAAACGGCGATTTCAAAGAAAGGTGATACGCTAATGGTTAATATTGATGGTTTTGCAAGAGTAATTACAGATTCGAAAGGAGATATCATCGAAGTTATTGAATCCCATTGGAATGATTCAAGAATCGATGTCGGTAGTTTAGAGATTATTGACAATCTTGGAGAGTTGAAAACTGAAGATGCAGAAATTTTGCTCCCTTTAATTTATCGACATAACGGCTCTTATGAAGACCCAGAAGAAAGTATTTATGTGATTCAAGAATATGTATTGCAACATGGATACAGGCAGAAATACTATAACGAAATTAAAGATTTTTGGAACAGTGATGATGAATGCAGCTGGAGATATGTAGACGCTATGATTAAGGATTATGAGAAACTTTATAAAGAACAGATTGATACCGATAGTCTGAAATCGAAGGAGGAAATAAAATGAGAGAAGGAAAAATTAAAGTAGTAGCTAAAAAACCTATGTTAAATCGTGACGATTCAAAAGAGTTTGAGGCGAATAATGCCTTGTGGGAGCTAAATGACTTTCATGCCAATCACGGAGGATCACCAATTATTGTCGGCTTAGTTACTTTGTTAGATGCATCTGTGGCTGCAAAAACAATTCCTAGATATAAAGTTGAATTTCCTGATGGCTTCGTTAACTATATTCGAATGGATAACTTTGATAATTTCTATGACATGGAATTCTTTATGAAGTGAGAAGTAATAAAACAATGATTTGATTGGCAAAGGAGATAAATGAAATGGGAAGAGAATTGAAGAGAGTTCCATTGGATTACGAGTATGAGATTGGAGAGGTATGGAAGGGATTTGCTCCGACTCTCGATGATTTCCAGCATATGAAGGAAATCACCAAACAAGTTCCTGAAATTTTACAGTATGATGGAATTATTTGCAAAGAATGTGACCGAATTTTTAATAATTGTGATGAAGAAGCAAGATATTGCGTATGGAATAATTCAGAATTAAAGAAACATTGGTATTATGAACCTCCTGTGGGAGAAGGATTTCAAATTTGGAGCACTACTTCTGAGGGGCATCCTATGACTCCAGTTTTTGAGACATTGGATGAATTGTGTGAGTATGCAGCGGATAATGTATCAACTTTTGCTGATTACATGGCTACAAAAGATGAGTGGATGAAAATGCTAAACGACGATATTGTCTATCACAAAGAAGGAAATATCATATGGATGTAAGCTAATAAAACATGATTTTCATTGGGAGGTAAGTTCATTGAGGCGAGGAGAATATCGACTTAAAAAAGGTGATCCTGTGGTTATGCACACATGCATGGAGCATGATAATCCTAAGTACTTCGGCAGAGTGTGGATTTGTGGCTCAGATGAATATGAGCGCGGAAATGGTGAACATGGCGTAGTATTTCTAGAAGGTTTTAGTGGTACATTTGCAACAGAGTTTTTACAATACATAGATCCAGTTTATCTAAATCAATATGAGGAACTGTCAAAATGAACCTTAACAAAGCAATCACTAAACTATCTCAGGGAGCCACAATTGTCTCCTGTACAGGTCGAACTTATACATATGATATGTTGCAGCCTAAATGGTTTGGAGAGCATTATGCGTCATTTAAAACGTTTGGAATGACAGATGTAGAGAAGAAGGGAGAATGGGCAGTTGAAATTAGTTGATGCTGATTTATATGAATTTCTAAGAAACAATGAAACTGGACTATACACCAAAAACTATGAAAAAGATAAAACAGTTTATACTTATGTTCATGTGTGGCATTTTGATTTAAGTGATTTCGTCAAAATTGTAGGTAGTTCCCCATTCGATGAAGGCGGCTTAGAAGTAAGAATGTTTGAGAATACAATTGCAATAGAGCTTAATGACATTATTGAAAACGATGGGCACGAACTACTTGCATATAGAAACTGCTTCGATGAAGATGATTGGAAAAGATATGAAGAACAAATTCAGGAAATGTATAAATAAGGCAACGAAATAACAGATTCATAAGGAGTGTGAGAAATGGACGAAAAGCAGGTTGGACTTTTAAATTGGATGTACAATTTTATTTATGTAGAAATGAAAATGAACTATGGTGGAAAATTTATTGATTCGGATATCGTGAAAGTGCAAGAGGCGATTGAACGTAGATTTCCAGAATACAAAGACGAAATTATTAAACCATTTGTGTGAGGAGGTGTTATTTTGAGTAAAGATTGGTTTATTTCCGATCCACATTTCAGCCACAAAAACATCATGAAATATGAATCCAGACCGTTCATTGATACAGAACATATGGACAATGTAATCATCGAAAATTACAAAAAAGTTGTTTTTGAAGGTGACACGGTTTATTGGTTGGGTGATATGTTTTTCTGTAAAGCAGCTAGGATGGAATACATAGCTCAACGAGTAAGCAAAGGAAGAAATATTGTGATTCGAGGAAATCACGATAAAGATATTACTAATGGAAAGTTCATTAAACTAGGATTTAAGCCGTATAAGATGTTGCAATATAATAATGCCCTACTAACCCATGAACCTGTTTCGGAAGACAATATGAATCATTTAAACGCATCTGGAATCAGATTTAACATTCATGGTCATGTTCATTCCCAAATTGATGGTTTTGATCAAGCGAAATACCAATGTGTGTCAGTTGAGAACATTAACTACACGCCAATTAGCATCGATGAAGTTATTGAACGGTTTAGAGTTAACCAACCAAAATTGTCGAGGAAGGAATAGCAGATAAAAGATATTTTAATGAGGAGATGAAGAGAGTTTTTGAAAAAGTGGTCTGAAGTTTACAAGGAGTTTGTAAGAGAGGGAACACCTAAAACTAAAATAGGGTGGTTGATATTTATTATATTGTGGTTAGTATTTAGCTTTTTGTTGAATTTATTAGATAAATGATCTCATTTATAGGGAGGGTGCATATGAGAAACTATGAAAAGGATGCAATTATCTTAGGCTTGATTAGTAATTTTCTTAAAGGTACAAATAGGGATATTTCTGATTATGTGCATAACTTCGACAGAGATAAATTTAACAGTTACACTGAAGATTTTCCTTGTGTGAATGACGGTGAGCAAGTCGCTAAAGCTCTAAAATACATAGCAACCGAAAGTTACAAGCGGTTGTCAAAGAAGTTTGATGAGATGGTGAATTATGAGCCTAAAACCTTATCCTAATGGTTCGACGATCCTTGTAAAAAGTTTCAATTTTGATGAATTTACGATTGAAGGTTATTGCTGGAAAACGGTGATTCGAGATGGAACATATGCAGAGTCGATAATGTATACCATTAAGCGAAAGGATGGCTTTATATGGCAAGTAGATCACAGTCTTGTTCGACTTAAAGACACATCCGATACCGTAGAAGTTAAAGGTAATTTTACATATGATGAGCTGCTTGATATGTATAGGAACTATAGAGACTTATATAAAACATTTGGTGATGACGAATACATAGATAAACAGCAAGAAATTGAAACACGTATTAAAAATAAATTATCCAATCGGAGGTAATTATATGGATAGATGCAATGTTACAGGTGAGACTGAGAACTTATTCGGTTTTTATATCAATGGTGATTTTGGACAGAAAGCAGAATATTTTGTTGCTGACGAATTTGAATTTTATCTTTGTGAAGCTCAATATAAGGATTTCATGAGCAAAGGAAGAGATATCGTCGTTAATTTAAACAGAGATGATTACACAAAACAACATGATAAATGGTTTACCAGCAGAGAAATATATGAATTGATCCAGACATTCAAATATGTACCGAAAGGTTATTACAACTTTAGTTGGCTACAACATACATATGAAGAGGAGCAGTGGATGTGGGACAATAAAGGAATAGATATCTTTGAGTATGTTGATTATGAACGGATATTAGATTTGGCATTTTATTATAACTTTGATGATGAAAAAATGTGTGAAATTATCTCAAGACGGTTCCCTGATAAACATAATCCATATAAGAAAGAAACTGGTGAGCAAAGTTACATAGAACACTTGCAGAGCTTAAGCAAGGACGAACTTATACATATACTCTTAAATAATAAGATTGGTTTTCAAGTATGAGTAAACATATATATGAATTTTTAGTTGTCGATAGAGTGAATGGCAAAGTGCATGATAATTGGACTAAAGCATATAATGATTATCTACTATTCGAAGATGTTGAGGGGATGAATCTGCCTCCACAATATAAAGTTGAGTTAAGAGTATAAATATATAAAATATTAAAAATACAAAATAAAAAACGTTGACTATTGGTAGTCAGGTTTGATAAGATAATGAAGCGGTAAAGAGAGGAGATGAATGGTGAAGCGAGAATGGAAACAAAGAGCACCAAAGATTCCTTATGAAGATACATACAGTGTGATCGATAAGCTTGCAGCGATAAACGGAATTGAAGACATGTTCAGATTCGTTTATCCAACAGAAGAAGAATTACATAATCCTTACCTTTTGAAAAATGTAGAACTGGCAAGAGATCGAATTATTCAAGCAATTGAACTAAAACAAAATATTGAAATATTATGCGATCCAGATCCAGATGGAATTTCCAGCACCTCACTGTTATATCAATACTTACTCAATTACACAGATAGGTTATCCTACCTATACAAACAGAGGAGTGTAGGACACGGAGTACAACATGTAGTCAACGACATTCCAGATGATACAGACTTGTTAATTATTGTTGACTCATCGAGTAACGAATGGGAAGCTTGCAAAACCATTACAGAGCGTGAGATTGATATTGTAATTATTGATCATCACCAAATCACAGATAAAAATGAATATTGCATTTTGGTTAATCCTCAACAGGAAGATTGTTCTTATCCTAATAAGCAATCATCAGGCTCACTACTTACATGGAAAGTTTGTCAGACATTAGATGATCATTTCCACGAAGACTACTCAGATTCACTTATTGATTTGGCTGCGTTTGGGTTATATAGTGATATGCAGAGTATGTCAGAACCAGAAAACAGATTCATGGTAAATACGATGCTCGACAACATACATAATGTGGGTTTGAGATCGATACTAATGGTCATTAAAAAGGAAAAAGAAAAATTATACTCATCTACAATAGGATACAATATAACACCTTTTATAAACGCTCCTACGAGGTTAGATAAAATTGAGTTGCCTCTAGAGCTGCTTACAACAGATGATCCTGTAATTGCTCTAGAACTTGCTAAAGAAATACATAGTTTAAACGAAGTTCGGAAAAAGACTCAAAAAGAAGCAGTTAAAAGGCTTAAGCCATTGGTCAATGAAGATGATAAATGTATTGTCTTAATTGATTCATCACTTGGAAAGGGCTATAACGGTCTTATTGCTAATGACTTATCAGGAATATACCAAAGACCAGTAATCATTCAAGGAGAGACAACTACAGAATATGTAGGGAGTTATCGCTCATATGGTGGATTTAACTTCTTAGAATTTGCATCAAAGCTGGATATGGTGACTAACAGCGGAGGTCACGCAGAAGCTGGTGGTGTTTCCGTATTAAAGAATGACTTCGAATTATTCAAAATGACTCTAAACAATAAACTTAAAAATGAAAAATTCGAACAAATTACTTACTTTGATATCGAGTTACAGGCAGATAAAATTAATGAAAAACTTATCACTCAAGTTCAAAATTTCTGTAGAGTGTCTGGAACAGGATTTGAAGAAGCAAAGTTTCTGATTAAGGATTTAGTTGTAAGTCAGAAGAAAGTAATGGGTAGTGGAGATACGCTGAAGCTAGGATGCTTGTTAGAATCAGATACTTGGTTTGTGGATGAGCAAGACTTGGAGACTGCTAAGCCTTCACTGGTGATTATGAAGTTTAAGGCAGACGAAACATTTATTGAAGGGGTAATGGTTGGAGACAAGATAGATGTGGTTGGATCACTTAATCTCAATTTGTTCCCACGTTATAAACCGAAATATCATATTGAGAAAACAAATCAAGTGTTCATCGAAGATCTGAGAGTTGTTAATAGATAATCAAATTTGAATTTCAATGGGAGGTGAATTTTATTTGAATAGATGGAGACATTGGAAATGGCTTGAGAAACATGAACATGATCTAAGTAAGGTATCTAGAAAAACAAAGAAGGCAGCTAGAGATATTTATGATTTAATTGGTCAACCAACAAAGGAAGATATGTACAGATGGAAGTTTGACGCTCTGCCAAATTGCATTTGGTGTGGTGGCGGTGGTACATATCGTGATCATCCTAGTGATACTGGCTATGGATGCCCTGATTGCTACGGAACAGGTAAAACTGGATGGGAATTTGGTGCTTTTGGTGAAAAGGTAATTATTAAATAGGTTATGAATTACAAGTTTCAATACAAAATAACATTACAGGGAGATGTGTAATATGAACGAAAAAGTGGAAATGTCCTTAGTTCAAGGCACAGTAACTTTGAGAATTAATATTGATGGAATGGTAGATAAAAAACATGCAGACGATGAGAATTTCATGAAAAATTGGTTTATTAGCATGGCTATAAACAACATCTCCAACTCTGATGAAGATTACGATTACGACAATCAGGTGGATGTTTTAATTAGCAAAGAAACTGCTTTAAAATACATTAATAAAGAAGTTGATGATAGTGATTGGAAGAAGATTATCACAGAGCACAAAGAAAATAAAATATAGATTTTAAGAGGAGTTGAACATATGAAGGCAATTGTCTTTGAACAAAAGATAAGTCGTAATTATTTTCTTGGCTCACACTTCATTTACAACTATTTTGGATTTGAGCCTGTAAAATTAAGCGTAGATTCGATTTTATCGCATAGATAAGAAAAATGTGATAAACGATGAAGAATCTAAGCGAATAGCCGAGACTGATTTAGAGGCGAGGAAACTTGTTCTTGAGAAGAGAAAAGAACAGATGCAAATGAATTCTGAAGAAAGCATTGAAATTGAGGAAGCATTCGTTGCGCCAGCAAAGAAATGGTATCAGTTCTGGAAGTAATAGATATTAAAATGCTCATTTCAATAGATGACTGGAGGTGAAAAATGTATATCATATACGATCTTCTACTGTTGATTGCCTTAGTATTAGGAATTATTTCTATCTTACTGACGTTCATGTGTTTGGTTGTCGCGGAATGGAAGCTCTTTTATCTCTTCCTAATACTGTTCATAATTAGTATTTCAACTTGGATGATAATCTCAAATACAGATGAACAGAGAGCTTTAAATAAACATTCACTGATAAAAGATTATGGAGTTGTAACATCTATCTCAGAAAACAGTATTCATGTCGATGGGCATGAAGTTACTTCGAACAAAAAAGTAAGCAAAATACATAAAACAGATCTCACCGATTTCCATATTGGCGATGTAGTAGAAATGGAATTTATTGATGGAGTTATGGAAAACTATTTGATCCGAATTGAAAAAATAAAATAGTAATTGAAATCGTCCTTTTATGGGACAATTAAAAATAGGGAGATGAATATATGGGTTGCGATATTCACGCACATCTTGAAGTAAGACGCTATACATATGATGATGATAAGCGAGAAAACGGTATTTGGATTAATGCTGATAAATGGACTGTCAATGAAGACCACATTAAATACCCAGAGGATTACAACCGAAGATTCCATGTAGATTATGAAGATAGGATTTATAAAGGTCGCAACTATTGCCTGTTTGCTATCTTGGCAAATGTAAGGAATTATTGGGATATAAAACCGATTAGCGAGCCAAAAGGGTTGCCAGATGATGTATCCCTTGAAACAAAGCATGAATCAGACGACTATGGAGTAGATGGTCATTCCCACACTTATTTGACATTAGAAGAACTCCTTAATTATGATGGTTGGGATATTCCAGAAGAAGGAACTGAATTCGCTTTTGATGAAGACAGGTTGGCTAAAGTTCGAAGTGAACTTGGTGCTAAATTTATTAAAACCGAAAAAGGCGGTATCGGTTATAAAGTATATTATCACACTTCAATCAAAGAATTGTGCTCTGAGTTCTATGAAGGAACTATCAATAAATTAAAGAGCTACTTGAAGGAGCATGATATCCCAAAATATCAAGTAAGACCAGATGATGTGAGAGTTGTATTTTGGTTTGACAATTAATTCATTAATAAAATTACATGTGACTATAAATCAGTTCATTTATGAGGTAGGGAGGTGATTGTAATTATCCCACTCGGTACAATTGTTCAAGATAAATTATCAAAAAATTACGGAACTGTAGAATACTCTTCATTCGGCTATAGCATTCATAGTTGGCTTTATGATGAGGAATACGGAGAAGTATTGGGTAAGTCGCTCGCGTTGTCAGAGGAAGAAGTAATGAATCAATTTAATATTATAGATAAGGTTCCTGATGGCCATGTATTAAATGTTCATGGTGGTTTGAAAAAAGTTAATTAATACATATTGGGCAAGGTACTCAGAAATGCTATGTCGGCTCTATATAGAGTTGAGGAAAACACGACGATAAGTGGGGAGTACACACGACTACCAGAGCGAAATTACCTCGTATTGGGTGAGGGTGGTCAATAATATAAAAAGGGAGATATTTTATATGAGTGAAGTGATTGGAAATGCACTGAAGAGTGTCTTAAGTAGAGTCGTTACCGATGATTACTTAAAAAACCAGCAAGTGTATGAATTTATTGGAGTCGATGTCGCTAATGGCGAAGCCACTACAGTTGAACAAGTTTTTACCAAGATCAGTGGCGTATGGTCGGATGTTACCGAAGAACTTCAACAGCAAGTGTCAGAAGTTCTTACTGATCGGAAATAAATACACAATCAAATTGTGCTTTTAAATGGTGTTGAAAGGAGGTGAGATATTGAACAATCAGTTAACAGTGACAATTAGTGAAGAAGAATATGATATTAGATAGAGTAGCATTTTCTTGAGTGTCTTGAGGCTTGTGGAGTGGATAACTGGCAAGGATATAGTGATGCTTACGAGATGTATGAAGAAATTGATGAAGAATAGGAAATAAAATATTATGAAATGAGGGAAATAGATGGATATCGTATGGTTGATTATTAGCTTGCTAGCTTTCACTGGATCAGTTTATGTCTTTGTTAATATTATTAAAAATAAGACGGTTGATAAATTTACTCTGGTTATGTACGGGATTATTGTAATGATGACATTCTTTGGTTGGGTCATTGAAGATATTATTAATTTGATTTCTTAGAAAGCCAATCAAATATTTATTTTATGAGTAATAAATACATAGTGTGATATTGGAAGGGAAGATGGGGTTGTCAAACATAATTACGAAGCGTAATGGAATAGAAGTTGAATTTAATTCTGAGAAGATTACAAGCGCTATTGAGAAAGCAGGAGCACAAACAGGAGAATTTAACGACACTGAAGCAGCGAAGTTGACTCAAGACGTATTGGAGTTAATAGAGTGCAGCGATTATGAAAAATTAACTGTTGAGTTAGTGCAAGATCTAGTTGAAACAGCTCTACTGAAATCGGAACACAAATCTACAGCAAAAGCATATATCCTCTACCGCGATAAACGAAACCAAGAAAGGCGACCTAATATTTTTAAGCATCGTTTAAATTTGAAGCCTTACGAGTATCCAGAACTTTCTCAATATAAAGAAGCCATACAACATTCATATTGGTTACATACTGAGTTCAATTACACATCGGACATTCAAGATTTTAAGGTTAATGTATCGGATAAAGAAAGAAATGTAATTAAAAATGCAATGCTTGCAATTGCCCAAGTTGAAGTTGCAGTTAAATCTTTTTGGGGTGATTTATATCATCGCCTTCCAAAACCAGAGGTAGGTTCTGTTGGATACACATTCGCAGAAAGTGAAGTTCGACATCAAGACGCATACTCTCATTTGCTTGAAATTTTAGGGTTAAATGACGAATTCAAGAAGATTGAAAAAATCCCTGAATTATTTCAACGTGTAGAATATTTGACAAAAGGCGTAGCTCTAGCACGTACTGGAGAAAATAAGGACTATGCATTGTCTATTCTTTTGTTCTCATTGTTCATCGAGCATGTATCACTATTCTCACAATTTTTAATTATCATGTCATTTAATAAACATAAAAATATTTTCAAAGGTATGTCAAATGTTATTGAAGCCACTTCTAAAGAAGAGCAAATACATGGACTGTTCGGCATCGACCTTATCAAGATTATTCGAAATGAACATCCTGAGTGGTTTAATGAGCATACTGAGAAAATGGTAATTCAGGCATGTAGAGAAGCGTATGAATCAGAAGAAATTGTTATTGATTGGATTTACGAATCAGGAGACTTAGATTTTCTACCAAAATCTCTTGTCAAAGAATTTGTTAAAAATCGCCTTAATAGTTCACTTCGTAGTATTGGCTACAATTCGATTTTCAATATTGATGAAGATGTTGTCGAACAAACGGAATGGTTTGATACTGAGATTATAGCAACAAAACACGGAGACTTTTTTGTTAAGAGACAAATTAACTATAGCAAAAGAATGCAAAGCATCACTGGTGATGACTTATTTTAGGAGGAATTTATAATAATGAAATGGCTTAATGAAAACAGCAGAAACTTTTTATCTCGTGGGTATTTAACTGAGGGAGTCACACCTGAACAACGCATCCGCATAATTGCAGATACGGCGGAATCCATTCTTGGAATTAAGGGATTTGCTGATAAATTTTATAACTACATGGAAAAAGGATATTACTCATTGTCAACTCCAGTTTGGGTGAATTTTGGAAATAATAAGGGATTGCCAATCTCATGTTTTGGTAGTTATCTTCCAGACCATATGGGAGGAATTCTATATTCGCAATCCGAAGTTGGGGTAATGAGTAAGTTTGGTGGAGGAACATCTGGATACTTCGGTGATTTGCGTCATAGAGGTGCGGATATTAAGGACAATGGTCAATCTTCTGGAGCAGTTCATTTTATGAAATTGTTTGATTCGATTGTCGATGTTGTCAGCCAAGGATCTTCGAGACGTGGAATGTTCTCTCCGTCTCTACCAGTAGAGCATCCAGATATTTTAGAATTTTTAGAAATTGGTACAGAGGGAAACGAAATTCAAAAATTAATTCATGGTGTAACTGTTACCAATCAATGGATGAAAGAAATGGTTGATGGAGATAAAGAAAAACGCACAGTATGGGCTAAGATTATAAAGTCTCGCTCTGAAATCGGATACCCATATATTTTCTTTACTGATACAGTTAATAAAAATACAGTAGATGTTTATAAGGATAAAAATTTAAAAATCAATCATTCCAACATGTGCCAAGAAATTGCATTGCCGAACAATGAAAAGTGGTCGTTTGTTTGTAATTTGTCATCAATGAATCTATTGTATTATGACGAATGGAAAGAAACAGATGCTGTCGAAACAATGGTGTTTTTCCTAGATGCGGTTATGACTGAATTCATATCAAAACTTGAAAAGTTTCGTGATTCTAAAGACAATGAAGATAATTTAGCCTTCTTTTTTATGGAAAGGGCCTATAGTTTCGCAAAAGAAAATCGCGCTTTAGGATTAGGTGCTTTAGGATGGCATTCTTACTTGCAATCTAATATGATTCCATTTGAAAGCATGGATGCAATCAAATTAAATGCTAGAATGTTTAGCTTTATTCAGAAACAAGCATATAAAGCATCGGAAGATTTGGCGAAATTATATGGAGAACCAGAGGTTTTGAAGGGTTATGGAAGACGTAATACAACCTTGACAGCTATTGCACCAACAACAAGCTCTGCTTTTATTCTAGAACAAGTTTCACAAAGCATTGAGCCTATTTGGTCAAATATATACGTAAAAGATGTAGCTAAAGCCAAAGTGACCATCCGAAATCCCTACTTAAAGAAAGTTCTTGGGTCTTATGATAAAGATACTAGAGAAGTTTGGAATAGTATTCGTGACAATGATGGATCTGTTCAACATCTTAATTTCTTAACAGATAAAGAAAGAGAAGTATTTAAGACATTTAGTGAAATTGATCAGTATGTTGTTCTAGATCAAGCTTCCACTAGACAACTATTCTTAGATCAAAGTCAGTCATTAAATTTAATGATTAATCCAAAAATGTCTGCCAAAAAGATCAACGAATTGTATTTATTTGCTTGGGAAAACAACATTAAAACACTATACTACCAACACAGTACAAACGCTGCGCAACAATTTAGTAAGGATAAACTCTGCACAAACTGTGAAGCGTAATAAGCTATAATAATTTAATTTAGACAAAACCTCACACATGTAGCGGTCGCATATAGTGTGAGGTTTACCATGAAAGGAGAGTTTCAAGTGAATATCAAAAAAACAAATTATGAGCAGGTAGAAGAATTTCACGAGGCTTTTGGAGTTTTAATGCCATCTTCTCCTACACCCCTTTCACTAGATGCATTAGTTACTCGAATGAGTTTTTCAGCAGAGGAAATGATTGAAGCGCTTCATGGTACTTCATATTCTGAAGCTGAATTTTATGATGCATATTTGAGTTTGTTGAAGCGAATGAATAGCACATACATTAAACAAATGGATAAAAAATATCCTGAAACTCAAGAAGAGGTTTTGATTAATCAAGTAGATGCCCTAACTGATTTAAGATATTTCAATAACGGTGACTTTACACTGATCAAAGTTGAACCTGATCCTATTTTTTCAATCGTACACAATGCCAATATGGGGAAATTGCATGAGGATGGTAAACCGAGATACAATGAGGTAGGGAAAATAATTAAACCTGATAATTGGGTGAAAGATTTTGCTCCTGAACCACTGATTAAAAAAGAAATTCAACGTCAAATCGAAGCAGCACAGCAATGATACATATCACAGAGGACTATCTAACCAATAGTCCTCTGAACTTATTATAAGGGAGAATACAATGAGTAAATTCGATATTCAGTACAATCAGCTTGTTTCAGACATCATTTCAAATGGGGTATGGGATAAAGACCAAAATGTTCGGACTCAATGGATCGATGGAACTCCAGCATACACAAAATCATTAATCTCGAAACAATTGTCTATTGATACATCAGAAGTTCCTATTCTTACATCAAAACGTGTCGCTTGGAAATCGGCTATTCATGAACTTATCTGGTTTTACATTAAACGAACTAGTGATGTCTCGTACCTTCGTGAGAACAAAGTGAAAATTTGGGAGGAGTGGACACGGCCTACTGGAGATATTGGTAAGGCATATGGGTATCAATTAGGAAAGAATATTAACTATGGTGAAGCAACTATTGTTTCACATCACAATAATTCAAGAGCTTACCTTCAAGATAATCAGGTGAATTTGCTTATTAACAACCTGAAAAATAATCCATCATCTCGTCGGCATATCATTTCTCTATGGAACATTGATGATTTACACGACATGAGCCTATATCCTTGCGTTTGGCACAATCAATGGTTAGTTAAAGAGGGTAAGTTACACTTGATTGTAGGAGTGCGCTCAAATGACATTGGATTAGGCAATCCCTTTAATGTATTCCAATACTACGTATTGCAGCGAATGATAGCACAAGTCACAGGATATGAACTAGGTACTCTCACATTCAATATAAACGATTCACATGTGTATGAGCGTCATATTGATCCACTAACAGAACAGATCGGCAGAGAACCGTTTGAGGCGCCTGAGCTGTGGATTAATCCTGAAGTCAAGAAATTTGATGACTTCACTATTGAAGATTTCAAATTGATCGACTATAAATACCATCCGAAGATTGAAATGGAAGTGGCTATTTAGTCACTTTTCTCTAAACGAAAATATTGCAATTGACACATAAAAATTACCATGATATCATGAGGATAAATTAGAAATAAGTTATCCCATTTTTTATATTAAAGGAGGAGAATACAATGTACTTTTCATTGCAGTATGTTGATGAGGAAATAACTAAACTAAAAATCAAAAAAGAAGAACTGTGGAAGGACATTTCAACTCAGGATAAATTGATGAGTGAAGCCTATCACAGACTAGAGATTGAAGAAATGAATAAGGAAGCAGCATTTAAGTTTACAAAAGAACTTCAAAAAATTGTACGTTACAGAAGAAAGCTGAAATTCGAAGCATTTCAAATAGATCCAATATTACACAGTCTACATAACGTAAAACAAAAGCTAGATTCAAACGAGAAAAAGTATTTCCCTGATAACGAAATTTATAAGGAGTATATATATCAATAAATGATTAAAACAATAAATCAAAAATACATATTAATAACAGCAATATTCACCTTGACCATAATTTCGTCACTGACTATCCCAATCGCATACATCCAATTGTTCGCCACTCCAGTCAACCTAATCATCTCATACCTGCTTCTCAGAAATGAAATTACATATGATTCAGAAGCATTAAACAACGAAAACACCAACTTAGCTTTCTCAGCATTCTTCATTTGCATCATCGTGCAAGCAATTTTTAACTTAGTTGGAATTCGGATATTCGTTCCAAATCAGCAAATCACAATCACGACATTGATTCCTATAGTACCAATATACACTGTATTATTTGCTCCGATCCTAGAGGAACTAATCTTCCGAAAGATTATCTTTGGTTGGTTGCAGCGAGACAACGAAAAGTTTTCAATCTTAGCAGCAACCATAAGTTCATTATTATTCGCATCCTCACACATGAATTTACCATACATATTAGGTTACTTTGCAGTAGGGTTTGTGTTATGCTACTTCTACTTCAAAACTAGGAGACTACATGTTGTAATCTTGGCTCACATGTTTCTTAATTTTTTTGCCTTATTCTCACAATCGATTTATATGACATTCGGAGGTTAAATCATAATGATTTCAAAGGAAGCAATGCATTTCATTAATCATTGTTACAAAAACGGATTACCTGTTGGATGTCGTCCAATATTTAAAATGGAATATCAATTTGGTCAAGACAAAGTGAAATTTTCTGAAGGAATTTTAGAAGAGATAATTCAATCAAAATTGGTTAAAGTGTCAAATCAAACTGATAGACAAGTAGACATACATGGGATTGGAGGTCGCTAGGTGGATCTTTATAACAAAAAATATGATAAAAGTATAAACAATGAAGAAATGATGACTTTAGCTAAATTGGGCTGCAATGTCTCTAAAACTATTTTATTCGAAAACAACATAGCGCTTATCAGGAAGTTAGCACATAAGTGGAAATCAAACGGTTCACATGAAAGTATTGAAGACTTAATGAGTATAGGGTACATTGGATTAACATTAGCATACAACAATTTTGATAGCTCTAAAAACACTAAATTTACTACATATGCAGGAAGACTAGTTTGGCAAGAATTTATTAAAGTAGCTAGAGCGAATAGCATGAAATGTAGGAGTAAGTATTATTCGTTTAGCATTGATGAGCCATTACCAGAAGAATCGGATGCATCGTCTTGGCATGAAGTACTTGCTGATAATAATACAACTAATGAATACATAGAAGTAGAAAATGAAATATATGAAAATAAATTCAAAAAGTACATACGAAACAGCAATCAATTTAATAAAAATGAAAGAAAAGTAGTTCGTGATTATTTTTTCAAAGGAAAGGCCATATCAGATATCGGCAGAGATTTGAAGATGACAAGGCAAGGAGCACATCTTATTTACAAAAGATGTATTAGTAAAATTCTAAGTGATAGAAGAATGGTCGTTTGATAAATGTATTATTTTATGGTGAGGAGTACTTGGTATGAGTTGGATAGTCTGGTCAATAAGAAGCTGGTTCTGTAAACATGAGTGGAATTATGAAGAAAAAGAAGTTGGTACGATATGGGCTGATTATAATAATATAACTACATATTCGAGAAGAGTATCAGCGACTTGTAGGAGCTGTGGCTGGCACAGAAGATACAAAAAGTTCTAGATGAAAGACACGTTTCATGAGGGGGAAGGCAATGAGTAGTTCTAAGTTCGATAAGATTAAAATTAAACTCGAAGTTGAAGTTTTAGCAGAATATGAAGGATTGGTTGTAATCGGAACAAAAATAAACGGAAAATTCTCTGAGAAGTTGTTGTATGTTAATACGGAAGAATTGGATTTGAATGATTAAATGAGGAAAGGGGGCAATGAATTTGCAGGATTCTGTGAAAGTATTGTTTGAGTTTCATGATGGTGCAACATTCGGAACAGAAATTGATTCTTTAGATGCAGCGATCATAGTAGCGGATTGGATTAATGGAGAAAAAGAGGTAATTGAAGCAGATATGTATGATGTTAGGTCGAAAGATATTAAAGAGATTAAATTCATAAAATAGGGGAGGGTAAACATGAAATATGGATTTTGGGATAGTGAAGAAAATCGACTAATCTCTTGGAATGAACTACAGGATGAGAAGTATGTAGTTCGTGCAGCTGAAGATGGCTTCTATTTACTAGACATAAGTAGAACTGATGATGACGGCTATGATTTTGAGATTTCAGGTGAATGGAGAAAGGTAGAGCATTGAGGTTATGAGATATCTAATTTATTGAGGAGGTGAGTTGATATGAATGTATTCTTCGAAGATAGAAGAATAATAGGTAATAAAAAACCTAGCAAGAACACATTAGTCAATGTTGCATGTGCGTGTGGGGAGATTTATAAGATTAGGAATGGAGACTATAAAGCATACATGCCTTGTATTAATTGTATGGTTAGACAGCTACAAGGCAAAAGCACTAAGATGAATGATTTGAAGATAAAGCTAAAACATTCTTTGAAAATTCTTAAACCTATTATCATTAGTATTGGCATTGGTGTGATTTCAAATATTGTCTGGCAGATGATTACAACACTAACAAAATGAAATGAAATTCAGATTTCATAGGAGGGGGAAGAATAAATGAAATTTACGGTTGCTCCAGTAGGTGATTCGAACATCACAATTTACAATCAAGATGATGGAACTCCAATCTTAATATTTGAGCCAGATAGTTATTATGTTAAAGATGGTGAGATACGTTTTGATGTTGACGATGAAACATTCAATGAGATTAAAGAAATTCTTGGATTATAAATTCATTTGAGGTATTTTGGAGGAGATGATAGTGGTGGATGTCCTTAATCAAAAACAATTGCATGATTTGTTTTACTCAGAAGAAATGAAAGTCATCAGAGCAAAACATTATAAAGCAGCTTACGATCAAGGTAGATTTGATGAATATGCAGAGAGATTGAATGAAGAAAAGTTTCGACCACGATTCAAAATGGATGCTAATGGAAACTTAACAAAGATGGAGGATTGAAGTGAAACTCGACAAGAAAAAATTACTGGAATGGCTTGAAGACGAAATGGAAGATAATTCACAAGGATATCGTGCAGCAATGAAATGGGTTGCATATCAAATTGAAAAAGGGAAATTTGATATAAAGGAAGAAGTAAAACCTATTCGACCAACTGTAATCGAATTTGAAACTGATGAGGAATATGATGATTTTATTAAATATGTAACATCAACTGAAAAAGATCAGTCGGAGGGAATGCAGCGCATGAGAGAGTTAATGAGTAATCATAGACAATCAAAAGGAGTGATTGAATGAGTAAGAAGCAATTTGTCATTATTAACACATGCAGCATCATAACGATTATATGTAGTTTGATAACTATTATTGCAGTAACGATATATAAATAAAATATACAATTTATGAGGAGGAATAGAGGTTATGAAATGGATTCTCACCTATACGGACGAAGAAGAGAAAGAGCGCGCCATTTATCATGAAGAAAATGGGGTAAAAGTCATCTCGAATTTTGTTGCATATATGAAAGAGATGAATTGTAAAAACTTTAGAGTGTTCCGAATTGATGAGGAGATTGATATTAACGTGTCTTATCCAGATTATTTTGGAGGAGATGACAGTGGTGGGTGTCCTTAATCAACAACAGTTAAATTAAATTTTATAAGGAGTGAAAAAAATGAAATTATTCAAGTGTAATTTTATTACAGATATCTATGACCCTGAGTTCTCTCCGCATGAAGAGTTTTTTATTGCTGAAAATGAGGAACAGATAGCTCTTCAATTTCCCGAATTTTTTGAAGATGAATTTAGAGTGAAAATGCATGGAAGAAGAATTCAGATTATCGAAATTAAAAACATTGAAGGCGTAGATGGAAATGGCTATGATATAGTTCCAGTAGTCCAAAATAATTATCTAGAAAACAAAAACGGAGGCTTATAATGAATAAAAATACCAAATCATCTATTCTCGAAAAACTTGATCGATTGTCTGAAATGCTACTTGACACTGGAACACAAGAACAACTTGACATCGTAGAGGATATAGCAGCGTTTGATCTTGCATATGACAACACAGACGAAGAGCTTCAGAATTTGAAAAGTGAAAACGAAAAACTGAAAGAGAAAATGGCGCTATACGAGAAAGCGCATGGGAACGTAGTGTTCATCAATAATCGGTAAGAAAGAGGAGAAAAAATGAGTACATGTTCTGATAAAGAATGTAGATATTTAATTGATACATACTGTGAACAGAATGAAGTTTGGGATATTCGTTCGCATTGTAAGAAACATAATAAACTTATTCCAGATGAAACGCCGTGCGAAGATTATACTAAATCTTATTCATGTTATAATTGTCAATTCGCAAATGCAAAGGTTTATGAAACAGGGACTATAGATTGTATTGACTATCACTGTAATCTACAAAATGACAAATTAATTTTCAGTGATCTTAATTGGGCAATTAATAATTTTGGGAATTTTCCAGAATGCCCAATTGATAAATGGAAATCTATTCAAAAATAACCTTCCAAATACTCTCGAATGCTCGTTAATGCTACGTTTTTTAAATGTAAAAAGGTGATAAAAGATGTATTTCAAAGGAGGGAATTGTTATTGAGCTTAAAAATTCAACTAGTCTAGCTGTATGTCCAACTTGTGATTTAGAAATCCCTTATCAGATATTTGGCGAGGACAATAAACCTCACTGCGATACTTGTAATAAATCACTAACATCTCATTCTGTCAGATCGAAAATTGATTGTGATATCTGTGAGTTCTTTACAACTAACATGATGAGTTACCCAAGTGGTAAATGTAATAAGCACAATATATGGTGTGGTCTTGGACAGTACTGTGATGGTTTTTTAAGACGATGAAAGGCGACATACATAGAGAGGCGATGATTGGAAAATGATAAAAAAGTTAAAACGAAAACTTAAGAATATGCTTCGAACCTTCTTGGAATTAGATAAGATGCAAATTGATTTTCAAAAATACATATTTGATAGCAATAGTCGAGTTTCATCTTGCGAAACTAAATCTCAATCACATGCTCAAATATTAAATAATCACGATTATAAAATTGAAGCGCTACACACTACGATTAGTAATGTCGTTTCTCTAGGGAGTGATATAGACACTCTCTCCAACAGAGGCCAGAGTTGGGCAGTCGTATGTGTTGAAGGTAAGTATAATGTAGTGAAATTCTTCAATCTAAGTCAAAGAGATGGTCAAGAAATGCTGAAGCTATTAAAAGCTTTTGAGGGAAGCAGATATGTAAATGATACTCCGATAGGATATTTTCCAAAAGATATGTTTATTAATTGGAAAGAGTAAATAAAAACTCCATTTGATGGGGAAGGGGGAGATAATAAATGCTTATAACTTCATTGGCTGCCATAGGAATTTTATACTTAGCTGCTGGGACTTGGTCGTTGATTTTCTATATAAAAGATTTTGTTTTTGAAGAGACAAAGGAAAATGGATTTGATTATCAGATGATCGTCGTAATGCTCATTGCATTGTTTGCTTGGCCTGCTTATTGGTTTATGCGGAGTTTGTTAAAGAACAGTTTATAGAAACCCATTTTAAAGTGTAGGTGAAGTATGAATATTCCTATTGAAGTGCCAGCTATGAAGTGCTAATTATCTTCGTCATTATGTTTGCCACAATGAATTATAAAGCAAAAACAAGAGTTGAAAAAATAGGCAGCATTGTAGCCATAGCAATCTTTTGCTTTTGTGCTGGATTTGTTACTTATACAAATATGCTAGAGCAATTGAAACATTAATTTCGATGCAATTTAAAAAGAAAGGGAGTGAGAGAGTGTCAAAATTTGATTACATGAGTTTTAGTGGAGGGAATGATACGGAGTTTGTTGCACATGCGAAGAAGTATAGCAAGGAGCAAACCATAGAGCTTTGTATTGGCGAAAATGATTATCGATTTGAGGATGGTGGGTTGAGGACGCCTACTATTTCAGACATCGATGAAAGAACAGTGAAGTACTTTATCAAAGTACCTGAATACTGTGGCTATGACGGAGAAGGTGGATGTTACACCTATTGCAAAAAAGATTCCAAAGGAAGTTTTCCAGTATGGTCAATTGATTTTTCAGAATTGCGATGAAATGTGATGTTTATTGGAGGGAATAAGTATCAGAGATAACAAAATTATTTGTCCAACGTGTGGGAATGCATTAGATTTTCAATATTGTAGTAATGCTTTACATCTCTTTCCTGAGATGCGCAGTTTTACAGATGAAGAAATCGAAATACATACTGAGGTTATAAATAAACTATCAAAACCAACTGGCAGAAAATTATATAATTTTGAGAACACAGACGATAAATGTTAAATTTCATAAGGGAGATGAAGAATATGCAATGGGGATACAATATTAATAATTATGATGTTTGGCAATGTAGTTGGTTTGATTCAAGAGAGGAAGCTATTCAAGCAGCTAAAGATGAGATTTTAGAAAATGAATTGGATAGAGAAGAATTCCAAATTGGTCAGTTGTCTAAATATGAGCCAAGTGTATACTTAGATATTACAATTGAGAATGCTGCCGAGCAAGCATATGACGATTGTGGTGAAATATCGGAATCTTGGTTGAATTTTAAATACATATCAAAAGAAGTGCTAGAGAAATATAATGCTAAACTAAACACTCTTTTCAATGAATTTTTAGTTGAGGCTAACGAAGTTCCAGATTTCGGTCAGATTATCAATGTTGAAGTAATAAAGGTTGATGAAATCTAGATCTCAAAGAGGTGAAAAAATGAATAGGGAAAAGCTCTCGATGGAGGAAGCTATTTTCAATCTACATAATTTAGGCCTACAATTGAACGAACTTAAGGTTGGCAACGAATACATACATATATCAGCATACGAATCACTTTTAAATTGGTCAATCGATGCAATTACTGTTATTAAAGACACTGTTGTAGTAGACTAAAATATGAAAAAAGGATGTGATTTTAATGATTAAAGTGGATGATCGTATTGAGCAAAGCTATGTAATTTTGGATAAGTTGAGACTATCAAACAATATGTATAAGGCGTCATTCTCCTCAACATACAATTTCATCTGGCTCCGTGATACATTTTACGAGGTGATGCCTTACCTTGATAAATCGTGTGGTCGATATTTGAAAACTTGTCACGCCATCTTAGATATTCTAAAACGGTATAAAAGTAAATTGAAAATACATACATACCAGAAACCTATCTACACTTATGAATATCTTCATCCTCGTTATACAATTGAAGGATACGAAGTAGATGTAGAGTGGGGAAATGCTCAAAATGATTCAACAGCAGCTATCCTATGGATGTTTGGGGAAGCAATTTCTCGTGATATGAATCTCATTAGAAATGATGAAGATTTAGAAATTATTCAAATGTTGGTAGACTATTTATACTGTATTGAATATTGGCATGACCATGACAACTCGCTATGGGAAGAAGATCTTGAAATCCATGCTTCTTCAATTGGAGCATGTGTCTCATCATTAATTAAAGTCAAAGATATCGTCAATGTTCCAGATGAGCTAATTCAAAAAGGTATCGATGCTCTCTCACAACTACTTACTAATGAAAGCATCTCAAAGACAGTTGATGCAGCTCAACTATCGTTGATTTATCCGTTTCAGATTGTAGATCGGAATATGGCAGAAACCATCATCAAGAACGTTGAATCCGAACTTGTTCGAGATAAAGGATGTCTACGCTATAAATTCGACTCCTACTACTCGACTCTAGAAAAGGATCATGGTAGAAACCATCATAAGGAATTTTACGATCAGACTGAAATGCAATGGACTATGTTTATTCCTTGGTTAGCGATATGTCACCTTGAATTAGGTAATATTGAAAAGGCAAAAGAATACATAGATATGACTGAAGAATTGTTTGATGAAAACGGATATTTACCTGAAGGGTATATGGCTGATGGGAAACCATGTCCTAACAATCCGCTTGGATGGTCACATGCCTTGCATATTCTGAGTGTGGAGAAATACGAAAATAGAGTAAATAGATAAAAGGAGGTTGACTATTGCTTAAGAATCAATTTTACAAGCAAGGTTTTGAGGTTGAAGATATAGGAACAAGGAAAAACTTCTCCTTCGTATATGATCCTTTTAGTCAAGCAGTTATTGGTTATGACACGAGCATCAACACATATCCATCCAATAAGCAGATATTTAAATATACTAAAAGTTTTCCATTTGAGAAGGAAACAGCATATGAGTATTTTTTATATCTTCATGAGAAGGCAACCAAATTTGAAAGTGACAATAATACATATATTATTGGCTGGATAAATCCATATAATTTTCAACCAATCGAACCTGTATATGATGATGAAGATATTGTAGAAGAATCATGGGAAGCTAATCTAAAGAGTAAATTATCAATGAAGCACAAAGAATTTATCAATCTTATTGAAAGTGATGAAATTAAAGATATCATCAATAAGAACTGTTACATAGCTGGAGGATCGCTATCTTCAATTATCCGTGATGAAAAACCAAAAGACATTGATTACTTCGTTTCAAATAAAGAAGCACTGGACGCTATCCAAGAATACTTTAAGAAGAGGTATGAGATTAGTCAAATGTATCAGCGAGAAAATCATCGTCCAATTACTCTTTTAAATGGATATGATGATGTGCCAATGTTCTATACGGATAGAGCAATTAGCCTGTGTGAAGATTTTCAAATAATACTCAAAGATTATGGAGATCCAGAGGAAGTGTGCAGCAGATTTGATTATGTTCATTGTATGGGATATTACTTTCCAAGCAACAATGAGTTAAATGTAACACTGGATACAAAAATCTCGGCTGAGAGAAAAATTTTGATCTACAATATCACATCAACAACACCAATAACTTCAGCATATAGAATGGCAAAGCTTATTGAAAGTGGTTGGAAAATACAGAAGCATGAACAATCAAAATTATTGATAAATATTAATAAATATCAATTCAATGATGGTGAAATGGATAATGTTGAAGATGCTTCGCACTATGATTTTTAAATGGAAATATAAGAACACTTTCATTACAAAAAAAGACAATTGGGATTATCCAATTGTCCATGCTAAATTTATATCCTTATACTCTCCAGCTCTAAAGAAATTACCTTTTGTATCTCTGGTTAAGTAATCAGGTGTTGCAGGATAGACTAACATTTCAAACTTACAACTGTGACACCATGTATGCTTTGAAAAATCGTAAATATAATGATTTCCAGTATGGTCACATTTCGAACATATGTAATATAGCTTATATCTTTTTGTGCCATCGTTATTAATTTTAATTCCTGTTCTCACAAATTCAGGTTGTTGATCTTTAGTTTCTTTATATGTATTCTGTAATTCAATTCTGTTCTGTTCATATGATTCAATTAGCTTCTGTCTAATGTCAGTATCCGTAGCTTTCTCTTTTATCCATTCAGGTTCAACTGGAATTGTTTCACTGAAGAATGAAGAATATGCCTTCGATGCATTGTCAAATGTTTTAATTTGATCTAACAAATCATTATCGATTCCAAACAGTTTGAATACATTTTGAATAATCACTAACTTTGGTAGTTGTTCATCTTCGTTTAATTCAAGTTCAGCTTTCTTACCTTTTCCATCGTCTATTGTGATTTTTACATTTAGCATAGCATCACACCTTTACTATTACATTACATACGAGCTAATTATACATTCTGATTATTCGAAAGGAAATATGACATGACAAAATATAAGTTGTTTCAATTAGGACTTGATGAGGAGTTAATTTCTGAAAGTAGTAGTTTAGGAGACACCATACTAAAAGCAGTATCCTTATCTGAGGTGCAAAAAGAGTCAGACCGCTATGATACATTCCGTTTGGAAACTTGGATCGACTATGAACGAAAACACGGTAACAGATATTTCGAAAAAGGTGAAGAAATTACAGAGAGAATAATTAGGGAGACTTTGGGACATATCGTCAGTTTAACGAGTTAATACAAAGATTGAAATGATAGATTTAAAAGGGAAGGAGTGGTGAGACTGGAACATCAATTTATTGGATGTCACTGTCATACAGCGAAGGGTTCAAATATCAGGCTACTTGACTCGATAAATAAAACAAACGACTTGATAAAAACTGCCGTGGATTTGGGCTATAAGGGCATCGCAGTGACGGATCATGAGTGCTTATCATCACATGTAGAAGCTCTAAAAACAGTTAAGAGTATGAAAAAAGATAAAATTATGCCTCAAGATTTTAAACTTATTCTTGGAAATGAAATTTATCTTGTAAATAGTTTGATTGATGTAAGAGATAATTATCAAAAGGGGGGTATTACAAAATTCCCTCATTTCATTTTATTGGCCTGTGATGAAATTGGATATGAACAATTGAAAGAATTGTCATCAATCGCATGGGAGAATAGGTTTGTAACTGGATTAATGGAGCGTGTTCCAACTGAGAAGCACATTCTAAAAGAAGTGATAGGGAGTAATAAAGGTCATCTGATTGCTACTACAGCATGTTTAGGATCAGAGCTGGCAATTAATACATTAAAACTGATTGATGCTGAAAATGAAGGTGACAATGAGAAAATTAGTAAGTTAAAGATAGAGATTGATGTGTTTATGAAATGGTGTATAGACGTATTTGGAAAAGATAAGTTCTTTGTTGAATTGCAGCCAGCATTATCAGCTGAGCAAATCGCGTTTAACAAAAGAGCAGTTAGCATTGCTTCTTTTTATAATATAAAAACAATTGTTGCAACTGATGCTCACTTTTTAAGACCTGAAGATTTGTTAGTACATAAAGCATACTTAAACTCAAAAGATGGAGATCGTGAAACAGAGAGTTTCTATGAAGCCTGTTTTGTTCAAAAAACAGAAGAGATTGTAGAACGATTAAGCATAAATGACAACCTGACAGAAGTGCAGATTAATGAAGCCATTGCAAACACAATGCTTATCGGTGAAATGGTGGAGGATTATGACTTGAAGCAGGATGTTTCGATTCCAAAAATCGAGCTACCTGAATTTACAGTTCGTCACCTATTCAAACCAGCATATAAGAAATTTGAATACATAGAAAAAATGTCAAACTCTAAAGAAGATCAAGACCGTTTTCTGGTGAAATTGATTGAAGATGGATTTGACGAGAAAGTACCAAGAAATACACTTTCCAAAGAATACTTTTATAAAATATTAAGTCGAATCAACATTGAACTAGAAGAGTTGTGGCACATATCACTGTCTATGAACCAAGCGATGTCAGCTTACTATGTAACCATCCGTGAAATCATAAATATCATATGGGACGATTGTGGAGGAAACTCTATAGTTGGTGCAGGTCGTGGTTCGGCAGCTGGTTTCTACATCAACTACCTGTTAGATATTACACAAGTAGATCCTATGAAATACGATTTGCCACACTGGAGACATTTACATAAGAGTAGACCTGACTTTCCTGATATTGATATAGATAGTGAAGCGTCAAAGCGTCAAACGATACTCAAGGCTTTAAAGGATCGTTTTGGAGAGAGAAAGGTATTGAATATAGCGACATTCGGAACTGAAAAGTCTAAGAGTGCTGTTCTAACGTCTTGTAGGGGGTTGGGCATAGATAGCGATACTGCTGCTCATATTGCTTCACTAATTCCATGGGAAAGGGGTCAAAATTGGAGTTTATCAGATTGCTTATATGGGGATGAAAATGAAAACAGGAAGCCTGTTGTTGAATTTATAAACGAAATAGAAAAACACGACAGATTAAAGGAAACTGCATTAAAAATAGAAGGTTTAGTCAATAAACGAAGTATTCATGCTAGTGGTGTATTTGTGTATAATGAAGACTTCACAAAAAAGAATGCCATGATGAGAGCACCTAGTGGTCAGTGGACAACTCAATTTTCTATGTCAGATAGTGAGTATATGGGTGGAATAAAGTATGATTTCCTTACGGTTGAAGGTATGGATAAAATGCGAGAAACATTAAACTTACTAGTAGAATACAATGAAATTGAATGGCAAGGAAGTCTTAAGCAAACCTATAAAAAGTATATCCATCCTGACACACTAGACTATAAGAGTCCTGAAGTGTGGAATAGAATAGGTAATAATGAAGTAATCGATTTATTTCAGTTTAATACTCAAATTGGAATTGAGACAATACGAAAAACCAAACCAACAAACGTACTAGAAATGTCTGTAGCCAATTCACTAATGAGGCTGATGGCTGAAAGTGGAGCAATTCAACCAGTTGATCTATATGTAAAACACAAAGAAAATATTGAGTTCTGGTATGAAGAAATGCGAGAAGCAAATTTAACAGTCGATGAAATCACCATTATGGAAAAACATTTGCTTGCTAAGTATGGTGTAGCTGATTCACAAGAGTCTATTATGATTATTGTAATGGATGTAAAGATAGGCAATTGTTCTGTAGCTGATGCCAACGTTCTAAGAAAAGCTATAGCTAAAAAGGATAAAGACTATTTGGAAACTGCTAAGGATTTGTTTTACAGTAGTGGAGAAAAGGCTGGAACATCAATTCATTTGCTCAACTACGTTTGGAACGTTCAAGTTAAACGGCAAATTGGATACTCTTTCTCTGATTTACATAATATTGTGTATACCATCATCGGAATACAAGAGGTTAATTTATTTAACAAATACAATCCGCTATATTGGAATACAGCTGTTTTAACAGTCAACTCCTCAAGTAGTGATGAACAAGAGGATATTGATGAAGAGGATCGAAAAAATAAATCCACTGATTATGGAAAAGTGGCCTCAGCAATCGGAATGTTAAAATCACATAATGTTAACATTGGTTTACCTGATATCAATAAAGCTGCTTTTGGTTTCAAACCTGACACCGAAGCAAACGAAATTGTTTATGGATTAAAGGGCGTGGTTGGAATTGGTGATGATATTGTACAGCATATTGTTTCAAAAAGACCATATTCATCTTTCGAAGACTTCTTAATTAGATTGTACGATACATCCACAGTAAAGAAATCTCATGTTATACAATTGATTAAAGCAGGTTGCTTTGACTCTTTCGATGATCGTTTTGCAGTGATGAGAAAATTCATTAATAAAATATTCTCACCTAAAGAAAAGTTGAACATGCAAAATTTTAATATGCTTGTTGAGAATAATTTGATTCCTGATGAGTTAAAGTCATACGCAAGTCTATACAAATTTAGAAAGTATGTAATAAAGAAAATACATAGCACCACTGATAAGAAAGATAAGCAGTATCTTCTAGATTCAAAGTCACAACCTTATTTTGATGAACACTTCTCTGATGGATCAGTAGTTGATTATCTTCGAGGTTATGCGCTTATTTCAGAGAAGTTATTTAAAAAAGAGTATGATAAAAAGATGGATGGAATTAAAGATTGGTTAACAAATCCACAAACACTTGAACTTGTTAACAGACATTTATTCAATGAAGAATGGAACTCAAATGCATCAGGTTCAACAAGTAAATGGGAAATGGATTCATTGTCTTTTTATTATGGTGAGCATGAACTTTTAAACATCAAGAATGAAATGTTAGGTATTAGTAGTTTTTCGAATTTACCTGAAGAAGTTGAAATAGTTGATTATTTTCAATTCCGTGATGGTGGAACAAGACCGAAGTTTAAGATAAGTGCAATCGTCGGAACAGTATTGGATAGAGATAAGAACAAGCATACTGTTACTCTGCTCACTCCTGATGGAGTTGTTACAGTCAAGTATTATGATGGAGCATTTGCACAATACAACAAGCAAGTATCTAAACCTATCACTCAGGATAAAAAAGAAATATTGGAAAAAAGTTGGTTTACACGAGGGAACAAGTTAGTCATTTTCGGATATCGTAGAGGATCACAATTTGTTCCAAAAGTTTATAAAGACACAAAGATAAATGATAAAAAAATTGAACATACAACAATGCTGATTACTGATGTCTTAATAGATGGTTCATTCAAGACAAAATCCGAACGAACAAAAATATAAGAGGAGATGTTGGAATGAGCAAGCTTAAAACCCTTGATAACACTAAGTTTTATATTCAGTATTTAGATCTAAAAGGTGATAAAATCACACTTTCATTTAGAAATGAAAAATCATTCGACAAACATATTTTAAACAGTAAAATATCAAAAGATAGAATCATATATAAATCATATATTAGACCAAGAAACGCTTATACTTTGGGATCTTTTGGGAATGGTATTAAGAGTAATGTGAATTTTTTTCACACGACAAAAAGAAGTATCGGAGGAGCATAAAATGGATCGATTTTCGTTTGGCATTAAGGATTTGCAGGAAGCCGAGGTAATACATAATTGTGCAGTCACAGGTGAGGAAATCTATGAAGGGAATTTCTATCTCGAAACACCAGATGGAGATGTGGTTAAGGATGACATTGAAGCGCTAATAGAAAAGTATGGTCTGGTACGGAGAGTGGCAGGAGAAGAGGTGGAAGGTGAGTAATAGTAAAACAAACGCAGGTAAAATATTTGAAACATGTTGGAAGAATAGCTATGGGAAATTACCCATTTACTATTTAAGATTAAAAGATGCTGCTAAATGGCAAAGGGGTGAAGGTTCAACCTTTACTCCCGAAAACCCTTTTGATTCACTACAGTTCAAATCGCCATTCATTTGGGTGCTTGAACTAAAAAGTACTAAGGGAACAGGTGTGAGCTTTAATCCAAAGAAACCATATGAAAAACCAGAGAACAAAAAAACTCAAGTAATGATTAAGGCTAAACAGGTTGAAGAATTGATGAACGCAGTTGAAGTACATGGAGTCATTGGTGGATTTGTGGTCAATTTCAGAGAACGAAATACTAAGAAGAAGAACTATCCAAATATAACTTACTTTATACATATAAATGATTTTATCAAGTTTGCTGAAGCCTATGACAAATCTAGCCTAAGTAGAGAAGACTGTGAAATGATTGGAATAGAAATTAAAAGTAAATTATTAAGAACAAACTATAAATATGATATTGATGGATTTAGTTTAGAATCTCCAAAATTATATCTACATAGAGGATACATAAACAAAGAAAGTTTGATTCAGACACGAGATTGGATTAATGAGTTAGTAACATAAGACAGATCTTTTAAAAGAAACCCATTAAAGTGTGAAATATGAAAATACATTTATTAATTCGAGAAGAGTGTGTTTAAAACATTTTTATCCTATAAAGAAGGGATTATTAAATGATAGAGAAGAATAAACATTATTTTAGTTGGACAGACAAAAAAATACTGCTTTCATCATATCCATACACAACTAACACCGTGCAGGAGGTTGTGTATGGATGATGGACGAAGCTAATTTACAACAAGACGTAGACCAAATTATCGAGGTACTACCTTCAGGTGTGAAAATGATTATTAATGGAACTCCTAGTATTGAAAATTGTAAAGAATTCATAAAAATATTGCTAAAAGCAAATAGTAAAGCCAAACATGAAAGCACATAATTATATGTGCTTTTCACTTTATGCATATGATGACATATCATTGAACATAGATACTGGATGTTGTATAATTCAATCTAATAGTTTCGTAAATGACAACGAAAGGAGTTACTTTCAACGTGACGCAATATAATGTAAAATATGTAGCAATTTACGTAAGGAAATCTAGAGGTGATGTCGAGCATGACCTAGAAAAACATCTTGGTGAGTTAGTTAAATTATGCGAAGAAAATAACTGGACATATACAGTTTATAGTGAGATTGGAACAGCAGACTCCATTGAATTAAGGCCTGTTATGACAGAATTATTATCTGATGTAGAACTCGGCATGTTTGATGCCATATGTGCTGTACACATAGATAGGCTAAGTCGTGGTGATGCAGTAGATAGAGCAAGAATTCAAAAAGCATTAGGAAGAACAGAAACACTGTTAGTAACTCCTCAAAAGGTATATGATTTCACTAATGAAACAGATTTGTTAATGGCAGAGTTTGAAGGTTTAATGTCTCGTATGGAGTATAAACAAATTTCAAGACGCTTTAAGCAAGGAAAAGCCAGAAACGCAAAACTTGGGTTTTGGTCAAATGGAATACCACCTTACCCCTACTTTCGTGACAAAGAAAAGAAAATAGCCGTACCAAATCCAGAACACAAATCAGTGTACAGAATGATGGTAGAATTGTGCTTACAAGGGTGGACTTTTACAGATATTGCATGGGAACTCAATAAATTAACTATTCCATCTCCTAAAGGTGTGCTATGGAGTCATGTTGTGGTTGGCAATTTGCTTCAAGACGAAGTTCATCTAGGACACATGGTAGTTGGTAAGTCTTCTAAGACTGTGAATGGAGACAAGGTTTTTAAAGAAAAAGAAAAATGGATTGTATACAAAAATTGTCATGAGGCAGTGAAAACACAGGAAGAACATGATAAAATTGTTTTCTTAGCCAATAGATCCAAGAGAAGTAGTAAAGCAAGTAGAGCAGGAAAACACATATATTCTGGATTACTCTATTGTTCATTATGCAGTAAAACACTGCAAATTCAGAAACAAAAATCTAGACCGAATGATTCTATCCGTTCTTGTAAAACTCATGATGCTTTTGGAGTTAGGTGTTTAAACTTAGGTGGAAGTTCTACAGCTATTGCTGAAGTAATAAGCGGAGCATTAGTCAGAAAAAAAGAGCATATAATGAAAGCTATCTCTGAAGGTGTGTCAGGAGAAGAGATCAATGAACTGCAAAAAATAGCAAACACAAAATTAAAAGACATAAAACTACATGAAAAGAGAATCGAGAAAATTTATCGTAATCAAGAGAATTTGCTGTATTCAGAAGATGAAGACGAAAATGATTCTATATTTAGAGACAGACTAAAAAAAGCTAAAGCTGAACTTAAAATTTTAGAAGACGAGTATACTTTAATGGCAGTCCAAATAGAAAGAGCCGCTGATACAAAGAATGAGGATTTACTTTTAAATATTGAAGATGTACTCAAGATAATGCGTAATCATAAAGTAGACATCAAGGAAAAAAATCGAGCACTTAAAAGTATTATAAACAGGATAGAGTGGCGAAGAATTAGTATGGATGAGCAACCAACAATATCAGTAAATTTTCTTTAGGGGTATAATGTGTAAAATACTAGCGATCTTTGCTAGAAGCTGATTTGTATGTGTATATTGGTCATTAACCTTGTGCATAATGCGATGTATTATATGAAGCGCCCAAGGTATAATGGTACCGCCGCCCACCCAAATGGCCGCAACCTGCCCAAGAGCCGTTAATGTAGCTAGGCCTGATCCAATGGCATGCCCGAATAACTGAGCGATGGAGCCCGCCAGCGATATGCCGGAGAAGCCTGAGCCGTCAAGGCCCGTGACAGCGCCAACGATCGTTAAGGTGATTGAGCCGACGACACCGTTTACCGGCACGACATGAGCAAGCGCTACACCCAAGTCATTGACGATACCATGCGATGCTTCGGGCAGCTTCTCGCCGAATAGGGCGAGAAACCCGGAGTCGCCCAAATAGAAGAATGCCGCAATCGGAATAACGGGGCCAAACACTTTAAAGCCGAATACGAAACCTTCTATTAAATAGCTGGTCGTTTTCTCGAAGCCTTTGCCCTTATGCGTCATCATCGTAATAAGAAGCATAATTAAAATGGCAGTTCCGCCGATAAGAGCCGTTGCATCACCGCCTTGAAGATTAAGCACGAACATGGCAACCACATCAAGAGCAAACAGGAGGGGAATAATGGCTGCTAGCAAGCGTTTGGTTCCCAAAGACAATGCATTGCGGTCGGACTCTTCACTCATGTCTGAGACACTCGTTTTGACATCCGTCGCGGCAATAAGCCCATCACGCCACGTTCCTAGTTTTTGATCCCGCCGCATAAACCAGAAAGCAGCTACCGTCGTAACAGCACCCATCACTATGACTAATGGAATGCTGGCTTGCATAACCGAGCTAACAGGTATTCCAGCGGCATCCGCTGTGAGTTTTGGCGCTCCCTGAATGATATAATCGCCCGACAGGGCAATGCCGTGACCGAACAGGTTCATCGCTACCGCGGCTCCAAGCGCCGGCAAGCCGACTCTTATGGCAACGGGCAGCAGCACAGCTCCTATGAGGGCAACCGCTGGAGAAGGCCAGAAGAAGAACGAGGTTACCATCATAATGAGCCCAATTCCCCAGAAGGCAAGTGTAGGGGTGCGGAGGAAACGGGTGAAGGGTGATATCATAATCTCGTTTATGCCGGTTCGAATGAGCACGCGGCTCATGGCAACGATGATAGATATGATTAAGATCGTGCCTAGCAATTCTTTTATCGCAAAAATAAAGCTGTTAAAAATACCGCTTACAGAACCGCTTGCCGATGTGGTTGCAAGAATGCCGATTCCTAAAATCCCCGCAATACATATAAGCGTAGTATCGCGCCGCATCAGCATAAATCCAATAATGGCGATAATAAAGCCTAAATAAACCCAGTGAAGCGCCGATAATTGAATTACCATCCCGATCATCTCCTTGTGACATACACGAAACCAGAGTAAGCAAATTTCGTACTGTAATGTATGCATGAACAGGGATAGGCGTTCGCCCTGCGGCGGCGCCACTAGATAATGAGGAGGGTTCGGATGATTAAACGAAGTGTAACGTTGCTTATGCTCTCTATAATGCTTCTTACAGCCGGCTGTGGTATTATGAATGAAGTAGGTCAAACGGTAAATTTTGCAACAGAAACGACGGATTACTTACAATCGTTAACGGACTTCGGACAAGATATGAATGCACTTGCAGAGAAAGCGATGACTGACCTGGATGCAAGAACCGATCTGAAGGAGCGGCTGCTCGCACTGAAGGAGCAGGTCGTGAATTATGAGGGGCTCCAGGTGCCAGACTACGCCAAGGATCTTCACCATTCGATTGCCGAATACAATACGACGCTTCAGAAGGGTCTCGATCAAGCTCTCACGAATATAGAGCAAGGAAGAGCTGCATTTGAATCAACGGGTATTCCGGATACGATTAACAAAATTAACGAGCTGTTAGGCCAAATCAACCAGCTCACGCCGTAACGAACAGATAGGAAGGAAGAATAGCAGTGATTAACATCAATGTATTAGAGGCATCCATGACGTATTCGAAGGAAGACGGTTATGTGGGCAAGGTTCATTTTGGAGTAGAAGGACATGTAAATGAATACGAAATCGCCTTGCACAGCAAGAAAGGCAAAGAGTGGGGTTATGGCTTGTTTTTCTTGCATGAATCAGGCAAAGAGGAACAACTGCTTGCATTAGAGGATCTGCTGGAAGAGGATGACGAGCTGTTTGACTTCCTCGTTGAAACAGCGAAAGAGAAGCTAGTTAAAGCCGAATAAGACGCCGTGAGAAAAAGCTCATGCCAGTACACCTTAAAGGTGTACTAGCATGAGCTTTTTTTGAGCTTAATGGCCGCTTGAAGAGGTTAGGCCAAGATTGCGGATAATGAGCTTGCTCTCTTCATTAAGACCGATGAACGTTACTTGTTTATTTAATTGCTCGTACTTGCTCTTAACCTTTGCAATTGCTGTTACTGCGGATTGATCCCAAACATGCGAGCCGCTGAAATCAAGGGTGACCTTACTAGGGTCTTCTTGATAATCGAAAAGGGATACGAAGCGGCTTGTCGTTCCAAAAAACAACTGGCCGGAAATTCGATACGTAAGTGTATTTGATTTGTCGACAGCAGTAGAGACACGTATTTTTGCCATTTTCCCAACAAAAACAAATGCGCTCAGCACGACGCCGGCAAAAACGCCTTTGGACAAATCATGCGTGATCAGCACGATTACGACCGTAACGATCATAATCAATGCATCCGTTCGCGGTACCTTGTGAATTTGATAAACAGATTTCCAGTCGAAGGTGCTGATGGCGACCATAATCATAACGCCCACCAGAGCAGCCATCGGGATTTTGTTGACGACATCACTTAAAGCCATAATGAGAAAGAGCAGGAAGGAGCCGGCAACAAAAGTGGATAGTCTTGAACGGCCTCCGGATTTCGTGTTAATGACCGATTGTCCAATCAAAGCGCAGCCTGCCATACCGCCAAAGAAGCCTGTTGCGATATTCGCGATGCCTTGACCCCGAACCTCTTTATTTTTATTGCTAGTCGTATCCGTCATTTCATCAAGCACCGAGGCCGTTAACAGCGACTCCAAAATGCCGACGATCGAAAGGGAGAACGAGTATGGCAAAATGATCCACAACGTTTTGAACGAGAACAGCACATCTGGAATGTGAAACAAGGGCAATGTACTCTCGATTAAGCCTCTATCCCCAACGGTTTTAAGATCGGCGCCTATCGCAACTGCAATGAGAGATACGATAATAATTGCAGCGAGCGGTGACGGGATGATCTTTGTGAACTTTGGCAGCGTATAGATGATGACGAGTGTTAGTGCAACGAGCGCGTACATGATCCAGCTCGCCCCTACAAAATGAACGAGCTGCGTAGTGAAGATGAGAATGCCAAGCGCATTCACAAAGCCGAGCATGACGGATTGCGGCACGAATTGAATAAGCTGCCCGAGCTTTAAAACACCCATCACATATTGCAGTACGCCAGCCAAAATCGTAGCGGCAAAAAGGTACTCGATACCATGGTCTTTGACAAGCGAAACCATGAGCAATGCCATCGCGCCTGTTGCAGCTGAGATCATGCCGGGCCTTCCGCCAACAATCGAGATAATGACTGCGATGCAGAACGAAGCGTATAATCCAACCATCGGACCCACGCCGACCATTAGCGAGAATGAGATCGATTCGGGAATGAGTGCTAAGGCAACCGTAATTCCAGCCAATACGTCGCCGCGCACGTTAGAAAACCATGATTTTTTTAGCTGTAAGAGCAAAGCAAAAAAGCCTCCTTGGATAGTAGTTTGAAAAGCTTTAGTTGATGTTATTTCTTACGTTGACGTTCCACTCTCAGGAAAGTCGGGGCCGATGCACACTGTGCGTAATTATACAACAAATAAAGATGTGATATTTTAGATCGAACGTCCGGTTATGCGCTTACATCATCTCATTTCACCCTCTATCGCTAGATAGCTTCACATTGGATAAAATGTTGTGAAAATCAAAAAGAACCATCGCTGTTTGCGATGGTTCTGGATAGGGAGCGGCTACATCGGCCGTTCGATCTGATCCTCTTTGTTCTTGCCTTTAATGTATTTATAAGCGATAAAGCCAACAACGACTGCAGCGAGAACGTATATGATCCACATGCCGTAGCGGTAAATGTGATCGGATAGATCCTGCACTTGATCTCCAACTATGGAACCGATAATGAAGTATATGAGCGTCCAGATAAATGCTGATGGATATGCAAAAAGGACAAAACGTTTGTAAGGCATTCGGTTCATGCCCATCACATAAGGCGTGACATGTCTCAAGAAAGGAAGGCAAAGGCTTAGGCTGATTGCATATCCGCCGTAGCGTTCGCTCAGCTGTTCAGACTTGGCAACAAATTTGCCGATATTCTTTTTTCTTTTAAACCAATCAGAGAGCTTGCTTCCCGCAAATCTTCCGATGCTGTAACCAAATGTCATTGCTGAGCAAATACCGAGGAAGGTCATGATAAATGCAGGTATAGGCAATAAAATGCCAGAAGCAGCTAGTGCGCCACCTGTCATCACAACCGCTTCGTTTGG